GAAAGGAAATACAACCATTGATTTCATCATAATTTTCATAACCTCTTTCTTTGAAAAATTGGGGTAATCGTCCTTTTAAATTATTACGCATTTCTTCACGCATTTTAGGTCTTGTGAGATGTAATTTTTTATCACAAGGGATAAAATCAGGAATTGTATCTAATTGAATATTAGATATATTTGTAATAAATTCCTCCATTGCACTAGTAAAATCTGTATTCTTAATACCACTTGTCGCCTTTGTTATTTTGCTAATAATAGCAGAACCTGTTTTACTCATAGTAGGCATTTTATTAATATTTAACTTTAATATTATCAATTTTTTTACACCTTTTTACATTTCAAACGCTCATTATTACAACAATATTCACAATAACTAATAGTACATTTTTTATATAATTTATTTCGTTTATCGTTATAACAACAAGAACAAAAGTAAGTTTTATTTTTAATGTTGAAATAAACTCTTTCCCAAGGTTCTTGTAATTCTCTTTTACATTCCATACAATTTTTAAATGAATAAATACATTTTAAACATAACTCATATGTTATTTCTATAAATGAGTCAGTATCTATTACTACTGTAAAAGGGTCATTGTATACATTATATACATCTTCACATAATACGCAATAAAGTTCATTAGTATCATAATCAAACTTAAAAGGTTCGTTTTCTTCTAAATTAAATTTAAAGTTATTATTCATTTTATATTAGTTTTTGTTATTTACAAATATTAATTTTAATAAATCAATTTTTTATTATATAATAATGGGCGTTTGAAATGAGAAAAGGTGTAAAAATCAATTTTTTCAAGTTAAAACTATATAAACAAAAAATTCTAGTATTATATATTCAAATAACAAATGGTTGACGCAAATTTAAAAGTAGAGCCTATTCGTATTTGTGTGGATACAATTAATCAAACTACAAATTCTAATAGAGACAGAGACCTCCGTAGCTCCCCTCCAATACCTAAAAAAATTATATCACCTTGGATGTCTACACTTGACAACAATTTAATTAACAATGTCCAAGTTACTATTGGCGATAATACAACCAAATTTGTAAATACAGATGGTAAATTTATAATAGAACACTATTATAAAGATATTTTACAAAAAACAGAAAATGAAGTCGAAAACAAATATTATTATTTAGATAAACAAACTTATACCGAAAGAGACCTTATTAAAAATGTAGAATTAATAGGTAAGCACCCAGAGTGTATTATTGAAAAATATAGTACTATTAATTGGAATGATTTAACATTTGATACAGTGATTGATATTGCTGATTATATATATGAAGATTATTTTCAAGGAGGACAAGATGGATTATTTTTTGTTAGTTTTATATATAATAATATAATTGTATATATTCAAAATGATAGTGAAATATCAGAGCCATATATTGAATATAAATATGTAAAATCACAAATAAATGAATGTGATCTAAACACAATTAAAAAAGCATTTAATTTTTTAAATAAAGATATGTATGTAGATTAATGAAATGAATAGCATATAGTGTCCAAAAGTTTAGCCCCTCTAGGTGTGTAACTTTAGCAATATATGCTAATCCAGATTTAACTACAAATGTAAAGACTCATAAACCATAATAATAAATTGAACAACATACCTTATATCTACATACATTAAGATGGAAACTTCTAATCTCGCTGATCTCGAAGGAACTAACTTTAGTAACGTAGAATTTAAATATTTATGTATCGGATTGTATAATAATACTTCGGTATCTACATTAAACCTAGGATATTGTGGACTAGATGATTATTGTGCTGTAGAATTGGCTGAACTAATTAGCCGCAACAAAACAATTATGTATATAGAACTGACAAATAACTATATCACTACCGCGGGTGCTATAGAGATCGCCAAGGCACTATCCAAAAATACTACATTGAATACATTAAGTTTATCATATAACCTTATGGATTCTTTTAAGGAAGTTTCGAAGTATTTAGCTCTGAATACTACATTAACACGCATAGAAATAAACGGAAATATTAAGAATACATATAGTGAATATTATTACGGTGTAATTTTTAATATCGCGAAACGTAATAATATTTATTTGTGGTATAAACCGGCGGTAGAGACTTTTAAAGAATTTTGCAATTTACCAGATGAACTTAATGATTTAGTATTGGATAGTATTCTACTCGGAATTGCGAAATAATATAAATCTATAAAATTATAATAATGGTATTTTACACCTTTGCACATTTAAAACGCCGACTTTTTAAATGTGTTATTTATAATTCTTTAATTTTCTTGTTCTGTTTGATGGTTTCCTTATAAATCCTATTGGTCGTTTATATGTTCCTCTAATAATATTTTTATATTTATCTTTTGGTATTTCTCTTACTACTTTCTCTATATTTTTCTTTAATTCTTCATATTTTAATCCTTCTAATTTTTGTAATCTTGATTTCAACATACTAAAGAAATTTTCTATGGAATTTGTAAAATGTTGATATGGAACAGAATATAATAAATTATTATGTTTATTTACTAATTCCTTAATTTTTGCATTTCTATGAGAACTTGCATTATCTAAAATTATTAATTTATTTTTAAATTTAGTTGTTATATGTTGTTGTAAAAAATCATATAATCTATTACTATCAATACCACCTTTATCATATAAATCCCAACCTAAAACACCTTCAGTTGATATTGAAAATATACCTGTATATTTTTTGAATACTTCTTGAGAACTGGTTTTTATTATACATCTTTTTCCTAATTTATTATAACAATGTTTCCTTTTTTGTAATGAACCTATAGAAGTTTCATCTATACAAATAATATCTTCTAATTTGTATTGTTTTATTTCTTCATAAAATTCATCTAACTTTTTATTGATGTCAATATCTTTTCCAAATCTTTTTACTGGTTCGTGTCTTATTCTTGTTATTTTTAAAGTTATATTATTATCATTTATAATTCTATTGATATGAAATCTACTTAATGATACATTAAACTTTTCTTTTAATTTTAACATTAATTCACTCATTGTGATTGTTTTATTTTTAGTTATTTCATCTAATAAAAACTTAACATGTTCTTTACGAACTTTATATGCTACAGGTTTTCTATTCTGTCTTTTTATTTCACCTTCTTTTTCATATTTATCTACCCAACGCATCAAACTTCGTGCAGAACATTTGAATATTTCACATACTTCCAATTGTGATTTATCACCAACTAAATAATATTCTACCGCAGATTTTTTATAATCTTCACTTTTATGTTTTGATGTCATACTTATTATTATGACATAAAAATATTTAAAATTATGTTGTATATTTATATAGAGAATGAATATTTCAATAGATGAATATAACACTATGAAACAAGAGATAGATGAATTGAAAAAGAAAAATGAAGAATTAGAAAGCAGATTGAAAACATATACAAATAATCATCGTCATAAAAAATATTACGATAATAATACAGAAATAGTAAAACAAAGAGCAAAAAATTATATGGAAAAGGTAAAAGAAACAAATCCAGAAAAATTAAAAGAATGGCGTCATACCGCATATTTGAAACGAAAAGAAAAGTTAAAATCACAGGAAGAAGGAACTAATTAAAATGTTGATATTCATTATTTTAACATAAATATACATTCGCAATTTCATCACCATTTTTAAGTTCTTCAATTTCTTCACATAATTCTTTTAACCAATCGTAAGTATCATTTAATACATCTGTTTGTAATAAACGAATAATTGAATATCCGTTATTATTTGCACATTCTTCTTTATATTTATCATTTTCTTGAACTAAATCTAAAGGTTTCCAACATGGTATTTGTATAAAATGTTGTGGTCCATCTAATTCTATGATTATTTTATTTTCTGTAATGCAAAAATCAAATGGTAAATTATTTATTTTTTTGCACCAATCTTGTTTAAAATCTCGTATAATAGATTGATATATTGGTTTTAATTTATCATAAAGTTTGTATTCTGTCTTATATCTACAGAAAGGACAAACATTATTATATCTATTTCCTAATGTATGAGGTGCTCGTTCAAAGTCATTTTTACATAAATTGCATTCAAACCAATATTTATTATTAGAATATTTAAATATATATCGTGGATTATCTGTATTTTTATTACCCCATATCCATGATTTCAATATATTATGTGATGCGAATGATTTATTATAACAATCTGTACATTTTTCATTCATACATAATTTACTATTTGAACAATAAGGACACCAATAACCAGATTTTACATTATAAAGTATTGTATCAAAATCATGATTACATTTATCACAATTAAACCAATAACGACTACTATCACCTTGAAATAAATATCTTGGATTTGCTGTATTTTTAGATGACCAATATTTTACTTTTTCATGTGATGCGAATGATTTATTATAACAATCGTTACATTCATCATTATCACACATTTTTTTATTAACACAATATGGACACCAACCATCTTTTTCACCAGTTACATCACATAATACTTTTTCAAAATTATGATTACATTTATCACAATCAAACCAATATTTTTGACTACTACCTTTAACAATTTGTCTTGGTAAAATATTATTTTTAGATGACCAATACTTTGATTTTTCGTGTGAAGCAAATGAACGATTAACACAAGTCATGCAATTATCATTTTCGCATAATTTATGACTATTACAATATGGACACCATTGTTCTTTTGTAATATATTTAATTTGTGTTTCAAAATCATGACTACATTTATCACAATTAAACCATATTCTTTTATCACCCTTTTTCAAAACAAACTCTGGGTTAAGTTGATTTTTATCACTCCAATATAATGATTTTTCATGTGAAGCAAATGATTTATTATAACAATCACTACACTCTTTACTACAACATAATTGTTTTTGAGGAATACAACAATATGGACACCATCTTCCATTAGACACATGTGATGGATTATTAATAAATTCGTGCTTACAAATATCACATTTAAATAAATATTTTTTAGCACTCACTTTAAATACTTGTCTTGGTGTTAATTCATTCTTATCACTCCAAAATGCTGATTTTTCTTGTGAAGCAAATGATTTATCAAAACATATTTTACAATTATTATCATCGCATAATTTTGTGTTTGAACAATAATTGCACCATCCTCCTCTTGTTACTACATTTAATTGCATTAAAAATACATGATTACAATTATCACAATTAAAATAATATTTTTTATCACTTCCTTTGCTAATTAGAAAAGGTTTTAGTTCATTCTTATCACTCCAATATTTTGCTTTTTCATGTGAAGCAAATGATTTATCATATTGAATTGTTGTCATAATTTAATATAATTATTAAAATAATTTTATATATTAATTTATTATTAAATATTTAGTAATTTCAACATAATACTATTTAAAGAAATAATCTTTATATAATATATAGAAATGAAAAAGTCAAAACCCAAAGTTAAAGAAAAGAATAAAGAGGAAGAAAATTTTGATTATATGAAAACTAACAAGGATAATATTAAGAATGTTTTGAAAGACCAAACTATTTTACCAATTATAAGTGATTTAGTAAATAGAACAAATAAAATAGTTATACATGCATATCAATTTATTAAACTTTATTGTATTTTTCTTTATGAAAATAAATTAAAATTTCCAGTAATAGATAAAGAATTTATATGTGATGTTTTCAAAGTTTTAACTATTAGAAAATGTGGTTCTGGTGGATATACTGAAAATAATATGCCTGAACAACTACAAGAATTAACCGAGTTTTACAGAGAACATTATTCTAATACTATTTCTAATAATGAAACTATTTATTATGATAAATTAAGTTATGTTTTACCTTATGAAGCAATTGATATGATTACAAATATTAATAATAATATTCAAGAACACTTTATAGACCATTTGAATAAATATGTAAATATAGTTTTCAGTATAAAGGAAAAGTCGGCAAAAATAACTACTGAAACCAAAGATAAAATTATAAGAAAACAATTACATAAACAAGTATATGATGAAATTGGTAAAGTCAAAAAAGATTTAATGAATTTTGGTAATTTAACAAGTGATGAAAAATATCACGAATGGATTATTCAAGAAAGAATAAAATTATATCCAAATAAAACAAAATTTGATAATGACAATATTTATTACGATTTGAAAAGTAATACACAAGATTTTTTACATTCTATGTTTCATATTTCAATAGAATTAGAAAAGTTAAATGAAATAAGAATACAAAATGAAGAGAAACAAATAAGATTATTTAATGTATTGCCTTTAAGAACAAATATTATTAGTAAAAATATATGTATTGACACTTGTGGATTAATTTCTAACTTTTTAGGTGACGAACCAACTACAAAACATTTGAGAGATTATAAAAAAGATAATAATCAAGTTAATTTATGGAATAAATTTTTCAAACTAAATAAAAGAGTTTTCAAGAAAGGTCAAAAATACACATTTTCACATATGATTAGAACTGATGGTGTTTCTTGTTGTGTATTATTTGTAAGAGTAGATGCTAATGGAAAACCTTTACCAAAAACATGGAAAAATAAAAAATGTTGTGAAGAAGAAAATATAGATTATATTGAAAAAGTAGAATTAACTGAAGAACTAAAAAATATGAAGGTTGTTTGTGCAGACCCTAATTATAGCGATTTAATATATTGTGGTTCTAAAGATGAACATGGAAATTTACAAACATTTCGTTATACTCAAAATCAACGAAGATTAGAAACAAGATTGAAGAAATACAATAAAATTATTGATAAAATAAATAAGGAAACAAAAATAGAAAATAAATCTATTAAGGAAATTGAAACTGAATTATCATTATTAAATAGTAAAACATGTGATTATGAGAAATTTATATATTATTGTATTGAAAAGAACAACATAAATTATAAATTGTATTCACATTACGAACAAACATTTTTTAGAAAATTCAAATTAAATAGATTTACAAATACTCAAAAAAGTGAATTGAAAATGGTTAATAATTTTTCCAATAAATACGGAAAACCTGATAAAACTATATTTGTAATGGGTGATTATGATAAAGGTGATTATCATATGAAAGGTAAAGAACCAGTTATTTGTAAGAAATTTAGAAGGATTTTTAGAAATGCTGGTTATAATACATTTTTGGTAAATGAATTTAGAACATCAAAATTATGTAATTGCTGTAATGGTGAATTAGAATATTTTTTAGAAAGACCAAGTCAAAAACCAAAATTAAAGAAAGAAAATAAAACAGAAATCTGTCATGGACTATTACGATGTCAATCGGTTAAGCATAAAAGCGAAATATTCCATAACAGAGATAAGAATGCTGTGCAAAATATGTTAAATATAGTAAAATCTGTATTTGATACAGGAAAAAGACCAAACATATTTTGTAGAGAAATAAATTCTTAAACTTCATAGTCATTTCAAGATGACTACTAATCAAATTTTTGCATTTTTGTATTATTATTTTTCGTTGTTAAATCGGCGTTTTAAATGTGCAAAGGTGTAAAATACTAGAGGATATAGTAAATATTATAAAAAGATATAAATTTATATGTAGATATAAATTTATGACTTTGTCTATACTTTTTCTAAAAGTATGAATGTCGATATATATTTGTTATTTAATCTAGATATACCTCTAGATTATATGGATAAACTATCGAAATACTATTATATTCCAGAAACTCGTATTAAAGACTTGAAGTTAGGTGGATTTATATATTTAGTAGATAAACTAAAGCGTATTAAGAAGATATATTATCGTGGTTTCTTAATAGCACTAGAAGGATCTAATATATCATTTAAGGGTCAAAATATGAAATTAGAAGAATGTATAGAGGACTATCACATATTTTATCGTCCAAAATCTACTAAATTATCTAGGGCACTAGAATTGGCTAGTATTATTGAAGTAGAAAAAGAAACAAATTTAAATTGAATCATACTTATAACTTATAAATAAACACATACAGATGTCAATTGATTTTAGCAATACGTATAACAAAACCAATGAAGGAATTAAAACATTTTCACGTGCCTTAGCCGAAGGTTCGTATATTTACGATATAAATCTAGGAAATACTGATATAGATGATGCCGATGTATTAGACTTGTCGATTGCGCTAAATAGTAACAATAGCCTAACACGTTTAGATTTATATATGAATAATATTACTGAAGTGGGTGCTAAGTATTTAGCAGACGCTCTAAAAGTTAATACATGTTTAAAGAGCCTAAATCTTTATGAAAATAATATATTTAACAACGGAGCTATTGCCTTAGCCGAAGCACTCCTTGTTAATAATACACTAGAATGTTTAGATATAGGTGGTAATCGTATATGTGATAATGTATGTTTATCATTCTCTAACGTTATAGCTAGTAATAATACGCTTACACATTTAAATTTAAGTGATAATAATATCAGCCGCGATGGCATAAATGTTCTACTAGTGGCTTTAGTAAATAATTCAAAATTAATATCATTATGTCTAAAAAATGATGACTATAATGATATTAATTGTAACAGTTGTGTAAAATATTTAATAGACCGTAATATGGAATATGCTAAATACAAAGAACATATTAGTATCTTTAGGCGGTTTAGTGGGCTCCCAGATGAATTAAAACATATTATTAAGAGGTGTATTCTTAATAGTTTGTAATTTGTTAAAAAGTTAAAAAATTTCCAAGGGTATGTCTTTAAACTTTGGCACTATACGATACCCCTTAACGGGTATCTTCCAACTTTTGGACACTATGGATCAAAGTAATAATGCCGTCACCATATGGTGTAGGCACTAGTAGTTTTTAATTGAGAGGATACAAGAAACGGCTTACTGTTTGTAGATGATGTTGAACTGTAGCTTACCTTCGTAGATGCCGTTCCAGACACCACAAGCCTGCTTTTCGGCGTGGTGCTTACAGAAGCTGGTTTCGCCAGAGCGCTTGAACTTGCAGCGGTCGCCATAGCAGTTCATGGAGTCCTCGCGCATCTTCTTGATCTTGCCATTGGTGAGATGCTGGTCCTCATAGAAGACCCGTGCACAACAACGGATCTCGTCGGTCGGGATCTGGCGCTCGCGCGGGATGCTGCTTGTGCTTTCTTCGATGAGCGGTTCTTCGTGGGCGATGGCGGCGGCGGGAGGCTCGGGAATGATCGGGGCGGCGGGCTCGGGGATGGGAAGGGCGCTTGCGAAGATGGCGTTGACAGCGGTGACGATCGTGGTCTTCTTGATCTCCTTGTACCGGACGTTGAGCGCGGCGATGATCTCTTCGGCCGTGAGGAGCTGCGTGAGGCGCAGCGCCATCGTGTCCTTCGAGATGATGTCGGTGATGCTGGACATGGTGTGGGTTTGCGAGGCTTTTGCTTCGTGGGTTGATTGTACCTAGCCCTAATCTAGACATTTGTCAATTTTTAGATAGTCTAGATAAAAAGTTTTTTTTATAAAATTAACCATAATTCGCAAATATATAAAACAAAATCAAGATACAATATACCAAATAGTGCCAAAGTTAAGATACCCTTAACAGATGTCTTCAAACTTTTGGACACTTTGGCACTCCACGGTAGCAGATGTAAATTGATTCTTACATTTTGTAATGATTAAAAAAGAATAATGAATGTCTTAAGATTTCTCGGAAATAGTATTTTGGCTGGCTATTCTTACGTCTGTAATCGCAATCGATTTCATGATTCGCCAAATTCTAGTAACTATTTAGAAGCAAATATGAATAGCACCGTATTACTCATAGAATCTAAAACGGCTAAAAAGACTCGTAAAATCCTTTCTAGGTGTCGTAATCCATATTCGATAAGGCTCAAAAATTGTCATATTGATTTAAAGTGTGCTATTATTCTAAAAAATATACTAATATCTAATACTCAATTACGAATATTATATTTGTATCCGAATAATATCGATGTTAACGCTATCGAAGTTATTGCAGAAGGTATTTCTAACAATACTTCATTATTCGCGTTGCGTATGGAAAATGTCTATTGCGACGAAGACGAAAATAATACTGTTGCTAAAATAAGCAAGGCTATCGCAGTTAATAAGTGTATTAAAACATTTGAAATCTATAATTATGCTATTACACGAGATACTGCTATTGCCATAACATCCATACTTAAGCTAAATAAAACATTAACAAATTTAATTATGAATGAAAATTCATTGGTTACTGAAGATGCTGTATATATTATAGATGCCCTAGTAAATAACAAAACATTACTTAGATTAGATATATCTAGTAATGAACTATGCTATGATATCACTTATAATATCGGAATTGTACTTAAATATAATACTACACTCGTTAGTTTAGATCTATCTAATAACAATATTCCTTCGAAAGGATGTATTAATATTGCTAGGACATTAGTTAATAATTCAACATTAACTAGTTTATCATTGTTATATAATTGTAATTTTGACGCAGAGTGTTATTATGAATTTAAAAACATGCTAATGAATAATCTTACGGTTACAACCCTACACTTATATAATACTTATTCGGTAGGGAATTTTATAATGGATATATATAAACGACATGAAATATTATTGGTACGTAATAAAAAGTATATTCCATATTTTAATTCTATATATACCTTTCGAACGCTTAGTGGACTCCCCGATGAATTAAATATTATTATTACAGAATGTTTAATTAATTATATCAGAAGAAAAGCGAATATAAATATGAAAAATAACTAAACCGTTTGGTTCTTTTTTGTTAAACTGCTTTGTAAATAAATTTTCTAAAAACTATATAGTATGTTCGTCAATTGGACAAGTTTCATTAATAATAAATATAGATTTAGTAATTCGGGACAAGCAGTCATTATACTAGATGGAGTAACCTATCATATCACTTTAGGAACACATCAGTATCCTAATAGTATCCGTTATTACGACACTAAAAATGAATATATTGATAATATACTAGTAGATAATAAGAGATACAAAGATTTTTTAAATATAACTAATGGTTATGCTATTGCATCATTTGATATTAATAATGATGGATATGAAGAGATTTTAACTACACATAATAAATTTAATAGTACAATAATGACTTTGTATTATTTTAATAAGTCTGAAAAATTATGGCGCTCAAAAATAATACAAAACCCTATGACCTCTAGTAATACATCTATTACAATAGTTCCAAATGGATTCTTAATAGGTAATAGTAAGCAAAAACCATATTTAATGAGACTGGATAGTAATGGTGAATTAAGTATAGATACAAATTTTGTTTATAGTGAAGCAGATAAGTTTAATACAAGAAGTATTGTAAATTTTAAAGGGTTAATTAAGGGGATAGATGGATTTGTATTAAATGGAGAGAATAAGCGAATATTACCTAAAGATACATACAAACAATATTACTTTAATTTATTGGCTGATAGATTAGTAATTAAGCCATGGTTAGATACAGCATTAAGTAATACAATGAGTATTACATTTGTAAATATAAATCCTAGTAAAGAAATATATGGTTATGTGTTTGGTAATTGGAGTGGAGAAAGTTATTTGTATATGTTTAAGCGTGGTGTTTTCCTAAAAAAGCATACATTTACTTCTAGTTATTGTACATGTGTAATTGCAGCTGATTTTGACAATGATGGACGGGATGAAATATTATTTGTAAATGGTTATTTATATAATACACTTTATAAGGTTCATGACGAAAATAATATAGAACAAATACAAGTTGGACAAGCATATAATGCTACTCATTCTAGTCCAAATAGTGTATTTTATATGTTATCTGCAACAGTTATGGATTTAGATAATGATGGATTTTTAGAAGTATATACTACAGGTGGCGAGATTATTAGTACGGGTAATAATTATTTTAAAGTTGCAGAGATAAATAGAACATCAATGGGTGGATTAAATAGATATATTAGAGTATATCCATATAATAATAATGGTTCATCACATCGTGGTGCTATAGTTAAAGTTAGATATAATGGTGGTACATATAAAAGAATTATAGATAATGGTGGTAATGCTATGAGTCAAAGTGAGCCAATTGCACATTTTGGATTAGGTAGCTATAGTGGTCTAGTAGATATTACTGTAAAATGGACAGATGGAACTAAAAAGCATATTAGAGGCGTAAAGGGTAATATGGTATTAAAGGTTGTTAAATAATATATTTAACTATCTTTAGGTATTGTTTATTTATCTTAACCATTTTTTAAAAATAGACAAAATCATTTATACAAAAATTATGTATACCGTATACTATCGTGAGACATGCCTAAAGTTAGACACATCAAGGGTGTATCTTAACTTTGGCACTCCACGGTATATGTATTACAGAATCAATATTATTGTCATTAAAAATTAAATATTTTTTATATGAGAACAAATATATAATAATAAAATTGATATAAAACATTCTAAATATATTAAAACAATACTTAGAATGTCCTTTATTGAACAAATTAAGAAGCAATCGACCTATGGACACCTACCTAACTTCGGGGTGCTCTCGAAAAACAAACTTTATTTACCTAATTCTAGTATTAGTCATTGTATATTAGGTAAATTGAGTCTAGAATGGATTGATTCCGACAGATATTTACTAGGCCTAGTAGAACAAGACCAATTTTTGAATATTAGATTTAAGATTACATCGTGTTATGAGTTTTTAGATGATGATTCTCTAAAACTTATCGCCCTTTCAGAATTTACCGAATATTGGTCACGTGTATATACACATGACCCATATTTATCACTAATCTATATTACTCTTTCGGAGGATTATAAAACAACCCATATTACAACACCACGAAAGGTTATTGTGGATACTAGTGATGCGCCTAATGCGCCTATTAAAAATAAGGTTGAACCTAAAATTATGTTAGATTCCCCGCCTAAACCGCCGCGGTTTTCCGAAGTAAAAGATGTTAAAGTTGAATCTACTTTCAAAGTTTGTAAGACAGATAAACCAGATGTTTATCATGTCTATCAAAATGGTAAATATTTATCAACATGTTTAATTCCCAATATGAAAACTAGTAGATATATGCAAGATTTATTTGAAAACAAAAACATAGGTGAAACTGTATCTATTGATATGAAAATACACGAAAAGACTGGTAAATATTATCCTAGTATCTAGATAAGTTCTAAAGTATTTATATCGAGTGTTTATAATTTATAATGTAATTGTACTTACAATAATTCTAAATATTCTAAAATATATTTTTCGTATTCAAAAATGCCATATATTTTACCACAATTAACACTGATTACATTATCCTCTATTTTATCAATTACAATATCTCTAGAGTCAGAATTTGATATAACCTTTGTTTTTTTAGATAAAAAATATGTATTATATTTAAAATGTGTCAAAAATTCTGGATAATAATTAATAAATTTATCATACATTTTTATTTTAATATCATTAATTTGTTCATCCGAAACATTAAAATTTTCTATATCATTATAATCGGTTGATGATATTATTGGTGTATATTCAACATCTGTTAATGTAAATAATTTATTGTCTATATCACGAGGATATAAAGACCCGAATTTTCCATCCATAATAGTAATAGCATTAAATTCTGTGTCTTTAATTTTTTCAAATACAAGTGATATAGTCAATTCATATATATATAGTTTCTTTGATAATCCTAATTGATTATATGTACAATCTAATAATATATCACAATTATACGATAAACCATTAACATCATATACACTTATAGTATTATCAGAGTTTTTACTATAGTTATTTATTTTTGTATTATATATTATATTAATATCATTTAAACTAGCCTTAAAATAATCTTTAATTCTATCAGAATTAATTACATGTTCATTGACATCTATAATATCGCCATCAATATTAGTAAATAAACTATTTGGCTTTATCTTAAATATATAGTTTTCATGTTCATATATATGTGTATATGTTTTGTAATCAATAATAGAATTATTGGATATTAAATAGTAATTGTTTTTAATATAATCAATACAAAAATTATATTTATTGCAAAACGCAGTATAATTATTTTTACATAATTCTCTAGTATTATAATTTCTAGAATAGTGATAACCATAGTGTAATCTATTTTGATTGTAATAACTAGAGTTATCAAATATATCATTTTTACTATCAATCATCGTTATCCTAAATTTATCTGGATATTGTTTTAATATTGTAGCAATATGACAACCATACCAACCAGTTCCAATAATAATAATATTTTTCATATATATATATATATAGAATATAATTAATAATAAAATATTTCAATATTAAATTATTAATTATATTTGTAAATCATATAATATTAATTTTATTATGTTGTGAAATTTGTAAAATTTAAAGTTGATAAATCTATACAATTATTTACATGATTTATTACCTTAACTTGTAATTTATATGTATCTATTATTTTTTGAAATAAAGTTATTTTTTCTCCATCATCTTCATAACTTTTAGATTTTAATATAGTAACCTGTGTATTTGGTTTTAGATATATTAAATTTGTTAATGCTCCACCCCATGTAATAACAATATTATCTACATTTCGAATATTACGAATAAATTCATTATATGATAATATTTCTGGATTAATTGATACAAATTGTTGATTATTTAAATGTGCTTCTATTTCGTTAAAATTATCTAACATGCGTTGCATATGTATTGCTTTATTTCTTGTTATAAACACACGTTCATGATAAATATCATTATCTATATATGATAAAATCTGTTTTGTGATATTAATTGGAAAATGATGAAATGTTTTACTATCAAATTTATTTTCAATTAAATATAAATGTTTTATTTTTATAAGTTTTTTTTTATATGTATATGCATTAATACTATTATTAAATAAATAATTTTCTATAATTTTATAATTTATATTATATGGATATTGTTCTACTTGGTTATCAGTATGATATTCTAATAATACTCGGTTGTTTATATTATTTAATTTATTATAAAAATCACATAGACTCCACATTTCATCTTTAAAATGACCATATGTTATAAACCATTTTTGTATAGATATTATATCTGAACCAATATCTATATTATCATTTAAATCGATATTATTTATAATATTTATAATTGAATCAATATGATTAATAAAATATTCTATATGTAAAAAACAAAATCTACTATCATATAAAATTTTTTTATTACTGTCGATAAAAATAGACATATATCCAAACCACATATTAATATAGTATATATCTGTATCTTTATTTGTTTCAAAATAATTATAATTGTCTAATTTTTTATATACACCATCATTGGAAAAAATAGACATATTTTTTAAAATAGAACAATCTTTTGTATTATATACTGTTCTTAATATATTTTTATCATTTTCTGATATTAATTTTAAATTATTTATTTTATCTAACATTTATTATATATAATATATATATATTTAAATTAAATTATTGGCGTAATTTTAGAATAAAAATAATAAACAATATTATAAATGTCTAAATGTTTAGTTGGTTATACTGGTTTTGTAGGTTCAAATTTATTACAATACTATAAATTTGATTATTTTTATAATAGTAAAAATTTTAAAGAAGCCGTGAATAAAGAATTTGATGAAGTATATTTTTGTGGTGTTCCGGCGGTTAAATGGTACGCCAATAAAAATCCCCAAGATGACCTATTAATAATTAACAATTTAATAGATATATTAAAAACTATTAAAACTAATAAAATATATTTAATTAGCACTATAGATGTTTATGAAGATCCAATATCAAAAAAAGATGAATCATATGATTGTAATTATAGTATAAATCATACTTATGGCAAAAATAGATATATATTTGAAAAATTTATACAATCACATTTTCAAAACCATTATATTATTAGATTACCTGCGTTATTCGGTAAAGGTTTAAAAAAAAATATTATATATGATTTATTACATAATAATGGATTGTCTAATATACCTGTAAATTCATCATTTCAATGGTATGATTTAAATTGGTTAAAAGATGATATAGAACTTATAGTAAATAATAATATTAGAATATGTAATTTATTTACAGAACCATTAGAAACAATTAAAATAACAAACTTATTCAATAATGATATTGATAATTATGATAATACTAAAAAATTAAGTTATGATTTAACGACACAATATAGTAATATATTTAATTCTTCTATTGTTGGTTATATACGTGATAGTAAAACGGTTGAAAACTCTATTAAAGATTTCATTATTTTTTATAAAAAAACTCGTTCTAATCTGGTTGTTTCTAATATTTGTATTAAATCAATTAGTCAATTACAATTTGCATCTATATTAAAATTGTATGGAATTACTAATGTTCAAATTGCACCTACAACTATAACAAACTGGGATAATTTTAATAATATTGATTTATCTGTTTATACAAATAATAATATTAATGTATATTCATTTCAATCTATTACATATACATTAAATCATATGAATATTTTTAATGAAAATAGCACATTGTTATACAATCATATAAAAAATGTAATTGATGTTGCTATTAAAAATGATATTAAAATATTAGTATTTGGTTGCCCTAGAAACAGATATGTATTAGATACAAACATTGACAATGAAAGCACATTTATTAATTTCTTTAAAAACATTGGTGAATATTGCTATAATAAAGATATAACTATCTGTATTGAAAATAATAGTAAAAAGTATAATTGTAATTATTTAAATAGCATTAAAGAGGTCGGAAATATTGTTAGAAAAATCAATCATAATAATATTAAAATGATGGTTGATTTAGGTAATGCTATAATGGAAAATGATGATCTGGATAATATATACAATTTTTCAGATATTATATATAATATTGATGTTTCACAAGAAAATATGACTAATTTTTGTAATCCAAATAGTGCTAATTATATATTTAAAAATATTTTAAATGATATTAACTATAATAAAAATATTAATTTAGAAATGTTACTAGAACCGAATAATGAACTAGAACAATTAATAAAATCATTATATAACTTCATTAATATGTATTAATATATAAATCTTGTATATAGTGTTTTACAAATGTTTTAGTATCAATTATTTCACTATTATACCAACTACTACAAATATCATCAAAATTTATATTATAATATTTTTTTACACATGGTAATACGGGCATAACCCAATCACTTAATATGCTTTCTAAAAAATTAATATTATCAGTGTATTCTAATCCTAATTTATTGAAAACGCATTTTACGAGTATATTCAATAATATACCCGTTGGATGATTTCTATTATGAAATAATCTAGTTGTTTTCCAATTATTTTGTATATAATCGTATAATTGTGGTACATCTGATGTAAGTATTTTATTTTGTAAGTATTCTAAACTTCTATCATGATAATATTTAATTGTTTCTTCTGATATTACATCATCACTAATTAATTTTATATAAACATTATCAATAATAATATCTATTTGCGTTTGTGATAGATTTGCAAACTCAATATCTTTTACTAAATTATGTATTATATCAATGCCATAAAAAAACTTTCCAAATGGTAAGTTATTACCAATAGTTTTACTATTATGGGGTGAATCATTATTGTATGAATATATTGCATCAAATTGTAAAAAAGGAATACATATTTTAACACAATCTTGTTTTAATTGATTAAATACATATGTTAAATCATAAATACTACCCGGTTTGTCAGAATAGTTTTGATATATGAATATATCCGCTTCTTTAAACATAGAAGGTAATTGTAAATTATTTTTTATATATTCATAATTTAAAAAACTATCAACTTTATATAAATTTGGGTATTGATTTTGTAAAGACCTAATAATTGCCGAACCTTGACAATTAGTCCAAAATATTATTTGTTTCATCTATCTAATAATATATTATATATTTTATGTATATAGTTAAAGATATATTCCATATTAACAAAAAAAGAAACACATTAATCTTGCTTAACAAAAGACCCTACCGTGGAGTGCCAAAGTTAAGCTCCTCTGGGGTTAACTTTTGGCATCTAACTCGGATTCCATATTTGCAAATAAGAAATTTGTTTTTAGGAATTTAGTAAAACAAAATTCTTATTTGTAAAACAATATAAACAATATAAAACAATATATTATACTAGTATATAAATGAATAAAACATTAATTGGTAAAAACAGTTATTTATTCTTACAAAATGATAGTTGTAAAGAACTAGAAGTACATAATAATAATTTATGTCTGGTTAAAAATGATTTTTATAAAAGATATGAGCAACACAAACACATATATTTATTGATTGTATTTCCTAATAAATCCTTAGTACAAAAGGATTTTTTACCAGATGGTTATAAAATGATATATCGTCCTGCATTTAATATATATTCGGGGTATTTTAAAAATAATATTATTGATGCTTATGCATTATTAAAAGATATTGATGATACATTTTATAAAACAGATACACATATTAATTTTAAGGGCACTTATATAGTATATAAAAACTTTGTAAATAAAATAAATGAATTATTTGGTTTAAATATTGATATTATAGATATTAATATCGAAAAAAAATCAGCAATATTATCAAATCTAAATATGGGTATTGGTGATTTAACATGGAAACATAATCTAGGTGATCAAGTTTTAAATGATATAATGGATACTTATTATTATACAAATGATATAGATAGTGTATATATGAAACATATAGTAATTAATAATGATAAAATTAGATTATTAGAACAAAATTTACATGATATAACAAATCAACATATTAACTCTATGATAGATTGGAATATACTATCAAAATATATTTTATATAAGAATAATGAAAATAAAAATCATACTGTATTAATATTTTATGATAGTTTTTTAACATCAACTACACCACTTTATTTAAACATGTTTAAAAATGTGTATATGTCTAAAAGTGTTTATGACAATAACTTAATTAATATTATTAAACCAGATTATATATTTGAATTTAGATGTGAGCGATTTTTATTTTAATCTCATATATTAACATTGAATCATTATAAAATGATACTAAATTATTAACAATTGTATTGACAATTATTAATAATTTAATTGTGGCTAAATACTAAATTTTTATACTTATAAGTGTAAATATAAAGTCTTATTTTTAATCAAAATTCATATTATATACCGCGGAGTACCAAAGTTAAGTCCCCCGAGGGGGCTAACTTTTTGTATCTAACACGGATTCCATAGTGTCCAAAAATTAAGCTTCGCTAACTTTAGTACTATATGGTAACTTTAATCACAATTTACGAGTTATATATTCTTTAATAAGATTAAGGTAATAATGTCCTTGTTGTTCAGATGGTTCAATAACCATTTTTTCACCCCATTCATTCCATGCATTAATTAATAATATATTTTCAACATCTGACGTTGTACTTTTATCATATTTATCAACAATTTTATTAATAAAAGTAATCTTAGTATTTTCATCATTATTAATACAAACGGTTGCAAGTTTTAATTTATTAGGCTTACATAATCTAGCTCTGTTATCGAAATCGAATGCTAATGTGTGTATCGAACTATTGTTATTATATTCCGATATATATTTTTTATAATTTAATTCGCAATGTTGTTTGTTAGAATTATATGTAACTGCACTATTACGTTTATAATTAAAGGTATGATGATAATTGATGAAGTTATCATATTTTTTATTCATAGAATTTATTACAAAATGAATACCTTCATAATTATTTTGAATACATCTATTATTTAATAAGTTATAAAATATATTAATTTCGTTATCAGATAAAAACCATGGATGATGTAAAAAGAATACTGGTTTATTATCTATCTTTAAATAATTTTCATGCTTAAAATAGGTTATTAAATTATCAATATTTTTATTTAATTCGTCTGGTTTATATGTATTTAATATTTCGTGTTTTGAAATTCCAAAGGCTTCATTATTTGTCCAAGATTCATTTGCCCATATAAAAAATATTTTTCTATTATTCATATTTATAGTGTTGTTAAAAAAATGATCTATAACAGGTTTCATTAACATATTGTCTGAAATCGAATTTTTAGAAAACCAATAATAATACATAGCAAAACCACTAATATTGTATTCAGTTATAATATCTATTTGACGTTGAATAATATCAGTATTTAATAAATTATAATCAGTAAATTTAGTTAAATTAAAATCGCGTAAAGATGGAGATAATATATCTATTTTATTATCCATATCTTTTAATAATTTTAAATTTTCTATATCTGTATAACCTTTATAGAAATTATTATCGTTTTCTGGAAATGTATGAAATTGTGGAAAATATATACAGTATGGTTTTATATTTAATTTATGTTTTTTTATATAAAGATTATAAGATGGTGTAAAATATTTATCCCAAAATGAATTAAAATATATTGTTGTATCTATTGTATAAAAATAATTTTGTTTTACTTTATATATTATTTTATTAATATCTGTAATATTAGTAATTGGATATGCCTTTTTATATTGAATTAATCTATTTTCAATAACAGCATCATATGATTTTTTAATATACAATATTGGTAAATTAGTTAGCATAGCTAAAGTTAATGTATATGAATATGTTTCTGGCCAAATAGATGTTTCAATTATTAAATTTGGTTTATAAGTTATTAATAGCTCATTTAACTCATCAATACTATTATAACGAATATTAGGAATATCTGTTTCAACATCAATTGAACCAAAAATAATAAATTTAATATTTTTATTATTCATATAGAATTTATATATGTTATTTATAATTTCACAACCTTTAATATTTGATATAGCACCTATAAATCCGATAACAATTTGTGAATTATTTGTATTTATTAATTTATCTGATTTATAATAATCTGGTAACTCAGAAATTATTATTTTATTTGGATTTATATAGTTATTATATATATTTGTATTTACAATGTTTTGTGTTATTATCATATCGTATTTATTAATATCAATAATTGCTCTTTCACTAATGGCGATTTGTTGATAATAAGGCTGTACTTTTTTAATAATTGATGAATAATCATGTGTAATAGTTGTAACATGTTTATCAAGATCAAAAATTTTATTTATAAATTCAATATTATGATCAATTGTATGATTTACAAATATTTTAATTATTTTATCTTTAATTTCATCTAGAAATGCAATACTTTCTAAATGATTAAATTGTTTTTTTAAACAAAGCATATCATTAATGTAAAAATATACTAAACCATCAAAATTACGCGCAATTAAAAATGTTGTAGATTTCTTAAATTTAGAGACAACACAGTTTAAAAAATGTGTTGTTCCACCGCCACCATTTGGAAAATCAATAATTAATATAAATTCATCATAATCATTTAAATCGTCTATTTCGGGACAAGGAATCTTTTCAGGTGTATTATATTGTCTAGTACGCAACAAATCACAGTCATGTAAAATACATATTTTAAAATCATTACTGTCAATATCACAAATAAAATTGGTATTATCAGTATTATCAATAATTTCCTTATTAAAAGTTTCTATTTCAGGACAATATATCTTTTCTGGTACATTAATTGATTTATATATTAAGCCCATATCATTATTCATTATTCTATTACATTTTCTATCTTCTTTCACGCCAAAAGAAATCCAATGTTCAAATGCTTTTTGTGGTGTATTTAAATCAGCATCTCTTAAATCTTTATATAGACTTAAATAATATTGCCAATCAAAGTTATTAACATCATCACAATTTTCATAACATTTTCTACCTTCATTAATACCAAGTGAAAACCAATGATTTAATGCGGCTTGTGGTGTATTTATACCAGCAGCTTTTAAATCAGGATATAAATTTAAATAATATTCACAGTTAAAATAATCCGTAATTTTATTGCATTTTCTACCTTCTTTCATACCAAACGCAATCCAATGTTCAAATGCTCTTTCTGGTGTATTTAAATCAGCATCTCTTAAGTCTTTATATAGACTTAAATAATATTGCCAATAAAAATTATTAACATCATTTAAATTTTCATAACATTTTCTACCTTCATTAATACCAAATAAAATCCAATGATTTAATGCAGCCTGTGGTGTATTTATACCAGCAGCTTTTAATTCTGGATATAAATTCAAATAATATTGCCAGTTAAAAATATCCATTTTATAAATACTATAATTATACAATATATAAATATTTATATAAATTTACTCAGTTTATATATATATATATATATAATATGTTTTTAGCATATTATTCAAAAATCTCTCGAGCTTTATTATGTTATTCAATAGTATAATTTTCACTTTCTTTAAAGACTAGAGTAATTCTCGGTGGTATTTGTTTTAGTTTCTTATTAATTCCGGTAAATTGTGCTCCATACAATAAGCCCTTTCTAAAATCAGATGGATTTGTTCCAATAATATAACACTTGTTTTTAGCACGGCTAATAGCTGTATATAATAGATTCCGCGATTCATCATTATTCCACATATAACTATGTTGCCCACTCATTAACAATACTACATTATCATATTGTGATCCTTGACATTTATGAACCGTTTTACAATAATCTAAGGAAAAATCCTGATATAACTCTTGAATAGTTACTTCTTCTATAAATGGTACAATTTCATCAATATGATTAATCAGTACTTTTGATGGTTTATCCTCAAACTGTTTAGTATATTTATTAAACTCTCGCTTTCCTACAATACCTTTAATAATACCTACTTCGCCATTAGCCCGCAATGCATCATCTACATACTTATTGGCCGTTCGATAAACACGATCTCCTATACGAAATAAAAATGAATCGTACCGTGTGTTTCTAGGAATAGTTTCTCCTTTAGGATTGTAGATATCTCTAAGCATAATATTCATATAGATATAACCTGCTTGATATGTTTGTTGGGGGCTAATAAATTGTGTAGTTCCGGATGTTAAATTATTTGTACCAATAAATTGTTTGAGTAGTTGTAAATTTTGTTTTAATCCAGCCCGATATGGTTCTAGTTCAACATCATTTAATTTATGAATGTTTTGAACTGGGATACTGTTCTTTAAAATACTAGACATTTCAACAAAAATAAATGTATCTTTATCATAATCCGAATAATCAATACCACATGTATTTAGTTTAAGAATTACATCTTTAAGAGATCCTCCTTGACGTTTAATTTCTGTTAAATAACTAATATTTGAATCAAAAATCTTCGAATTAATAATAGATTGAACAATAGATCCAGGACCAATAGGCGGAAGTTGTTTATCGTCGCCTAAAAATATTACTTTTTTACCACTAAGGAGATCCTTAAGATTATAAACCATCAATAAATGAACCATAGAGATTTCATCTACAATAATTAGTTGTGGATCTCGCAAATGATTCTCTAAATGTTTAATTTTATTTAAAACTTTTGTTTGTGTTGAAGCATCACTAGCCATATGTAATTCATATTTTAGCCCTTCCGTTTTCATAATTATTCCATCTTCACCACCCAATTCTTCTCGAACTTTACTACGAGCAACCATTCTATGAATAGTTCCAATTAATTCTTCACTAAGACCTGTACCACAACTTTTTTTAAGATTTAATACAGCAAGTCCAGTGGGTGCCATAAGACTAATGTTTTTTTTATATTCTTCTCCATTAAGAGTTGAAAGAATCCAAATTACACAACCTACAATAGTTGTTTTACCTGTTCCTGGATATCCACAAATAAGTCCAAAATTAGTTTTAACACATTTGTCTATACATCCCTTTTGTTCTTCTGTAAAAATAATATTATGTTCGGTTTCATATTGATCTATTAGTTCTGATAGATCCCTATAGATTTCTACTTCATCGTTGGTATAATGTTCGAAAAAGAAATCAGTAATGTTATTTTCTATTTTATTCAAGTATGGTGTGGTATAATATGTTTCTCCACCAATTTGTTTTTGAATACAAAAATCAGTATACATTAACATATCTGGTTGTTCTTTCATTTCACGAGTTAAACGATCCCTTTCAGCAATAAAGTCTTTTTCGAAAATATCTTTAGGAATGTAGAATGAATTACGAACTGTAATAATATAATTAATAACCCAACTATTTAAAATAGTATATAGTGGAATAGTTAGATTTTGACTTTTTCTAATTTCCTCACATTTTGTATATGAAATAAGAACATAGTCAGTATTAATAAAGTTATACGGATTAACAATAATATTAGAAATAAATAGTGATGTATCCTGAACACGACGAAAACTATACATTATCTCCTCTAATGAATTAATACTAATTCGATACATACCAATAAGTACATCAGTAATATACGAATAGTTTTTTAACTTTTGACTAGAGAGCCATGATAATTCTTTACCTAATGCAGATTTTAGTTCAGGGCTATTAACATGCTTACACATATTATCTAGACAATCCTTATATCTATCTACGTAATCTAATATGGGCTTATTTTCATCTTTATTAAGGTCAATCTTTTTAATTTTATATTTACTAGTATCAAATGGTGTTGCATTAGATGGTTTAATCGTTTTAACAGCTGTTATATCTGTTAGCATATCAATCATAGCATAGTTATCTGGAATTTCTACAACTGTTTTATTAATAATAGAGCGGTCTAATGGACATGTTAATGGAATAGGCAAACGCGAAAGACAATCTTTACAAATTGTATGTGCACACGGTAAGCATTTTGGTCGATGTAATTCCTTATCGTAATTTTCAAAACAAATAGGACAACTGGCCATAGTATAATTGATTTTAATTAATACTATTAATTAAATCAATTTCATTTTTCTATATATTCAAAGTACCGTATAGTGCCAAAGTTAGCGAAGCTTAACTTTTGGACACTATGGAACACGCGTTAGATGCCAAAATAAGTTCTCATATAGAACTTAACTTTGGCACTCCACGGTAACATTATTAACTATATTTCACAACTATGTGATATAACTTTGCTGAGAATTCTCTTATAGAAAATTTGGAGGCCGTAAGTGCTTCGCGCTTACTTGCTCAAAAACACCCTTACATATAGGGTGTTTTTGTTAAGCAAGATTAATATTATAAAATTTATATGATTTTAATTTTGAAAAATACGTTGAATACGGCTAAATTCTACATCTGGTAACTTAGGTTTATGTTCCCAATCCCGTTGTTTATAATAATATTCTAGCTTATATCCGATTGGGTATAGATCAATAATATCAGAACGTTCTACATCATTCATAAGATATCTATACTTTTCTGGAATTAGTGCAATACTTTGTGGCGGCAAGACAACTAACAGTTGTTCAATACTAGATGGTTTGTTTGTGTTTTTCGAAACATAATAGCAGTTTTTAACAATCTGAGTAGTACCGCGTTTAGTTAAATAATGATAGATATCACTAAAGAATGGCGCAGCATGATATTTGTATGACCATAACCAATTATTAGCGCCTTTTAAGTAATAATTAAGATTCCATTGTAACCCTTCTAGGTAATTAAGGATCATATTATTCTTCTTGTTCCAATCATTTGGTGCAAAATCGAAGTAATACATGTAAAAACGATCTTTCCAACCAGGTTCTAGTAGTTTAAGTGGATCTTCGCGCGGCTTTTGTTTTTCCCAAAAGATTTCTTTATCTATAGGATTTTCGATATCATCATCACTAATACGCATTTTCATAAAGTTTTTAACGCGGTTTTTTACTAGTACATATTCTGATTCGCCTATTTTTTCACAAATATTGCTTAAAACATCCCATTGAATTTTTCCATCATCTACTAAATATTTAATATTTTTATCAATAACTTCAGCATAAATATTAAGTAGTTTCGATAGGTCATTTACTTCTGATGAAAAGATTTGGGGTAAAAAGTCGTTACCTAAAAAATACGAAATAACCATAAAGTCTTTTTCTACACGCCTAGGAGTAAGTGAAGCCTTAGTTAATGCCTGTACTTCAACAAACAGTTTTTCCTTAAGACTAGATACATCTAGATACCCAATAGGCCCAGATCCATTTTCCCGCATTAAATAAATATTATCTTTTTCTAGACCAATACTAAGAAAGATAAGGTCTGCATCTAAACCATGAATATAAATAGAGTCTTCATCTTTGTAATCTACGGTTCTTAGTTTATCCATAATTTTATGTTCTCCTTCTCCTGGCTCGTCACTACTAGAATAATAAACATCACAACTAGGATACTTAGTACGCATTTCATCACTAATTTCTGTAAATAAGGTATTCATTTCTGCCATAAATTCTGTAGATGGTGTAATAGCATTGGTATCCCAACTAAATGGTGGTGTTAAACCATTTTTTGTATAGATATGGCGTTCAATCTCTTTTTCACCAACAGTTTTAAAACGTCGATAACGTTGTTGAAGCATTTTAGCAACTGGTGCTACACCATCAATACAGATTAGGATTCCCTTAGTAGGCTTACAAATATTTGCTAGTTCATGCATCTTTTCACGAACACTTTTGCGAATATCTTTAATGTTATATTCACCCTTATCTAGAATACTTTTACGGACACATGGATGCAAGAGTCCATTTACGTCATAGCAGAGATAGCTACATTTCTTTTCAGCTGGTAGATTACGTTTAATAAAGGTTGCTGGATATTTACGAACAATCCATTGGAAGACACGAGGGACACCCATTTTTATTAATAAGTATTTATAAGATTAAATCAATTCTGTTTGATAAGGGTCTTTGATAAGCCTCCCTACGGTCGCTTATCAGCTGACGCCCAGTGTATCAATAACAACTAGTAGTCAGTAGAGCCCTGGGCGTCAGCGGATAAACAATCGTAGGGAGTCTTATCAAATTCAATAAAACAATATTACAAAACATATAAATAAGTATATTAAATTAGTCCATATATTAGATACTATATAATGATTTAATAGATACATACAAAATATTAGGAATATTGCCAACCAAAAATGCATTGAAAATGGTGTTACTATTCTAATTATTTTACTTTTTACTGAATCATTTACTCGAAAATCTTTTATAGTTAATGACATATATCCTCTAATTATATTTTAGAAAATTGTTAAATTAATTATTAAAAATTGATAAAATGAATATGTATCAAAATAGAACTATCTAAAATGTCAGATATAAGCGAGTTCCCACCAGTTAGTTGGAGTTTTGCCAACTATATTAAAATACATAAACAACTACATTTTTTAAAATTATCATCGGAACAACAAATATTAATATATAGTAAATGGTATGATGATTGTTATGATTTATATGATAAATATACAAGTGATATGTTTAAAATTTGTGGATATAATACGATGAATATAAATAATATATTAATAGAATTGGAAATAGTAACCAACACATTTTATTTAAATATTAAAACTAGAAATAAAGATATAAGTTCTTCGACAACACAAATTTGGTGTGAAACAGATATATCTGACTATTATGGATTTCATAAATTGTATAGAACTATTCAAAAAAATAATAAAATACATACAATTTATTTTGGCAAGAATGGATTAGGTTGTAACGGCGATGATTATTATACTAAAAATCATTTAGAGTATGAAAATGGGGATTACTATAAATTATTTACACCACAAAATAAACAAATGTTACAAATGGAGTTTGAAAAACTATTAGCATTGTGTAAATCATTAGTAAGAATTCATATATGCGGATATCATTTTCAATGTAGTACTGATACACACTTTTTTAAAATAAATAAACATATTAAAGTATATAAAATATATAATTATGATTATCCACAAAATGATTATGATGAAATCTAAATATAATCTTTACCGTGGAGTGCCAAAGTTAAGTTCTCTATGAGAACTTAACTTTGGCATCTAACGCGGGTCTTAACTTTGGCACTATACGGTATGATGGTAAAATTAGAAATCACTAGTAGAAAATAGATTTATCTTAGGCTTACGTCCGCCAAAGAATATATTTATCAGTTTTAATTAGACTTTTCTAAAAAGTATGTGTAAAATAACTAAAATACTATTCTATGTTTATAATAAACTATATATGAATCATTATATAGACTTAATAAACAATTCTATAACCGCCGATCTGTTACTAAATATACCAGAGGCATCCTTAAGAGAGCCTATTGTGTATTCCCTAACTGGTGGAAAACGTTGGCGACCTATTATTTACTTATCGTTATTTGAAACGTCTAATATTAATTTAACTACTTTTCCGGTATTAATAAAAATGTGCCTATTTTTAGAGTATATTCATACCGCTTCATTAATACTAGATGATATGCCTATGATGGATAATGATGACTACCGCAGAGATAGATTAACATTACATAAAGTATATGGAGAGGCCAGTTGTAAATTATCCGCATTACAATTATTGTTATTAGCCCAAAAACATTTTAACAGTTGTCTATTAGAACTAAAGTGTTTAGGGTATTATAGTAGTGATAATGAATATATGGAATTAAATAAAATGTTAAATGTGGAAATCTATAAGTATTTGGGTATATCTGGATTATGTTATGGACAACATATGGATCTAAATCTTTCTAGTGGCGATAAGGATAAATATATGGAAATGATTACTAATAAAACAGGTTCTCTTTTTATTTTATCTTTCAAATTGGGATATGTATTATCTAGAAGAACTAGTAGATCATTGGATAAAATAGAAGAAATTGGAAAACATTTTGGTTATTTATATCAGATACTAGATGATATTGAAGATTATGAGGACGATAAAGATAAACATAATAACAATATATTAATGTTTTATGAACATGCACAAATAAAACCATTAATTTATAACTGTTATAATATATTAATTAATAATATTAATAGTCTATCTATAGGTTGCATAACATTACAAAACATATTATTACTATTAAAGAAAAAGTGGTTTAAAACTAAATCAATGTTATAATACAATACCTAAATCAAAAATGTTTATTTTTGTACTACTAAATCTAATTTGCCTATCTATTATTCTAGCCAAATTTATCTGGCACTCTGAAAACAGTCGTCGTACAGTTGCTCGTAATATAGATAAAATATTTGGTGTGCCTATTGGCGAACTAGAAATCATTCGTGAAGAACAAGATACCGAAGAATTAAATCATACATGTGATCATTGTATTGATGCTTGCAATAGTGATGAAGATGATGATAAATCACATGATAGTATGCCAGATTTAATAGAGGCAGAAGTGGTAAAAGATGATGGTGAGAATACTGAAGAAGCAAGAAAGGGTGAAGTAGAAGAAGAAACTAATGAAGAAGGTACTGAAGAATCGGATGATGTAAGTATTGAACATGTAAATGCGGAAGATGTAGAAGTTATAAATAAAACTTTAGATGATTTAAAACAATCAAAAGAAATGCTTGAACAAATTAAGAGTGATTTAGAGAAGAAGGTCGATTAACCATGGTTAATAAATTTAAAATCATTTAAATATATACAAAACTATAAATGTATAGATTTAAATATGTCTGCTTCATATTATGTATTATTAGATAAATCGGTGTTATCCGATGATACTATAAATAATGTAATAAATAAATTAAGAAATCCATATGAAGATGATTCATTTGGTGTAAAACGTATAGATATAGATAATTTGGTATTGGCATCTAATTATTCTACAGATAGTGATGAATATTCTATATATGATAGTGACCATCGTATAAAAATGGTTTGTAAAGGTCATATAAAAAATGGTTCTGATTTATCTATAATTTATGATATTCCTTTAACAGATGATAATGCATTTAATATTATATATAAATCTATATGCAACAATGATAGTTTTGATGATATAACAACTATTAGTAATAATTTAAATAGTATAACTGGAAATTTTTCTATAATAGCAATAAATAATAAAGGTGAATACATATTAGCTACTGATAGACAAGGTACAGAAAAGATTTATATCGGCTACATAGATAATAAGCCAGTACTTTATAGTAATTATAATATATCTATGTATTTTGATGAATGTCTAGATTTAGATAAAATAGGTTGTATTATTGACGGGTATTTAGAAATGAATCTAAAAAGTGGGAAAAAAATACAAAAATATGCTAAATCTGTATTTGATAATTTTGAAAATATAGATACTAAAATAAAACACAATAATCCTATAAGCAGCATAAGCAGCATAAGCAGTGGTGGTGTTTATGGTATGGGTGTAATGGGTAGTGCAGATGTAATTAATAGTATGGGTGGTATTAATAATATGGATAGTTTATTTTCTGGATTAGGTGGTATTAGTAGTATGAGTGGCAATATAAACAGTATGTATGATAATAATTCGGCATTAGATTCTGCATTTGCACCACTAATTAGTGATTTTTCTAATTTAAATAATGGTATGGATTATGAAACACGGCTTGGTAAAAATGGTACTAGTATATTAGATAAAATGATATGTTGGGAAGACACACAAAAACTCTATTCAGTTTATACAAAACCAATAAAATCTTTAAAAATGTATTATGATAATAATTTCCTACAAAATTATGCAAATAAAACTTGTGATATAGATTGTAAAATAGATATAGTGAATGAAGATACTGTTAATATTGCGATAGAAATGAAATCGAGAGGATTAAACCCAGTAGTATTAAATATGACCGATAAGAATTATCCTGCTACTAATATTCATCAGGGTGGTAATGGTCAAGAAGAATCTATTTTTCGCCGTAGTAATTATGCCCAAACATTAAATCTAGATACATATGGTTTATATCCTATAAATGATAATAGTGTTATATATTCTAATAATGTTACTATATTTAAGGATAGTGAAATAAATAAATGGAAAATGTTAAATCCGGAAATTAATATTAGTTTTATTGCTAGCCCACCTATTAAATCACCTTATAATCTAATATATGATTATACTAAATTATTTGAGAATGCATCATTAAATGAAGAGCAAAGTATAGTTACAAAAATTAAACTAGAAACAGTATTTCAAACTGCAATTAGAATGGGTCATAACTCAATTGTTATACCAGCATTTGGATGCGAAGGACATAAAAATCCACCTAGTCATATTGCAAAGATTCTAAAAGAACTAATTTATAAATATAAAGTGTTTTTTAAAGAAATAATTATAGGTATGCCTGATATTGATGATAGTTATTTAGGAAATTATAGAATATTTAAACGTACATTTTGTCTAGAAACTGATAAAATCCAATCAACCCCTATTATTACTAATAGTATAGAAGAGGAAGAATCAGATTTATCTATGGATGATTTACTAGATGAATTAGAAGAAAACACAGAATAAATTGAAAACTTTATTAATATTTAATAAATAATATCATATAATGGCATCAACTATTTCCCTTCGTGTCAAGATTTACATCGAAAGTATCGGTTCAGAACTATTTCGACGGCTATATGTACCAGACAGTTTTTCTATCGGAGACTTAATACAATACATTAATACGCGTCTAGAACAAGAACGTATTCGCGGAGATATTTATTATATGTTTAATGAATATCAAGCAGACATGTTAGAAGATTCTAAGCTAGGTAGTATGTTATTCCCAGAAGATATCCTATTAGTACGATCTATGATTGAAAACAATTCACTATTGTATGTTAATGGTCAAATCATAACAAGTGCCGATTTATCAGGACCTGTAGCTGTTCCTCCACCTTTAGAAGAATATAGTGATGAAGAAGATGATGAACAATACGATGATAATGATCCAATCGTACAAAATATTTCTCAACAATTACTAAACATTATGCAAGGATCATTGGCTGGAAATATTTCAGAAGTAACCATTGACAACAGTGCAGTAACAATGGAATTAAATAGTTTTCTAGATGTGTTTAGTAATCTAGCAAATCTTCAACCAGTAGCAGGACCAGTAACAGGACCAGTAGCAGTAGTACCACCTATTGGTGGTTTAGTTAATGATACAATCTTAACGGCTAATTTATTTGCAGACCTTATAACTATCCTACAAAATCCAGGTGCGATCCCTGTAAATTATCAAGATGTAGTAGTTGGTTTGGACAAAAATGATCTAGATAAATTAAAGATTGATACTTATAATAATTTCACTACTACCTGTGATACATGTAGTGTTTGTATCGATAAGTTTGTTTCGGATGATATTTGCCGGGAATTAAAGTGTAGTCATCTTTTTCATAAGGATTGTATCGATCATTGGTTATCCGATAATATTAGTTGTCCTGTTTGTCGTACAGAATGTGGGTTGGGTGTTCCTAAATTGTAATTGTTTTAAATTAATTTTTACTTATTACTTGTTACTCGTTACTTTGTTACTTTGTTACTTTGTTAAATTGAATATAGACTAAAACAATTTTATAATAAAATGGTTTTAGTATATAATATTGCTATCGCTAAAAACGTATATTATACACCGTCATGTCAAGGTGATCCTGACTATCAATGTTCTTGCGATGACTATGAAGAGTCGTATTGTTATGATAAGATAGAAGAAGATATAATAGTTAAAAATATGCCCGCTTATTGGTTTAGAAAACATCATTATCTTATATACGATAAGGAGAATGATTGTCCTGAATTATTTGAAGGACTGTTTTGCTCTAGACCCCGTTTATCCAACTATTATTATATTAAGGCTTTAGTAGATTACGTAGAGATCGAAACGGTAATTAATAGTTTAGAATTACCAAACGAACTGTTAGAAATTATTAAAAACTGCACAAAACTGTTTATTCGACAAGAATTTATTAAATATAGTATTGATAATGATGATATAGAATCTTCTACTATTAATATTTTAAATGAAAATATTTTGAAACATTTTAGATACTAATCTATAATCTATTAGTATCGTATAGTGTCAAAGTTAAGCCCCTGAGGGGCTTAACTTTTGGACACTATGAAACCCGCGTTAGATGCCAAATGTTAAGCCCCTCTGGAGGCTTAACTTTGACACTCCACGGTAATAATATAGTCATCTACACTGTTATATTCTTTGAATAATATAGGTTCTCCATTAGTAACTAATAAGGTTGTTTCAAATTGTGCTATCTTTGCATCTTTATTTTTTTCGTAAATTGGTGGATATACATTATATACCTTTTTATTTACTAGTTTATCTATATAACTTTTCTCAAAATTCGGTAACCATCTAATATTAAATGCTAAAGTAGAATGTTTAGATAATTCTGGTAACATTTTAAAAACTGGACTATCATAGTTAAAAATATTAGTAAAATAGTTATACATATAATGACTATGATCATTAGTATCTTCATAGGTTTGTGGGTTTTTACTAGTAGATACGAAAGGCTCTACTGTATATACCTCACCTTCTAGTGCCTTCATATTATAAGGAATAACTACATTCGGCACTACTTTACCACCATGTATCATATAGGGTTTTATTTGATGACCACATAGATCACGAATAACACCAAATTTACTAGGAATACAACTTTGAATATGTTTAGTAATATCTATCAAAGGTTTATTATCCGTGAATAATTTTGCAGAATCTATACATGCTTTTCTAGAAGCCTCTAGTAGTTCTCTATATTCTTCCTTAAATGCTACAGTAAAAGCAGCATCAAGAATGTGTCCATCAATATGGATACCATAATCTATTTTTACTACATCATCTATTAGGAATACTCTGGTATTGTTAGAATCAATAACAGAATAATGAGCAGCACAATTATTAATATTTATTCCTACTGGAAATGCTATGCCTTTACTAAAGTATTCTAAACTAGATGTTCTCGCGTCTATTTGTTCTTCTATAAATAAACAAAGTTCGCTAATTGATAATCCGGGTCTAATAATAGATAGAATAAGTTTTTCTATGTCATTATGAATTTCTGATAATTTATTATAAATTTTAAGCATTTATAATAATCTATTAGTATAATCTTTATATTTTAATTACTGTTAATAATAATTCCATGGATGTAGTTCTTCATCTAATTGTTGAATTTCAAAACATAATTTTTCATAATATAATGATTGATAATCATTTTTATCTATTTTACTAAGTATAGTATTTAACCGTTCATAGTACAATTCTTTATAATAAATATCATCATCATATTCATAATCATGTTCTTCCTCAACAGTCTCTTCTTTTTTAATTTCCTCTAAATTATCATTAATTTTAGCGTCTTTGGTCTTTTGGATAAACCATGACTTCATCCAATCTGGACGTAAATCATATTCATCCTTAACATTATTATTAAGGATTTTAGATTCATTAATATTAGTTAATGGTTTATTATTTGACATTTTGGTTTATAAAAAATTATTATATTTATATTCAATTTTTATGTATTTTAACCTTTTTATGTGTTTCAGTATCACAAGGTGCAATATAACTTTTATATTTATAACATTTGTCCTCTAGTTCTGGATACTGAAATACTTTTTGTTCTATTTCTGATGGTAATTCACCACGAACAATAATACAATTTCTAGCATTGGCTACACTTGCAAAAAGTGTTGCTAATCCAAGTCCCCAAAGAATACTAATAAGAATAACCATAGGCCGCTTAGAAAATACCTCTAACATTATCTACTAATTTATAGTTCTATTTTAATATTCGTAAATTAAAAAATATCTATTTATAATAGAATATGGAAGCCGCTCAAAAATCTGCTAATACTATTAAATCTGTTCTTGACAATACCTATGTATCAGGTGCAATTAAGATATTTATTATCCTATATGCTGTATTAGCCGCCCCTAAACTCCCCGCTTGGATAGCTAAGTTATTCCATCACTCCGTATTCCAAGTAGTTGTATTTGCCCTTATTGCCTACACTGCTACCAAAGATGTTGGTATTTCCTTATTAATCGCAGTTGCCTTCTTTATTAGTTTTCATGCCTACACAAGACATCTTTTACATAAAGTAGCCAACAAATCTAAACATGCTGTCGGAATGGTCTATAAAACCGATGGTGTCCTAGAAAGCAACTATGGAAAACATGCTGCCCCAGAAAACAACTATGGAAAACATCCTGATGATATGACTGTTGAATCAGGTCTTTCTAAGGATGACGCCTACCTTAAGGCAGATGTCGAAGATGCTAAGTTAGTTGATAGTTATATTAAGAACGCTAATGAAATATTACCTGGCTTTTCGGGTAATGAACAATCCGCCTTTTAAGTTTGTTATTAATTATTGTATTAATTATTGTATTAATACAAATAATTACTTATTATTCTCTAAATATTCTTTTTTAAACTGTAGTTCTTTATTATATATTCGTTTATCTGGAATATATGCTAAATAACTATTCTTTGAAAACATATCAACTTTCCATCTGTTTAATCTACGTGTTACATATTCACTTTGGGTTTCCTCCTTTTCTTTCTTTATTTTAGTAGGTGGATAAACAAAGTTATATAAATAAGTAATTAATCTTAAAAACAAATTATATATTATATTAAACATTTAGATATTAAGAATATATTACTTTTATATTAGTATTCTAAGAGAAATATCATAATTGAAAAAGTAACTTAAATTATATAATTAACTAATATATATAGAATGAGTCGTAATAAAATCATAAAACATTTTGGTATTAATACAAAAGATGATAAATATCATTTAACAATTGAATATAACTATAATATTGATTTGGATAAAAGTGTTATCCAAAATTCATTACGAAAATCAAAAATATTAAAAACGCAATCCATAGTTTCAGATTATTGTTATAGTTACAATTTATATTTTGGCGGAATAAAAAAAGGCTGTTTAGAAATAACTATATATAACTATAATAATATTTATCAAAATAATAAAATAGCTGATTTAGTATCTATTCAATCTGAAGAAAGTTGTAACCTGTCTGGTAATTTACAAAAAGGCAAAGGCACTTTACATATGATTAATACAGCGTTCCATGTTTGCGTGCGAATGTTTCCTTGGATAACTAGTTTTAAATTTACGGATACTAGCAGCAAAACATGTATTAGTAACAAACCAACGTCAGGTGTTTCTTTATCTGCGTATTCAATAGCTTTATATGGCAAAACTTGGTATGAACGTAGTTTTGGTGCTGAAGTGATGGATACAGATGACCGTAAAAAATATAAAGGCTATATAGAAAGACTGAATATAGAAACATATAAAAATATGCCATGGAATGTATTTTATACTAATTTTATTATTAATTATGGTAGAAATAATCCAAAAGACCAAATAAATTTAGAATTAATTAAGGAATATTATTTAGTTTCAAAAACATATCGTGAGTTCTTTGATTTACTTCAATACAACATAAAAAATAAAGAAGAATTATGTTTAACCTTACAATTATGGGTAGAAGATGTTATAAAACATATATTCGATGCTAGTATATCTTTAAATTCTGTATTGTTAAAATGGTGGATAATTAATATAACTAGTATCAAAGATATAGAATTTGCAAAATATGGATTAGTAACATTAGAAGATATTAAATATACTGGTGGTTCTCAATCTGGTTATAAGATTCTTTAAAATTGATATATATTAATATTTATTTTAACAAAAATGAGTACAACTGTTTACACTATTGAATTAGAAAACAATAAATATTATGTAGGACGTTCTAATTCACCAGAAAAACGTATATTATCACATTTTTGCGATAATGGCAGTGAATGGACAAAACTACATAAACCCATTAAAGTTATATCTAAAGTTAAAGGTGATAATTTTGATGAAGAAAAATATACTCTAATAGCTATGGATAAATATGGTATTGATAATGTTAGGGGTGGTTCATATTGTAAAGTAATTTTAACACAAGGTGAAAAAGATAAGGCACTTCAAACTATCCATTCTGTTTCGGACAAATGTTATAAATGTGGTAATACCGGTCATTTTTCTAAGGAATGTGTCATCTTAAAGACGACCAAAGAATGTTGTAACAAATGTGGCTGGAACCTAACTAAGCATGATAATGGCAATGATAAAGGAACCTGCTGTAAAAAATGCGGGTGGTCTATTACAACAGATAATCCTAATGTTATTGGTGATAAATGTAAAGACTGTGATGGTGATGGTGTGTATGATAACGGTGAAAATTGTAAAAAATGTTTAGGTAGTGGCATTATTAATTATAATCCATATTATGGTTATTGTTTAGAATGTAATTGTATTAATTGTGGTAATAAACATAATAATTGTAAATGTAAAGATAAAATTAGTGATAAAAATCTGTTATCATTTTTATTTAAAAACCCAATTGAATTCGATAAATATATTAGAACTCGTTTAGGTCAAACTGTATTTACACATAAATCAGAACATTTAAGATTTAAATATGACGCAACAGATAAAAGTGAAATATTAAATAACAAAAAAATCATTGAATTATTTAATCATTTTTATAATAAATATTGTGTTATTATTCATACACGGAAAGGCCATATATGGGTTTATAAAGTATTAATAAACGATTATAAAAAGTATGGCGACTTATATTTTAGTGAATGTTATTATAATAATTTACCTAAAAATTTACCTGGAGCATTATTAATTGATAATGATTGTAGTGGTGGGACTGTAAATATTGTCTTACAAATTATATATTCAATTAATGGTTTTGATATACCAGAGTTTAAAAATGTTATGATAAATTTACCAGAAAATCCCTTAATCATTCAAAGAATGCTCAATAAGCCACTAAAATTAGAAAAATATATTAGAGTAAAGCTCGGACAAACTATATTTGAACACGGACAACATCATTTAAGATTAAATTATCATGCTATTGACCCAAATGATATTAAACATAATAAGAATATTATTAAACTATTTGATCTGGGATATAATATTGTTATACATACATATAAAGGAAATATAACTGTATATAATATTTATGATGATTCTGAATATGATAAATTTTGGAATTATAATATGTTATGTCCATGGTTAAATAAGGGTAATATTGTTCTTGATGAGCGAGGTGGAGACAATATTATTATTGATAACGAAGCATCTTGTGGAACTGTTTGTGACATATTAAAAATTATATATATGATAAATCAAATGGATGTACCCAAACACATTTAGAACTATTTAATCCGAATTTAACATTAATCCTAGAACCCAAAAAAACTCCAATTTAATATATAACCCCTACATCTTTTTTTAAACAGGCGACAAAGAATGCTGCACAAGAACCTTCTGTCTCTAATGTAAAATTAACGAAGGATATTTTTATAAGAAAATGTAACAAATATTTATGTGATTTTCTCCCATGTAACGAATGTAGAAAAACAGGGTAATAGCATTTGCTAAACAAATTTAGTATTCCTTACAAATCCCAAATGTCTTTCGATGAAATTCTGTAATACCATACTTTTTAATACCTTCCATATGCTTACTTGTACCATATCCCATGTTATTCGCGATGTCGTATTTTTGGGTTAATTCTGGATATTCTAGGCATAATTCGGCGATGTATTTGTCATGTGCTACTTTTGCTAAGATACTAGCCGATGCAATATTGAAATAGATATCGTCACCTTTCTCGATACACGAATATTGAATAATATTAAAGTCTTTATCATAATAGGGTTTAAAAGTGTTTCCATCTACAAAAATCTTATCTGGAATCATTTGTAGCCCATTTAGACATTCGTGAAAAGCGTCCTGAACAGTACATAGGATATTCTTCTTGTCAATGGTTTTTTCACTAGCCCAAACAATTTGATAATCTAGACAATGGTCCTTAATCTTTTCACTTAAATATTCTCGCATTTTTGGCGACAACTTCTTTGAATCTCGAATCTTATGAATCCAACTAAAGTCATTATCTTCTTCATTATCAATGTTATCTTCTTCATTTTTAGTATCCTGAACTGCTTCCTCTAAAAATTCAGGACTCCAAACTACCGCTGCCGTATATGTGCGGCCTAACATACACCCCCTAGCACACTCATCTAGACCGACTTCTAGTTGGTCGGGTGATTCCCAAAACTTTAGTCCTAGTTTGCTCGTTGATTCCATTTTATACATTATCTGTTATTTTTATTCAATTTATACTTTTAAACTTGAGAAGGGTTGCTAGAACCGAAATATAGGTAGTTAAAAATTGAATCCGGTTTAACCATTTCTAGACACAACTCTACTTCATTTACACGATGAACGAGCCTGGGAACATTATCCCCGCCGATGAATTCGAACCGGTTGGCGACGACGACTTTTGGACCGATGACGAAGAAGATATTCCTATCGAGAGGCGTAATCTATATGATATGTTTGAAAACCCGGAGATTTGTGAGAACTTTACTGCCGGCAATCATATTTATGTCCGTCATACCAACGTTTTCTTCCGCGACTATACTCAAAACGAACTCGAAATCATCCGAGCATATTTTAACATGGTGATAGCAGGAAGAACCAAAATGCAAGGGATTATTTGGTCGGGACTTATGAATACCTCCAGTTTTAAATTGTGTCTAGAATATATTGATGTTGTAGAGAGTATCACTCTTGGTTCTGATGTTGGTCTTCACAATATTACACATATGTGCGAGGCACTGGATAACAATACCAGCGTCACTAGCCTTACCATTGACTATCCTATCCATGTGACTGGCATCCACATCTTGGGTGCCTTTCTAGAAACGAACACGACGATTAAGACCCTAGTTATGAAGGATTACAAGACTAGTTTTGAAGCTATTAAGGTTTTGTGTGGTTTTCTTAAAGGGAACACTACGATTACACACATCACCTTATCCAATGACAGTTTTGGCACTAAAGGTGCTCAAATCTTGCCTTGGATTATCAAGAGCCCTCTACAATCACTGGATATCAGTGGAAATACAATTGGTAGCTCAGGTAACAAAATGCTAATGGAAACTCTTCGAAACAACACTAGCCTAACCTATCTTAACCTAAAGAAAAACAGCATTGGCGATGCTGGTATGATCGCCATTACAGAAATGTTGAAAACCAACAAGACACTTCTTAAGATTGATTTGGGGGGCAATGGAATTACCGATAAGTCGGTTAAAAAGATTTCGGAAATGCTAGCGATTAACAACACGCTTACACATATGATGCTAGACAAAAACAAAATTACATTCGCCGGTTATAACAATCTGGTGTGCCTAGACAATTTCTCGATTACACACTTCTTTAGTTATGAAATTTTTGACAACGGCAAAGTTGATGACATCTATTCTCCGTATAGGGTTAAAGATGTTTCTAAACTCTTTAACTGGCTTGTTCGAAACGTTCGCATCTGTGGGTTTAAAGATAGTATTCTAGGATTTAAAAAAGTTGTAGGCGGACAATTGCCGGATGAGCTTATCCATTTGGTTCAAGAATTCCTTTAGTTATTAGTATTAGTATTATGTCTTTTTACTTAGTTATAAAATACTATTATACTTTGATATTTATGTTTAATTGTTTAAGATACAATTATACACAAAGTAATTTTTATTAAGCCGGGAATGGTTCGATACCGTGGAGTGCCAAAGTTAAGCCCCCTATGGGGGCTAACTTTTGGCAACTAACGCGGATTCCATAGTGTCTCAAAGTTTGAAGACCACCCCCTTAAGGGGGGTCTTAACTTTGGCACTATACGGTATATCAATATATTTGATGTTATAATTATTTAAAGAACAAGATGAAGCGTCGATTCCTTTTGGATGTTGTAGTCAGAAAGGGTACGGCCATCCTCAAGTTGTTTACCGGCGAAGATAAGACGTTGTTGATCTGGAGGAATACCTTCCTTATCTTGGATCTTAGCCTTAACCGCTTCGATAGTATCAGAAGGCTCGATTTCAAGGGTAATAGTCTTACCTGTTAGTGTCTTTACGAAGATTTGCATACCACCGCGTAGGCGAAGAACTAGATGAAGCGTTGATTCCTTTTGGATGTTATAGTCCGCTAGGGTGCGACCATCCTCAAGTTGCTTGCCGGCGAAGATAAGGCGTTGTTGGTCTGGAGGAATACCTTCCTTATCTTGAATACGAGACTTTACGTTTTCAATACTATCGGAAGGCTCGATTTCGAGGGTGATAGTCTTACCAGTGAGTGTCTTTACGAAGATTTGCATGTTTTTATAGAAGAGAGAGGTTTGTGTTTAAATGGATAATAATCCTGATCAATTTTGTTTATATATTCTAGTTATTCAACAACAAGATACTAGAATAAACTAGAAACAATAAATTTATCGCGAGCCTCAAGCCCGCCAACGAATACATTTATCAGTTTTGTCTGAACTTTTACAAAAGTTCTATTGAAAAACAACTGGTGTTATAGTTTTTATATCTTTAGGACATTGAATTTGGCTCGCTTTATATTTATAACATGTTCCAACATTGTCAGTATAAACTACTTTTTCACTATTGTATGGTGTTGGGTATTTAAATACAATTCTAGGTGTTTTAGCAGTTACATATGCAAAAAATAAACCAATTGCTAAACTAATAAAAAAAACTAGTGGATCTATAGCGTCTATTATAAACATCTTTCTATTACTAATATAATGATATATTATAGTTTTTACTAATCAATATTATAGAAATTGAAAAAGGTTTAAGGTTAAAATAATAAAATCTTTTAACATTAAATGGCAAATATACCAATTAATCCAAATAAATGTTTAGCCAGGATGGCAGCAAAAGGACCAAAATATTTTGAACAATGTACTAATAAGAAAAAGTGTGACTCATATTGTGGTAAGCACGATAATTGTAAAAATCCTTATATACCAATACATAATGAACGACCAATTATAGAACAAAAAGTATATCAAAATGAAACAGAATTCTATAATCTAAATAATATTACAGATATTCCTAAGGAATATTTTTATGAATATTTGGAAGAAGGTAAATATTATGCATTTGATATTAGAACCTTAAACGACTATTTAAACAGTTGTAATGCATTAGAAGGTTATAAAAATCCATATACACATGTAAATATATCATTAAATACAATAGATGATATTAAACGTAAATATAAATCATTAGAAAAGAGTGGTTCTGTCTTAGATAATTATAAAGAAAAAAATGCTATAGATCCGGATAAAGAATTAGAATGGAGATGTCTAGGTATCTTTCAAAAAATTAATGAACTGGGACATTATAGTGAATACAAATGGTTTTGGGATCTAAACTTAGCGAAATTAAAAACTATGTATGGCGGACTAGAAGATTTATGGAGCTATAGATTATATCTAAAAAAAGAACAACATAACAAAATTTTACCTAAATATAAACCGTTTAAACATTATACAGTGTCTGGATTTAATAATATAAATAATTTAACTAATGCACGTACTGTTTTACTAGATGAAATAGAAAAGTTTATAAGCGCTGGAAAACCTGATGGTAAAAATGGTAATGATAATAAATATACAGGAAGTATAATTGTATTAACAGCACTAGTAGAAGTAAGCAAACAAGCGGCAGAAATATTACCTCATTTAGTTCCAATTGTTTAAATAGTTATATCTAATATAATTGTAGATGTTGCATTTAAAAAAACATAATTCATATCCAAAATCTAACACTGATAAATACTATATATCTTTGGATTATATGAAAACTTTCATACATTTTAAAGGGATTTATACAAAAGAAGAGCGGTCTATATTAAAACCAATTATTGCAGAAAATATAGAAGAAAAAGATTTTGTTGCAAAAATAGGATCTAGTGCTATGATTTGTAATGATTATTTTATAGGTAATAAGTTAAATTCAGAAGTTTCGGGCTTTATACAATATGATTGTGTAATTAAAAAAAACAATAATCAAAACATTCTAATAATGCCCTATTTTCCTAAAGGATCTATGCATGATTATGATTGGAATGATATAAATACAGATATATTTAAATCTTGTCTTAAACAACTTTTCTATAGTTTATTAATAGCCTTTGAATTATTGGGATTTATTCATTCTAATATTCATTTAGGTAATGTGTTTATGGTTGAAACAGATGATAAAGTAATAGAATATGATGATATAGAAATCCCTTTGTATGGTTACAAAATAGCAATTACTGATTTTGAATATTCTATAAATGATATAGATAGAAAACAAACCTGCCTATTCTATAGAGAAATATCCCATATATTAGAAGATATTATGTATAATCTTAAATTGGAATTTGAGGGAATGGCTAATTTACATAAAGAGATAATTAGTAAATGTTATGATAATACAGACATTAATGATTTTATAGACATCATTAATAATGTAGATAATTTACATAAAATTAACATTAAATATTCTGTTTGTTTTGTATAGTTTTTATGGCTTAATTGTAATACCTCCAAAGAATTTTCCAATAATCATTAAAAATAATGTAAACATAATTGCCGTTTCGAAATTAAGTGGTTTCCAATTATTGTTCATACGGGCAATAGAACCATTATACGCATACATAACTAAATATGAAAATATAAAAAATACTATAACCGACAAAAGTAGTAATAATAAGATGTTAGTGATACTAGGATTCATTTATTAATAATTAGATATTTTTATATTTCTAAATGTTTATTACATTTATAAATATATATAGATGTTTGACTATACTTTTTTATAAAAAGTATATTTATAGAGTAGCATATTTGTTATTATACCACATAGCATTATCGTTATCACTAGATGCAGCATTAACCTTCTTTTCAATATCATCTACTTTTCCCACTAGTTTCTTCATATCTTCTAGTAATTTAGTATCTATTTCACTTTGAGTTTGCACTTTTTGTGCCGGTGTTGTTTGAGTAGCAATATTATCCTTAGTTTTTTTCATCGCCGAATCAACCTTTTCGGACATACTAGTACTTACCCTATTAATTTTATCGATCATTTTAGGTTCAACACTGCTGTTTCTTAATTCACTTAATAGTTTATCCGCTTCTTCAAACATTTTTCTGTAGCGTTCTACTCTACCACTGCATTCATCTCTAACTTGAGCAATTTGTGCATCCATGTTTAATCTTACGTTATCTGTAATTTGTTTTTCATTTTGAATTCCATCTCTAAGTTTTTCTAACTCCATTTTATATCTATTAGCAACAGATCTTTCTTGTTGGATCTTACTTTGATAATATTGATATCTTTCCATTTGACTATTATTAAGTTCAAATAATCTTTGTTCTCTAGCTTCTAATATTTTTTTCTTATTTTCTAATTCAGAATCTCTTTTTCTACTATTCTCTTCGCGGTTAGATAACGTGTTGCGAATTTTTTTATTTTCATCCCACACCTTTAATATTCTTTCATTACATTTATTGCGAATTATATCTAATTCAGATTTAAGAGTCTTATTTTTAAAAGTATAATCTTCTATACGTCTCTTAGCGGTTTCATATTTGTTATTTAATTCAGCTAATTGTGATTCCATATTACACTTTTCACCTTCTAATTTAGTTCTAATACGTTTTAAATATTGCACATCTTGTTCTAAATTATTACTGGGTTTAATATTAGAGATTATATTATTTGGTGCTTGAATAATTTGCGCAGACTTACTTACTAAATTATCTTTAGACTTAACCAATGATTGTTTTTCGGATTCAATATTTTTTTTATTATGGTCAATCATAGTTTGATATTTAACCATTTTTTTAATATCTCCATCAATTGAATCTTCACTTTGTTGTTTCTTATATTTAGCATTTAGATTATCCATCGATAATTCACCATTTTGAACAGCTAATATATCCGCATATACAGATTTAATAAATGTAAGTGATTTGTCATCAACATCATTTAATACATTTATAGCCTTTCTACAAGTATCTTTTATTTCATCGAAATTCTTTTTATCATCATTTATATCCTTAGTATTGAGTTTTTCTAATAAAACATTAATTTTATTTACAATTTCTTGTGATGTACTAGATTCCTTAGCTTCTTCAACGGTCATACCGCCCTCAAATCTTTCTATTTTGAACTTATGCATACATTTAGAATGAAGACTTTTTATTTTATCTAATTCCTTTTTTAATAATTGAACATTATTATCATAAACTGCTTTTACATTTAAATCAATAGGCAGACTAGATTTTAATACATATTTATTATTATTTATATCTATACTTTCAGTATTAATTTTACATTGTTTATATACATTCATTAATTTATTATTATTTATATCTATACTTTCAGTATTAATTTTACATTGTTTATATGCATTCATTAATTTAGAATATTTATCATCCATATTAACATTTGGTATTTTAACATTTTGATGTTTAACTTTGTTTATTTCATTAATACATTTAGATTTAGATATAACTTTTGACATTAATTCGGGATATTGTTTATGATTTCTAATATCAAATGGATCCGTAGAAATGTCAGCAAAACCTTCATTTAAGTCATTCGATAAGTTAAAATTATTAAAACATTTATTTGACGATAAATCTATATCTTCTTTTATAGTATTTTTTTGACCACATTTTCTATATAATTGAGGATTTGTTCCGGGAATTGGTTCTCCATATAATTGTATAGTTCTTTTAACAATTTCTCTAATTAGTCTTCTGAATCTAGGGTGATTTTCAATATCTATTTCAGTTAAATCTGTTTTTTGTGGCGGGCATTTAACAAATCCAGTTGGTGTTTTTCTACCATATTCCATTATAGTTCTATTTTGAATATCATTTATAAGTTTATTATAATCTTTATTTTGTTTAATATCTGAAAATTTATTTTTAGCAATTTCATAAATATATTTTACAACTTTTTCATAATCTTTATGTGTTGTAATATCTTTTTCATTAAATGGAACACATTTAGGTACTTCTTTTTTTTCACATGTATATTCTTTTTTCATTTTATTTTGGATATCACTAATTAATTGTTTATATTGTCTATGTCTTCTTATATCATACGGACTAATATTTTCTAAATTACATGTTAATACATTTTGTTTTTCATTGGTATCTGATCCAACACCAATACTAATTCCTGTACCAGATTCAAAACCTTCTTTATTTTCATTAAAATTTGCTTTGCAAATACTTAATTGTTTCTTAAGTGTTTCTATTTCTTTTTGTGTTGATTTTTTCTTTTTTTCTAACTTTTCTTTATCTGTTTTATCTTTTTTGACTTTTTTGACTTTTTTATCCTTTTTATCCTTTTTATCCGTTTTATCCGTTTTATCCATTTTATCCTTTTTATCCGTTTTATCCGTTTTATCGTCAATGACTTTTTTATCTAATGTGAGCTTTTTATCGGTTGTGTCTTTTTTAGTATCTAAATCATGTAATTCACTTTCAATCTTTTCTAACTTTGTTTCTTTTTCAACAAGATCCGAATTTATTTTATTCATACCAGATAATAACTGTTGTAATATTTCATGATCACTTAAATTTTCAGTATTTATCTTATTTATTAAATCTTTACTTGGCTTTTTTATCTGTTTTTTAACTATGTCTGTATCTGATGTAATTGGTTGGCATTTATTGTCCAATTTAGTTTTACTCATTATCCTATTATTACTTACGATTATTTCTTTGTGGATTCTACTATTTTCTTTAACATCTATTTTTCTATCTCCATTATCGCCACTATATACTTTATCTACTCTATCTCCTCTATCTATTTTTCTCTCTAATTCATCTATTTTATCATTGGCTTCTTTATATTTCTGTTCATATGTTTTAGCATCTATTTCGGCCTTTTTTAACTTCATATTTAATCTTTTTTGTAATTCTTTTTGTTTATTTAATAATAATTCATATTCATAATAACTAATTTTTTTACATTCTTTATTATATAGTTTTAAATATTTTTCACGGGCCAATATATTAATTTCTGTCTCTGATTTTACTTTAAAAACCTTACATTTATCCTTTATACCAATACTTCCACTAAATCCTATCCTCATAGATGGCCATGATTGATAACCAATTGGATATATTCTAATTTTATCAGTTAATATATCTACATCATTACTCTTTAATGTATTCATATCTTTATTACCTTCTAATTTAGCACCATATTGCGTCCATTTACCATAGTATATGTCATAATATTCTACTCTATATTCTGTTGTCCATTGTGGAGTATCGCCTCTACCTCTAGTATGTATTTTTTGAATATGATATAATTTATCAAAATCGGCTTCTATATAATATTCATCGCGTACATCTTTTAATGCACACCATCCTCCAATAGAATTTAATCCTATATCTTTAATATTACATGTAGGATGTGTGCCATTACTACGAAATTCAACTACATCTAAATTACCATCATCTACTCTAAGGACTTTAATATTAACTATAGGAAGAAATAGTGTATTTCTAGTAGCTTCTTTATTATTCATTTCAAAACCAATAGTTTTATTTGTTTCTGTATTTAAAAATTCCCAATTTAATTGTTTCCAATCATCCATTTTCTTAATTGTTTTCCATTCACCATTCCAACTTCCACTATAAGGTCTAATATTCATACCTTGAAAACTATTAGATTTACCCCAAATAGATATATCATAATATTGGCTATCCAAAAGATCTACTTTAGTATTAATTTTACCCGTATTTTTATCAGATACATTAAATGATATTGTTTTACCACCTAATTTTTTAGGTGGGCATTCTTCGTTATTCTTTACTCTTGTTAATCCTAAAACATCCCAACTATCTATACTTTTTACTAGATTATTAGCTATACTAGTAAGTGCTCTATCTTCTTTGCATACTTTTTCAGGATTTGTTTCATTCATTCTCTTTGTAATTTCACTTGTACCTAATGATTTATTAACATATTCTACATTAGCTAATTTACCATCAAAACCATTATTTAAATTCATATAGAAATTATTAGAAGTGCTTTTTAGAATAGGAGATTCGCTAAATGTATAATTATCTGTTACTTGACCATCTACAAAGAATTGCAAATCCTTATCATTAAATACAATTGTTAGATAATACCATTTGTCTATAGAAAATGTGAATTTTGTTGCATCTATACCTTTATTTTTATTACTTATAGTATCACAACGAACATGAAATTTATTTTCACTTGGTACTATCCATAAACCTGGATTTCTATTATTGGTATCTTTATCTCCATGATTAAATATATTCTTCCAATTACCTTTTTTATAATTTATACCATTTGCATAAAACCATAAACTATAACTACATGATTTATTAGTTCCCTTAGGCATATCATTTACATATTTAAACATTTTACCATCTAATTCACCTTCCAATAATACTTCACGCTTTATATCTACTAGTACTTTCTCTGTAGTCCAACTAAATCCATCACTATCTCCCTTATCAGCTACAACTACCATAGCTTCATCACCAGTATTTCCTCCTTCTACTTGTAGCGCAAGATTACCATTTGTAATATAACCATCATTACTTATGATCCATTTCTGTTTTTTTACACCAGAATTATCTAAGGGTTCTAATATAACTTTAACATTATCACTAGATATAGTTAAGTATAATCCTGTGGATGCATTTTTTATTAAACCATCTTCATTTAACCAAAGTTGTGGTAAATAATTATCATCCTTCTTTTTATTTACGGTTAATGATGTATTTATAGATCCCTTAAATGGTTGCAATGCTAAATTACTTAATTTACTAATAATTCTAACGTATTCTACTTGTTCCCCTTCAAACCGTTCCTTTATATTATCTTTCGCTAAATAGAGCAAAGCTCCTAGAACTAATAAAATAATAATGTATTTATACATTGTTATTTTAATGGGAGAAAATATTAATAATATATTTATTAGAATTAATAAATAATCTAATGTTTCCATAGTTTTTAAACCTGACCTAACATAGTTACCCTTTCAACGTCTTGTTTATCATTTTCTGTTTCTACTTTTTGTTTTTCTTGTTCATTTCTATATATATTTGTTAATGTAATTAAAATATTTATTATATAATCAAAATGAATATCTAAACTAATATTTATATTGTCTTTTGTTATACAATTCAATAATTTAGATTCTTTATCTATTTTAATTTCTACTATATCTAGAAATTTATATAGAGGCATAATAGACTTACCCATTTGGATTAAATACATTTTATTTAATTTAAATACTTTACAAAGCATGTATCTTTTAGGAGATATAGTATTTCTAGACAAAGTTTCCATCATTGAACAATCATCGGATGAAAAATAATAACATTCGCAGCCTAATTTATCTACTGACTTTTCCATCTTTATATTTGGTTCGGAATCCATTATAAGACCTTTTATAGAACTATCAAATGTTGCATAATTTGTATCCGATACACCTGTTATATTATTATTAAATGTACCTGTCATTAATTCATCATCTATAGGTCTAGTATAGACATTATCTTTAGAAATTTGGTTTTCCATATTACTATAATATTTCTATAATATTATACCTAATATTAGACGAATTATTCGGGCGATAATAATGTTTTCTAAAAACATCGGCATAAACATTTTACACTTGAGATGTTTTTGTTAAGCAAGATTAAAAATAATTAATTCATATTTTTAAAATATAATTATAATTATATATGGAAAACAAAGATCTTGAAAAATTGGTATCTCATGTAAAAGAACAAGACATATGTTATACTTCTTATGGAACACATATGTATAGTAAATTATGGTATGTAAGTAATAAACATAAAATATGTATTAATTTTACACCAAGGGGTGGTTGCAGTGTATCATTTCAACAATTCTTAGATTTAAACAATTTATTATGTGACGGATTACAATATAATCCGTTTATACATAAATATAGAGTTCAAATTTTATGTCCTAATATAGATTATTGTAATATTGATAAATTAATAGAACAAAAATATACATTTGTAAAATTTATAACGAATCCATATATTCGAGCAGTATCTATTTATAGAGCACAAACTAGCCATAATTTATCATTTAGAAATTATTTAAAACAACTTATAAATAATAAAATAGATTATTTTAATAATAATGATAAATATCATTTACACACACAATACATAGATGGAGAAGAAAATATAATAACAAAATATATTAAAATAGATAAAAATGAGACATATCCAATTAAATTATTCGATGGTACTTTATATACATTAGATGTTAGTAAATATTCATCTATTCATCATGGAATAAAAAATATTAATAATGTAAATTTTTGTGGTGATATACCAAAGAATTTTATTAATAAAAACTTACCAAAAACATACAAATACTTTTATGATGATGAAATACAAAAAATGGTTGAAATTGTTTATGGCAAAGATATACAACATTATAATTATTCTTTTGATGATTTTTAACCATACTTAACAATTATACAATGTCAATTGCTTAATATAGTATTTATATTAACCATAGTTCACATTATGTTACCGTGGAGTGCCAAATTTAAGCCCCCTCTAGAGAGCTAACTTTTGGCATCTAACGAGAGTTCAATAGTGTCTAAAAGTTAGGCACTATACGGTATGTTAATTGCTCACTAAATACCCTACTCGTAGGGTATTTATGTGAAGTAATGTTAAACTAATTATTCAGAACTATAATAATGCTTACGACAAACTGCTGTATATACACCTTCACTTCCGACTAGTTCCCGTTCAGTACATTTAACAATCCGCTTAGAAAAACAAGCGGCCGTTCCATCACCACATCTCTTACACAATGCAGTTAGTTTAGTAACACTTTCTGCATGCGGAATTAACTTACAAACTTGTTCAAATGGCGCGAGCTGAAAATCACCATCAAGTCCACTAATAATTACAGTCTTATCATGATTATTAGCCGCTCGTAAAACAAATTCAAATAGGTCGGGAAAGAATTGTGCCTCTTCAATAAATACAACAGAAGCACCTACATATTCATCATTACTAGCAAGGTCAAATAATTTAGTTGTATGTGTAGCCTTCATTTTCTCATAGTTGTGATTAGCGATATAACCAGAATCAGTATAGCGAGTATCACTACTATGCGTAATGATAATCATTTTCCTATTTAACGTCTTATACATCATAACACGGCGCATAAAATCAGTAGTCTTACCGCTATACATACAACCAATGATTAATTCGATGCGACCCATTTCTTGAATAATATTGATATTATATTTTTAAACCTTTTCAATTTAAAAATAATATTTTATTTATTTAACAATAATTTACAATTATATAAAGGATGCTAATGTATTTCTACGCGTATCAACCCAATGACATATACTATTAACATATATAACTGTATTCTTATGGGCAGCACAACCAACATTTACAGCTAATGCTATAACATCTGTAGAATACGGTAAGGCATATAGCCGCTTCACATTATCAAAACGCACATTATTTATACTTCCATTAATACTTACACCCCTATAATCATACTTACACCATTCAGAACATAAATGTATAGCATCGTCAAATTCAGAAATATCCTCTATTTTTCCATTATCCCAAACATTATCAAACTGTTTATATAGTTCATAAGATAGACCACCACCATTTTTAAAAAATGGCTCAATATGGTATCCATTAATCTCATCTAATAGCCTAATAGGATTATTGAAATTTGGGCATTCTATTGTGATTAAATAATTATCTAATTCTTCACGTTCGGCATCTAATAATTGTGAGGCCATTAAACTACCAGTATGTAAATTATGTTGTCGGCGTAACTCAAATATTTGTTTTAGTGCAGATTTAATATTTTCTAAGTTATTCCTATTTAATTCTGGCATAGTAAATGAATACTTAAATGGACCTTTACTTTGTCCAGAAAACCAAAATTTAAGTGTCTCATATGTAGTAGTCATTCGAGATGTTAAATAATAAGTCTATAATATTTTTAAACCAATTTTAGTTTAAAAATACAATCTAAATAATTAATAATTAATAATTAATCCAATGCTTTCATAATATAATATGAATTAGTCTTTTGAAATCCATTAAATGTTGATGCTGCCGCGCTTGTATATGCCCCGAAATGCTCTACAAAAATCCATTCACCGATTGCTAATTCTGGCAATTGAACCTCCTCAGCAATTATATCTAAACTATCGCAAGTAGGACCAAATAACACACTATTATAATTTTCACCATCCCGTTCATTATATGCTAAAATAGTAGGTTTTGCATGATCGAAATAAATACAATTGAAACTACCATATACACCATCGTTTAGATAATATACAAACTTTTTCTCACCACTATCTTTATCCGTAAATGTCTTTTTACCAATTACATTTAATACTAAAATATGACTATTCGCAACCATATAACGTCCAGGCTCAGCAATTACCTTAACATTCTCTAGAATATCTCCAAAATGATCCTTTAGTGCCACATTAATAACATCAGCAATCTCCTCAAACTTTAAGATTTCATTCTCACTACCGGGAAAACCACCACCAATATCTAAGAAATTCATAATGATACCTAACTCCTTCGCCTTATTGAACACTTCTCTAGACATTTTAATAGCTGTGTCATAATTCATCACATTACTACATCCACTACCCACGTGAAAACTTACACCAACTACATTTAATCCCATTGTTTTAGTTAATGTTAAGATAGATTCGACATCTTCCATTTTACAACCAAACTTCTTATTAAACTTACATAGACTACCAGAATCATCTACGGCAATACGAAGAACTAAATGTGCATATGGGTGATATAGTTTAATTTTGTATAGTTCTTGGTCACAATCAAATGTCATTAGATCAATATCATTAGCACGGGCATATTTAATCTGATTAGACATTTTACAAGGATTTGCAAAAATGATTCTACTAGGGTCATCCGTAATTTGATTTACAACGGATATCTCATTTTTACTAGCACAATCAAAGTTACAACCTAAACTAGATAATACCTTAATAATTACAGGATTTGGATTACATTTAATAGCATAATATGGCTTAACCGTCGGTAGTTTCTCAGTCCACCGATTATATTGATTAATTACTTTACCAATATCAATAATATAAAATGCCTCGTCACTAACATTTTTCTCTAGGAACGAATCAATAATGTCATAGACATCATCATTCTTCTTAAACAATTTGAAATCATGTTCTTTTACGATAGACAATAAGTCTAAATCATTATTTATCTCAATATCAACCATCTCAAAGTTAAATAGTATATAAGTATAGTATTTAAACCTGTTTATCTTATGATATCTTATGATATCTTATTCACTAAAGTCACAAACTAGTTCGCTATAGTCATCTGGAATAGTATCTTCCATCGAAATAACATCACGAGCCCAAACCCCACATAGGTGCTCATTATTACCTCGATAATCACCACCACCTCTACCATTTCCTTCAGATGTTAGCAATGATAGCGGATGAATATTATAACCATACTTATTGGGCTTTTCAACATATTGCTTCTTAGTATGATTTATAATATAACTATACGTCGATCCTTTAACTGTATATTTAGTATATTCCTTAGTTTCATTATATTCATAATTAACCATACTATACAAATTTTGGTCTGAATCTGGCTCGGGGTCAGCATAATCACCTGCCCAAACTATACGAGACTTATAAAAAGGTCCTTCAGGGCCAATAAGAATTTCCATAGTTTTCATTAAAGGGTTGTCTAGATAAGAATGTTCCATTAGTTTTGAACCACTATCATATCTAGACGTGTCTAGATAAATCCTAATGTATTCATTTTTAGTTGTTCCTTTCTCGGCCAGAATGATAGCGATATAATATTGACCCATTTTTGTTTTTAGTTACTTTTTATCATATTCAATTTTTTATTATAACTATCCCAATAACCTATTCCATACATTATAAACAACTCGTCACCTGCTGAAATATCTTTTGTTGCTATGATAGCTACATGTAAATCACCTTTAAGATTATAAAATTTACAATTTGATTTAATATATGAAATGTTATTATAAATATTTTGAGATTTTATATCATAATTACATTTCGCACCATCATTTATGAAATGACCCATATAATTAGTATCATTATTAAAAAATGGATTTCCAATTAATGTATATTTATTATCTATATCATATGCATAATCATTATTATTAAAAGATGAACCATATGTTTTTACAAATTTATCTTCAAATCTAATAGAATTAAACTTCATCGCAATATGTCCATCTATATGACCATCGCCATTTGGATTATATTTTACAATACCGTATAGTGCCAAAGTTAAGACCCCCCCCTTAAGGGGGGGTCTTCAAACTTTTGGACACTATGGAACACGCGTTAGATGCCAAAAGTTAGCCCCCCAAAGGGGGCTTAACTTTGGCACTCCACGGTATCACCTGGATAAAAGGTGATTAAATCGTTTATTTTAATATCCGTTTTAGCGAACAATCCATTCCCATGAATACTACTCTTTTTAATATCTACTAGATCTAGTTCAAAATCAAAATTTTGAGTCAAATATACAAGTTTTGATTTATCACAAATATATTTTTTATTGTCTAATGGACATGTCGATGACACCAATTCAGACTTATAATTTAACCTATAACCATCATATATTTTATTCTCTATCTCTATAAAATCATTATGACTGGAAGTCATGTTTAATACTAATTAATATTCAATATTATTTCAATTTACGGTTCATAATTACAAACTCATAAATTGAAAAGATAAACAATAACATAATAAACAAAAATGAAGGTTACAATTGAAATTACGAATAAGGACGACTCGGAATGGCTTGAAGATATGACAAAAGAGAAACGGGTCGAAACCATTCGCAATTGTATTACTATCGGCCGCATAGCAATGGAGAATTATCAAGTTCATATTGATGGCTCTAAAAATCTTGAACCTATTATTGCCAAGTTTCGGGATGAACTAGATAGAACTGTCCAAAAGACATTAGAAAGCGTAAAATATTCTTCTGAACGTATTGACCAAACCCGGGAAGAACTTACTAGAATGTCTAGTAATATTACAGATGTATTGGCCGCTAATACTAATACAATGGTCCAATCCCTTATGGATGGTCATAGGCTAACAGAAAAAATTATTGACCCAATTAGTAGTCGTATTGACCGTATGAATGAACAGGTTGAGAACATTTTTTCAGTTAAAGGTAGTAGTAATGTAAAAGGCAAACTAGGAGAAAACTTAATCGCTGCACATATTGCTACTGCTTTTCCTCATTATGAAGTTAATGATATGTCTAATACTGGTCACGAAGCAGATTTTCACGTTATTACTGATTTTGGTAAGGTATTGTTAGAAATTAAAACATATACGGTTAGTGTTAATCGAGACCAGATTGAAAAACTGTATAATGATATTAAACGAACAGGCATTAAATATGCAATCTTTTTATCTACAACATCAGGAATTGTAGGTAAAAAGAACATTTGTTGGGAAGTCTATGGTGATAACAATACCATTATTCTATATTTTCCTAATAGTTCATTATCAAGTGCAGGTATTACATTTAGTTTCTTGTTCCTAAAGGCACTAGTTCAATTAGGTATTGATAAAGAATCAAGTAATACATTTTATAAATCTGAAGAGGAACTCCATAGTATTTTAACTATGTTTAATGACTTTTATACAGACCTAACAGGAGTTTTGGATAAACAAACACGGCTTCGATATGATATTGGTAGCACTAAAAACAGTATTGATAAACTAATGGATGAATTATATAAAGAATGTTTCGAACTAGAACTAGAACAAAAGCGGGCATTAGAAAGCATTTATGGCCGTATTCGTGATAAACTTAGTATTCACGGAAAATCACTAGAAGCCTACACCTGGATTAACGACCGCTTAGAATTTACTAATTGGGTAGAATCATTAGGTATTAAACCAATTCTCGGTGGGCAACTATATAAACTATATGAAACCGTTTCTACATTAGATAATTGTATTATGTGTTATGAAAAAGGTGATATTGAAAAAACAACAAAGTTAATTATTGCATCTAAAATAGATAAAAAGATATTATGTACTATTCTTATTACTAAAACTAAAATCGATGTAGTATTTGAAATCCCTAAAGACTTTAGTGGTCCGATTACACTTAATCATAAATATGAAAGTTTTAAAGGTGGTGATATTACTATTACACTAGGTAATACCCCTGAACCGTATGCTATTATTAAGGGGCGTTTATTGTAGATAAAATTAATTAATACAATTATTTTGTTATTACACAAAAATGGCGATGACTGCTAATAGAATTAACCATGTTCTAGAAAAAGAATTCAATCTACCATATTGGTCTCGTGGTATGCGTGCATATTTAAAGGATATTCTAGAGCGTGCTAATTCTACTGGGGATTTTGATATTGATGAAGAACTGTTTGAGGAATTATCAAAACCATCAACTTATTTTATTCCACAACAAACACGCCTAAAGATTAAAGACGTTCTACTAGATATTCGTGATGGAATACTAGCAGGGAAAAAATTGCACCAATTCGCCGACCAACCGAAGATGAACATAATACAGTTAAAGATTGGCCATTAGATTTAGCAAGCCCCCTGGATTTATCTAGGTCTCCTATATATCCATACATGTTATGGATTGTTCCAATTGATTGGCTATATAATCTAATAGGAACGAATTTTATATCGTGTTCTTACAATGCGGACAAATCTAAACCAATAACTGTTACGGTTATAGATAAAGAAAGTGCTGAACGGAAACTAAGGAACGCATCTGAAAAAATGAAGACAACCCACCTTAAACCGGTTGATGTCATAGAAGTCGTTGCCGGTACCGTATAGTGCCAAAGTTAAGACCCCCTTTAAGGGGTGGGTCTTCAAACTTTTAGACACTATGGAACTCGCGTTAGATGCCAAAAGTTAAGTCCCCCAGAGGGGGCTTAACTTTGGCACTCCACGGTAAGCCAATAAATTGGGTTGAAGAATAATCAAAATTGAATTTTGAAAATAATGTATAATTATAATACAAGACAGGAATGTGCGAAGAATTAACTAAAGAACAATATGATACTTTATGTATCTCTGATTGTAAGGTCGAAAAGTTTTCACTAACTGGCCGAACTATTCTAGGCAAAGTTATCAGTGTGTATGATGGTGATACATGTAAAGTAAATTTGTTCTTATCGCCGAATAGCTTGAAACAATTTACCATTCGTATGAACGGATACGATAGTCCTGAACTAAAAACAAAGAATAGCACGGAAAAGAAATGTGGACTTATTTCTAAGAATACACTAAATAAACTATTGGAGGACCACATTGTTAAACTAGAATGTCTAGAACACGATAAGTATGGTCGTATTCTCGCCAACTTATTTGTAAAACTAGGTGATGGTAGCGAACTAAATGTTAATAAGTATATGATTGATAACCGTTTTGGTCATTCTTATGATGGTGGTACAAAAAAGACATTTGAGGAGTTATATGAACAAACTTATTATGATTTAAATCGTGTAGTTTTAGTTCCTGAAAGTATGAATTATCTATAAATTGTATGTATAAATAATAAATAATTATGTAGTTACCGTGGAGTGCCAAAGTTAAGCCCCCTCCGGGGGGCTAACTTTTGGCATCTAACGCGTGTTCCATAGTGTCCAAAAGTTAAGCTTCGCTAACTTTGGCACTATACGGTACTTTGATATTCAAAGTAACTAAATAACTACAAAACTACTAAATTAATAAATTTCTAATAGGCAAACAGTTCCTTCATTTTCTTATGGTGCGCTTCCTTGTTCCAAACACTAACCGGTTTGGTCTTAGTGCCAAGGATAGCCTTGCGATCCGCCTCAATCTGCCGAAGCAGCATATCAAACAAGGCAGCTTCCTCTTGTAGTTTGGTCTTCTGTTGTTGCACATGAATGTTTTTCTGACCCATTACATAGTTCGCCATCATAGTAATGAGATTGTTCGCTTCGCGGCGATACTCCTGTTCGATCCTGTTAATGTCGGCTTGAATCTCTTCGAAGCGAGTCGTTTGCTGTTTTTTACCATAATACCGCGAAGCATACTTGGTGTAAGCCTCAGGTGTGTTTTCTTGAGTGAAGCATACCATGATTAATTTCTTGGAAGGTTGTGTCTAGAAAAATAACTATACATTTCAATTTATTATATTATTCCTATAGATACCATATAGTGCCAAAGCCAAGTTTTATTATTATAATTCTAATAAAACGGATACAAAAGTTATTTATTCGTCGTCGCTGTCGCTAACCACTATTGTTACCTTAGTACGGCAATCTGGATAAACCACATATTCTTGATTGTTGATGTAGCCGCCCGCCTTGTTTGTAAAAATCGAAAGTAGGCTGTTCATGTATTTGTCTTTGGAGAGCAGACCAGCGTTAAAGTCGGCACGGTTCTGGAAGAGGCACTGCCGGGTAAAGTCGTCCATTGTTGGTTCGAGGTGTGTCTAGAAGACCTAACTGTATATCAATTTCCTTCTACAAAGCAACTAAACTATAAAACTACACTATAACTCTAAACAGAAACTAATTACAGATATGTATAACAGGAACAACCGGGGTCCTCACACCACTGAGACGGTTTGATGCTAGCGCGTCGGCGGTCGTCAATGGCCGCTTGAACCTGGCTAAGCAAACAGCAAAACTCTTCCACCTCTCGGCGAATGACACGGCTGTTGCGAGGCTTCTTTGTTTCAATATATGCCTGGGACGAGTAATAGGCCTCGTCGGCCATCTCAAACGTCTTGTTATAGACAGTCTGGACAAATTTCTGTTCCGGTGAAAACTCGTCCGTCATGATATAGTCGATGTTGTCGAGGATGATGCTGAAGATTTCGTGGGCGGCGGCGATGCGACTAGGAGTCTCGTTCATGGAAACCTGTCCGATAAGTTTCAGTCGGCTCTGGATAGCCCCAACGAGGGAGTCTTTCTTGTCGCTGCTGATGGTTTTGCCGTTGCGGAGTTGCATCTTGATACAAGGAGAGGTGTGTCTAGAATGGTTATAGTAGTCTTCAATTTTTTACTAACTAGACAAATAGAGGGCTACAAAGCAAGGTTTTACTATATTTCTAAAAGAGGAAAGAACACTAGAGAAAGAAAGACTAACACTTAATTACCAGGCGTGACGCGGGGGCTTGTTCCAGCCGAACGAGCTACCCATCGGGCGCTTCGTGCGGGGGATGCTGTAGCGGCCGCGTTCGGGGTAAATCACGCCCTTACCGAGCGAGATGTCGAGCTGGGCCTTCTCGAAGACTTCTTGCGTGTAGTTCTTGATGCGGCGACGTTCCTCAGCGGCAGCGGCGCGAGTCTTGACCTTGTCGGCGGCGCGTTCCTTGCGCGACATGCGACGCTTTTCGGCGCGTTTCTGTTGCCAGTCGAGAAGGCGCTCGAACTTGTCCTCCTCGCGGTAGATGCGGCACTGCGCGAGCTCCTGGATCTTCTCGTTGTTGTAGAGCTCCTTAGCGTAGGCGAGGCGAGCCTGCTCGGCTTCCTTGAGCACCGCTTCGAAGTCCTCGTCCAGCTCGGCAGCCTCCTCCTGTTGGCGACGGCACTTGTCGATGTAGGCGTGCTCAGCCTCGAGTTCAAGGCGGTATTGCTCCTTGATGCGAGCGCCCTCGGCTTCGGCGGCGCGAAGTTCCTCGAGGCGACGGCCGATGATGTTCTGGACCTCGACCCGCTTGGCACGGTCGGCTTCGGCGATAGCGGCCTGGCGCTGGTGCTCTTGGTGTTTCTGGTAGCACCAGGTGTTGTAGGCGGCCAGCTGTTGCTGCTCGTAGCACCAGGCGGCGTAAGCGTTGATTGCGTAGAGGTTCATGTCCATTTTGATTCTTGGAAGGGGGTGTGTCTAGGGATATCGATAGACTCGTCAATTTTACCCTAGGCTAGCAGAATTAGAAAGTGTCAAAGTTAATTATAGAAATATAAAACTAATATGTTTGAATACTTTTTACAACATTTTATTTTACTTTATCTTTTTGTCTAGATTCGAAAACAATGTTTTCAAACATACTACTTTGCTTCTTGTCGGTTTTCTTGTATTTACACATTGCTAATTCTACAATTTCAAAAACACTTTGAATATTCTCGGTTTCTAGACTATCTATATTAGAAATACTAAACATCACACTGAATATAATAGGTTCTTTACTTTTATTCACATTAAATACAATTTCTGTGTTACAATTACGGTTCTTAAAAACACTAACTTCTTCGGCAACTTCATTATAAACACTTTCTAATCTTTCACTAAATTCTTCGACATTATCTAGACGCTTTAGTAAAACTTGCTGACAAAAAATGTCAAAATATGTTCCTCGATATTGTTTAAAACGTTCTAAATCTACTTTATATAAATATACTTTATGATCCACAGGAACTTCTAGTCCCAATAAAATAGAACCTTTTTCTTCCATAGTGCTTTCTAGATATTTATCATCATAATAATATCGTTTAGATAAGTATTGTTTGTTAACATACCAACCATTCTTGTTTAGATAACCTTTTAATAGATCAAAAAAGATTTTGTTATTAATATTAAAGGATCTGTTTGAAATAGATTTGCCGATGGTGATATTTAGTTTGTTATCGGCAGATATATTTTGATAGGAATTAATGAGGCTAATTATGTCCATCTTATTGATCTTTAAAGTATAAGATTAATTTAAATCAATTTATAATACATCTACTATTTCTTCAAATGTACTTTTATAGAATTGTTGAATAACATTATAAAAATTTGTTTTTGGTGTAAATGCAATCGGTCTATTACTTTGTATTAAGTCTATACTATCTAATATAGGATTATTTGTTTTGTGGAAATGTTTAGTTAAGTAACATGCTACTAATGTTGCTGAACGTTGTCTTCCAGCATAACAATTTACTAATACATTTTTACCATCTTCTATATGTGTATGTATTATATTCACTAATTCTGGCATATGACTAAGTAATAATTCTGCATCATCTGGATGATCTCGGACCGATATATTTATAAAACGAATATTATGTTTGGATAATTCCCTTTGTGTATCTATATAAACAATATCCGATAAGTTTATTACTAGGGTGATATCGTTTTCTACTAGATATTGTAGATTGTTTCCTGCAATAATATCGCCTAAAAATAATCCATTAATTATTCTATTCGCAATTGGAACACTCCAAAATGTGTCATATAAATAATAATAGTAGTATTTAGCAAAATTAAGTATATCCATATAATTATTTTAAGATTATAATTATATAATATTTTAATGTTTAAGTTTATAACTTCTTTACCTTTTTAACATCTACATCATGTTTATTCTTGTGTTTTTGTTCAGGCTTGCATTCAGGTTTCGATTCATGTTTATGCTTATGTTTATGTTCTCGCTTATGCTTATGTTTACGTTCTGATTTACATTCAGATTCTTCATCTTTAGGTGGGCATACTGGAGGACATACTGGAGGACAAGGTGGGCATACTGGTGGGCAAGGAGGGCAAGGAGGGCAAGGAGGGCAAGGAGGTATTATTGTGGTAGAATTACTAAGTCTAAATAACATAAATAAGGCACTGTTACCTGGTTCAGTACCACCTGGATTAATAGCAGTATTAAGTGTTCCAGCATTAGATTCCCAGTTTCTAATTGAGATTACATCACCCTTATCAAACTTTACAAATTGTCTCATAACACATCTATTAGCACCCGATTCACGACCACTCGTAGTAGCATAGAATGGCACGCCATTAATAAATAATGTAAATTGGCCAGGTTCATTAGTCATAATATCACCAAATAAATCATAAACACCTTCCTTTTCGATAGTGAAAAATTCATAGCCTTGTGTAAAATCAACGTTATGTTTAACACTGTAATACGACCAATGAACAGATTCATTTATAGATATCTCTTGGTGGTCTTTAGTGTTTAGGGATAAATAAGCAGGAGAGCCAGTTATTTGAAGGTGTTCATTCTTAAGTAAGTAGTTCTTGAATGTTCCATAGCAGCACTTGTAGTGTTCGCTAATCTTACATTCATCAATAACAATAGGAACTGAAGCCAATGGAGCTATCTTAAATATTGTTAAAACAACACTAGTGGAGTTTTGAACACCGCCAGCATTTTCATTTGTAGTAACAGTTGGTGAGTTAGATGTGTGGTTTCTAACTGTTACGATATCATTAGCGTTTAATTCTAATATCGTTCGGATTGTAAGTTGATCAGCACCCTTGTTAGTCCCTTGAATTGTAGTATCAACTGGAACACCATTTACACAGAAACAGAATTGGCAAGGAACATTATTGTTAAGAACGAAGAATAATTTATATACACCATCTTCGGTGATCTTAACTTGTTCGGGATTAACACTAGTGGGATTCCATACAATACCATTTGCTAAATAACCATCTAATAATGATACATCTTGTTCTGCCACTAACGACTGGCTTAATGTAGTATAGAAAGAACCATATACGTTAAACCCTTGCATCATAAGGTCTTTATCGCATAATAAACGGGATAATAACTTTCTATATAATTTCTTGTTTAGGCACTTGTTATCTTCACATGTCATCTCTCTAGGGCAGGCAGGATTTAATGGTGCTATTTTCATTAATAATAGTGTTAAATCATTACATTCATTTTTACCACCGGCCTTATAGGCTGTGGTAACACTAACACTGTTAGATGTGTAATTTCTTACTATAACACCGTCGTCCTTTTTAAGTGATAACATAGTTCTATTAATAACTTGTCCGGCACCAGCATTAGTACCAACTGTTGTATATTGTTGAACAACACCATTAACAAATATTGTCCATTGACTAGTGTTATCATCTGTAGCCATGAAGAATAAGATATAAACACCATCTTCTCTTACGTAGAAAGGAGCACCTGGATAGAAATGGTCTACATTCTTTTGAATAGTATTTTGTGTAATTTCGACTGGCCAACCTCTAGGTATAATAGATGTTTCGGTTTCAATAGAGTTAATATAAGCACCCGAGCCACCAATCATAAGACTGTCGTCATGTAATAGCTTATACTTGTAATAATTGTATAATTCGTCAAAATTACATACTTCGTGTTTAGACTTTTTACTCTCTTTAGAATCACAACTTTCCTTGTCTGAGCAAGGACGCTTCTTTTCACACTCTTCTGAACTAGATGATGATGATTCCGAATAATGTCTTTTGCGATGTTTCTTATGTTTTTCAACAGTGATAATTACATCTTCGCTTGAAGAACTAGAAGAGCTCGATGAACTAGAAGAGCTCGATGAACTAGATGAACTAGATGAACTATCATCACGACATCCGTGTTTTTTATAATGTTTTTTACTATGACCCATTTTTTCTATATATATAATTTAGAAAATATTTTTGGAAAAAATTCCGAATTTAAAAATAATTATTTCCTTAGGAAAATAATTATTTTTTAAATATATTTCTGCGTGATTTTTACGGTCATATAATTATTTAAAAATCAATATATTTATTATATATTTTAATTATTTTTAATTTCCATAATCTTTCCAAAATATTTTCTAATTTATAGTTATAGAAAAGATGAACAACGATAAAATAAATATGATATTAGATGATGTATCTATTATTGATTCGGTCAACGAGAAGACTGATAAACAAAATAAATGCAAAAAACCGAGTAAGTTACTAAAATCATCAAGTTCTAGTGACAGTTCTAGTTCTAGCACAACAATTTCTGAAACATTTGATGTAAAGATCCGTACTAAGAAAAATGATAAACATCATAAACATAATGATGAAAAATCAGTTGTGTTATATTCAAATAATGAAGATGTTTTATCAAAGGCTACTACATGCGATCCAAATGTTTCATTAAGAAATTTTAATCTAAATGTAATAAAAGGTGATAGAGGTGATAAAGGTCCTAGAGGTTTAACTGGTAAAACAGGAAAACGTGGTCATAAAGGTAAAGATAGTATTGTTCCTGGACCAGAAGGACCTGTAGGTCCTGTTGGTCCACAAGGGGAACAAGGACCACAAGGAGAAGACAGTACAGTTCCTGGACCACAAGGTCCTATGGGACCTGTTGGTCAGCAAGGCCCTCAAGGTGAGGCTAGTACAATTCCTGGACCACAAGGACCACCCGGTCCACAAGGAGAACAAGGCCCACAAGGTGCGGCAAGCACTATTCCTGGCCCACAAGGACCGCCTGGACCACAAGGACCAATGGGTCCTCAAGGATTACAAGGTGTCCCTGGGCCTCAAGGAGAACAAGGCCCACAAGGTGCTGCAAGCACTATTCCTGGCCCACAAGGACCACCTGGACCACAAGGAACTGTGGGCCCACAAGGTCTTCAAGGGGAACAAGGTCTTCAAGGACCACAAGGTATTCAAGGTGATCCTAGTACAGTTCCTGGCCCTGCTGGACCTGTCGGACCAATAGGCCCACAAGGTCTTCAAGGCGAACAAGGTCTTCTTGGTCCTCAAGGACCACAAGGTAATCAAGGAATTCAAGGAGAACAAGGATTACAAGGCCCACAAGGTCCTCAGGGTGAGCCTAGTGTGATTCCTGGTCCAATTGGTCCTATTGGCCCACAAGGGCCTCAAGGACCTCAAGGTCAACAAGGAGTTCCTGGCCCACAGGGAGAACAAGGCCCACAAGGATTACAAGGTATTCCTGGTGCTGGTGGTATATCGGAATATGCATATTATTCTAATAAAAATACTCAAACACTTGCAGAAAATGCAATAATATTATTTAGTGATATTAATATACAAACATCTGGGTTAGTTTATAACAGTGGTAATATATTAGTTGTAAATGCAGGTGTATATAAGTTTAATTACATATTACACTCGATACAAAGTAGTCAAGTTGCATTATTTTTAAATAATGCTGTTGTATTAAGCAGTGTATATGGATCTGGTAATGGTGCTAAAAATAATTATGGACAATGTATATTAAATGTATCATCTAATTCAACTATAAGTCTAAATAATACAACGACTGGTAATTTAAATATAGATATTAATAATGACGGTAACCAAACCCCAATTAATTCATCATTAACAATAGAAAGACTTGCTTAAAAAATTTGTAATAATATATAATATTTTATAATAAATAAAATAATATATAGTGTAACCTAATAAGGTTAATCATAGTTCATAACTATGTAACGTCACTTGCTTCAAAACACCCTTGTGTTTTTGTTAAGCAAGATTAAGGATATAATGTTTCTCCGGTGCATATACATAGATTCTTTTCATATGGTTCATAAACTCTTTTTAATTTCAAATAAAATTTACTGGCTTTATCTAAGGTATTATTTGTAGAAACTGTATTATCTTTTTCTATAGCCATACATATATTAGGAGATCTTTCATATTTTCCTAATATTATAGGTGAATCATATTTTACATAACTACTCTCATCATTTATATTAGTTGGATTTCCAATAACAAATGTTCTAAACATTAAACCATCTTGATGACTTTGTAGTTTAGTATTATATTTAATATATCTAACTGAGTTTTTGTTTTGAATATAGGCATTGTGTGCTATAACTACACGATCGCCGTATTTGATAGGCATTTGAGATGATTTATCATTATGATTTATAGATACTATTCTAAGTTTGCTAAGATTACATGTGATCTTTTTATCTTCTGGGGTAATCATAATTATTTGACTATTATAGTCATGACGGTTAAAGTAGTTATTATCAGAATCCATTATATCTATAATATCACCAGAATGTAAAACACCGGCCATACGTTCATTTTTGTCACTAGTAAAACCTTCGCGCGAATAGATAGAAGTAATATCTTTATTTTGAGAGTTGGCTAAAATAATAACACAAAGAAATAAAAATATTATAAATATAGTTATTAAATATCTATTAGTGATTGGCATATTATATTATAAAGTGGGATTTTTATATTAAAAATTATTTAATATATTAATAGTAGTCGAATGAGTTATATTCCTAAAAGACTAATTGATATGAATTTGTTAATAAATATGTCTCAGAATAATCCATTAGTTAAAGATATGCCGACACGCCTTATTGCATATGATATACCTATAATTACTAATACATCATTAAAAGTTTTTAAAATAGAAAAACAAATAGAAAATATTAAAAGTGGTGGGTTTAAGAAGATTGGACCTAATTTACTAAATGGAATTTTGTTTATAATAGTATGTTTAATAATTTATTCTGTATTACATTATAAATATTATAAAAAAAAAGAATCTCAGATTAAAATACATGGTGGCACTTGAAATAATATTATTTTTTATTGCAATTTTTTTTGGCTTAATATGTGCTAAACTTCCATATAAACATACTATAACTAAAGATCAAAGAATGAACTTTGGTGCATTACCACCGTAAATTATTTAGTTTGATTTTTGTACATATGTTTATACATCTTTTCAACTTCTGAATAATCATATAGTTTCTTTAGTGGTAAATTTTTGATTTCTGCTATATTTTTATTGTATTCTAGATTTACAACATTATGTAAATCTACTAGCCATTCAAATAGTTCTCTTCTATTTTCTAGACGCGGCGGATGATTTTTAAAATGTCTAGCATAATTAAATTTACAAGAACACGGTAAAACATATTTTAATGATTCTAAAAATGCATACATATGTTTCTTTTCTTTTGATGTTGCACATAGTCTATTTTCAGAATATGTAAAAGACATACTATGTAAAAAAATCCATAAATGTGGTCCCCAAATATTTGGATCCATATAATATAATATACGATTTAAATACATTAAAATTAGTTTTTATATAGAAATAAAAATAATTTTATCACTAAATGGATTATGATATTTGTGTAGAATGCGAAAGAGAAAATCAACAGATGCTTAAAAAAAAGGGATATTGTTTAAGTCATACGTTACCGTATAGTGCAAAAGTTAAGACCCCCGGTGGGTCTTCAAACTTTTGGACACTATGGAAACCGCGTTAGATGCCAAAAGTTATGCTATTGTCTAGGAATTGAAAAACCACTAAATAAATTATTAATTATAATAAATGGCATTTGCAACCGTTAATCTTATAAGTTCCTTAGGTTCTACCGCAACACTCCTAACAACTGATCTATTCATTAAAACTATATCTTTTACATCATGTGGTATTATTACAGTAGGGCAATCTTTATTTACACAAAGTAATGGTTATATAGATTTATCAAATTTAGAAAAAATGGAAAAGAAACTAGATTTACTAGAAACTATTAGAATATATGATTTGTGGATTAAAGAAATATTAGAAAAAGAAAGTGTTAATATCCAAAAATCTGTTTCGCTTAGAGAAGCAATTACATCCTTTAATCTTGTTCTAGAAGAACTACATAATATCCTTATATCTATAGATGTAAAAGTGAGTAATCATAAGTTAAAATGGTTTTATAGTTATAGAGGATTGGACTTTAGCAACGAACTAGAACAAATACAAATTAAAAAAGGGGTACTTGATAATAGATTTAATCTGTTACAAAAAATTCATGGATTTACTTAGGATCATATAAATTGATAAAATCATATTTTAACTAATATAAAAACTATCATTCTCTATTAGTTAAACTAATAATGAACGCGGATTCTACGGTTGAAGATGTTCTCGAATTTACTAAGACTGGAACTGGTATTAGTACATTTGTTAATATTGGTAATACATGTTATCTTAATAGTGCTTTACAAGTATTGATGCATGTTGATGAAATTAAAAAGATTTTTCTAAAAACTGAAAAGCTTAAATTAAAAGATCCCCACTTTTTCAAAGATAAAGATATGCGCTTTTATGAATGTATAAAAGCTATTTACAAAGGATTCTGGGAAGATGATTGTATAATTCGCCCAATTGGATTAGTTCGTTACCTAGATCAACATTCATATTTTCCTTTTGGTGAACAAAGCGATTCTACTGAAGTATTAACTTGTTTAATTCAAAAGATTCATGAGATTATTTGTATTCCTAAAGGAAAATCTGAAGACGATGCTAATTCAGATCTAGAAAATTTGTCTATCAAGGAATGGAATCATCATTTAGAGTCTAAATATTCTCAATTAGTAAATATGTTTTGGGGTCAATATTATATTAAGAATGAATGTGAAGAATGTGGTTATGTTTCTAAAAAGTTTGAAACATTTCATTATTTTACACTTCCAGCTGTAGCTGACGGCGAAGATGATCCTAATAGCCCTATAACATTAAATACATTAATTAAAAATTGTATGTCAAAAAAGAAATTTGATAATGATAATAAATATCACTGTGATAAATGTAATAAGAAAGTAGATAATGCTACAAATCAATCCTCTATTTGGAAACTTCCAAATTATTTAATTATTCAACTTAAGCGATATTATGAAGTTGGTGATGGACACCAAAAACAAATACGAAAGGCAAACCGCGTTATTAAATATGAAGAATCATTTGATCCTAGTATTCTTCTTAGCCCAGAACATCCTCAATTAGAACATAGTTTAAAGACATATAAATTGCATAGTGGTGTATTACATCATGGTGGAATACATGGAGGTCACTATAACTGTTTTTGCTGGAATAAGGAATCTAAACAATGGTATATGTTTGATGATCAACAAAATATGCATCTAGATACACCATCATTCGAAGATAATGCAATTTATCAATTGTTATATAAATTAGAATAATTTTGCTATGATAAATTGTTTAACCATAATTCACATTATGTGAAGCAATGTTAATCTTCCTTAACAAAAGATCATAATCGTAATATTTTTTTAATCAAGTAAAATGCTTTTTGATTTTATAGTCTTCGATAAATCACATACCGTATAGTGCCAAAGTTAGCGAAGCTTAACTTTTGGACACTATGGAACACGCGTTAGATGCCAAAAGTTAGCCCCCCAGAGGGGGCTTAACTTTGGCACTCCACGGTAGCATAGTTGCATAATGTTGTAAAATATCTTTAAAAATATTATTTATTTTAGTAAAAAATCTAAAATAATTAATATTATACCGTGGAGTGCCAAAGTATCTAAAAGTTTGAAGACCCAACCTTTAAGGGGGTCTTAACTTTGGCACTATACGGTATTATATAATTAATCTTGCTTAATAAAAACATTACAAATTACCTTAGATAAAATATTTAACTATAATTTGTATTTTATATAAACTTATAGTTTATCAAAAATATCAATAGATCCTAAATACATACGACGGCAACACATCTTGCGAATACCTAACATATTAAGAGCAACATATTCCGCAGTGACATCTTTTACATCTAGTTCTGTTTTATGACCAAGTGGCCTAATTTTAGTTTCAGATAAACGTGTTCGTGTATGCTCACGCTCTTCTTCATTTGTAAGGCGAAGATATTCATTCCAATTAGTATGTGAGATAGGCTTTCCACATGTAAAGCAACGAATAGGTACAATCATTTTACTATTAAGAAATTAGAAAAACTTTTGTCAATTTTATTTATTATATTATAAATCTTTATATAGTTCTTGATTTATTGATTTAGTATTTTTAGAAGGACCTTTTTTTCTACCACTTATTTTCTTAGGTGCTTTCTCTGATATATCAGAGATCATTGATCCTAAAGTTATTTCACCTGTTTCTAATTTATCTAATATTTTATCTTTTCTGCTAGTTTCATCAGATCTAATATTAGAGCTTTTGTCGTCTAAAATACCACTCATTATATTTTTTAATTTTTCTACACTTTGTAAATAATCATTAGTATTATCATCTTCTTTTTCGATATCAAATGACGTAGGTTGTAAATTATTAATCTTAGGTATTTTCTGTTCATTTTTATATACAGATTCTGGAATATGTATATCTCCAGGATCTTTTAATTCACTTAAAGAAACATCAAGTTCATTTACTTCAACAGTTTGTTTTATGTTTTCTTTTTGTATTTTTGTAACAACATTGCGCTTTTTACGTTGGGTAACTAATACATCTACATCTGTTTGTGAATCAAGCGATCTATCATTTATATTTTTATTATTACGATTAGAATAATCATCAATAAATAGATATTCAGTAGGAATATTCTTTTTTAGTTGTATCTGTTCAGGATGTTTTCTAATTTGTCTAAGAACTAAATGTGCAGCAAAAGAATTTTTCATTACCTTTAATCCTGAAATTTCCACTATAATATCTAATATATTTCCAACCTTAATATCTTTATCTAGATTTAATTTATTTTTTTTTAAATCAAATATACTAATATTGTCACGCTCAATCTTTAGACGAAGTAGGTTATTTTTAAAAGATGTTTTATATACACATTCTAATTCTTGTATCGTTATATTTTTACCTAACCATTCCTCGCAATTCTTAAAACATGAAATTTGATTAAAATTATCTAATTCTTCAAAGAACTTAGATATTTCTAATAGACGGTCTTTTATTTCTACATCAATATATCCTTGTTCTTCATCTATAAATATTGGTTCGCTAGAAAGAACAACTTTATTTATTTGAAAAAATATTGGTTGTTCATCAATTGTATAATCTATGTAATATTTACGGTTTCGTTTTTCTAGTTTATCAGAAACAGCAATTTTTTTAAATGGAAACTCTCTATTAGTAAATACAGATGTATTAGAAACTACTGTTGACATTTTAATCCTAAACACAAATAAGATGGTATTTTTATTCTAAAAACGCATTATAAATATAATAATATGTTTAACTATATTATAGTAATCAAATTTAAAGATATATTATATAATTGATGTAAAGAATTGAAAACTTTTTATTTCTTCATATAAATAAGAACACGAATGACGACTAAATTTTCAAGACTATTCCACAAAAATACTACCCAGGATCGTATTCATATACATCCTAAATTTCTACACTCCAATCTAGATGAAGCAATTACATCTAAAATTCAAACTAAAGTTGAAGGAATGTGTAATCGAGATGGTTATGTTAAGAAAAAGTCCGTAACTCTATTAAAACGTAGTATTGGTTCTGCCAACAGTAATGATACAAATGGATATGTAACATTTGATGTATTATATTCAGTTGATATTTGTAATCCTACTACAAATGAAATTTATCCATGTATTGTTAAAAAAAGTAATAAAATGGGGTTCTTAGCAGAACCTTTAGAAAAACCTAATCCCTTGGTAATTGTAATCGCTAAACAACATGTTGAAGATAAAGATTTATTAAATTCTATTCAAGAAGGTGATTATATTTCTGCTAAAATTATTGGTTCTCGTTTTGATCTAGGTGATGACAAAATTTCAGTTGTTGCAACCGTGTTAGGTAAGCTTAATAAACTTGATATTCCTACTTTTTTATTACAAGAATATGATTTAGGAATTAAAAAAAAATCAATTGTTAAAACTGTTTAATCTTTTTAGCAAGGAATCCTTAGGATAGGATGTTTTAAAAAGTAAAAATGTAACAACCTTCTGAAAATAACATCACATAATTAGGCACTTTATATTACTTTGTTTTCTAGTATAGCTAATTTATTTAATACTTTTATCATTATAATTAACAATATAATTATAGATAGGCACAAAAATATTATACTAATATAAAAAACTAGAATATATTTATGAAAATATTTATAGATATGAATAAAACATGGATTTATTAACTTGTTTTTCAGTGTTTCTATATTTTCACTTTTATTAATTTCCGTTATACATTGATTAATTAATTGTGTTGTAATTTTACCTAACATCATTATATTTTTAAATAGATATTTTAAAAATTTAATAATCATAAAATTATTTAATGTTTGATAACAAACATTAAATACTCTAAATACCCTACATCTAAGGTGTTTTTTTGATGAAAGGTTAATCTTACTTAAAAACACTGTACATTAGAGTTTTTTAAGCAAGTGATATAGCGTATAGTGCCAAAGTTAGCGAAGCTAACTTTTGAACACTATGGAATCCGCGTTAGATGCCAAAATAAGTTCTCATAGAGAACTTAACTTTTGGCACTCCACGGTACTTGTGAAATATCGTTAATAACTATTATATTTCTTTGTAACCGAATAACAATATCTTACAAAATTACTATAATTCATATCAGTTTTTTCGACATATGTTGTTTCATACGTATCCCAAATACTTTGTATATATACAAACATATCTACTAATAAATTATGGTATTTCTTTTCGAATAAAGTAACCTTTGTCTTATACATAGAAAGAGGCATTACTGTTTTAGTTTTATTTAATAGCTTTTAAATATACGAATATTTGTATATTTAATATTTAACGCATTACACAATATAGTTTTAAATATAATTCATAGTTATGTCTCACGGTTTCTATACTGCCGATATTTACGGCCACCCCAGAGGGGGCTTAACTTTGGCACTCCACGGTAGTATTTAACAATAATTCACATTATGTTACGTTAATTGCTCACTAAATATCCTACTCGTAGGGAATTTATGTTAAGCAATGTTAATATTTAATATTTTTTGCATAATAATATTAAATCTTAGTTAAAAATAGTATTATGCAAAACATAATTAGTAAAATAGAAAATTTTGATCCTAAATTATATACTAAAGAACAAATACAATTATTAGAAAAAAAGGGTTATTCATTAGATATTGATTCAGCAAAAAAAGATTTACAAAAAAATAACATATCATCCGATATGGAAAATATTAATTTTATTAATAATGTATCTACATTAAAAAATACACAGGGGACTTCTAAAATGGTTTCTGACAAATATATTAACGTTGATAATAATTATAATAATTTAGTATCTAATATAAATAAAATAAATAATACTAAACAAACTGATAAACCCGCATATAAAATAAATAATACTGCACAAGAAACTGATAAACCCTCATATAAAATAAATAATACTATACAAACTGATAAACCCTCATATAAAATAAATGATACTATACAAACTGATAAAGCCGCATATAAAATAAATAATACTATACAAACTGATAAAGCCGCATATAAAATAAATAATAAGAATTCTAATATATATTCAAATAATGAATATACTAATTTAAAAACACAAAATAAACATCTTATGGATTTACTTACTAAAAATGAAGCTAGTTTAAGCAGATTAAATAACAAATTAAGTATGTCACTAATGAAAATTAATAATTATGAATTATTACAAAAATCACAAAACAATTCAGATTTACATATAACAATACAATCTGAAAAAGATAAAATAACTAATATAAAAAATAAAATAACAAATACTAATATTTTAAATAATAAATTAACAAAATCATATAATAAAAATTTAGATAATTTAAATAAAAACTGTTCTAATGGCATTAATATGAATGATTATATTCATAAAAAAAAGATTCCTTGTTGGGGATGTAATTTATAGTAATTATATAAAATAATAAATTTATAAATTACTCTTAGGATATTTACGATTTCACAATATAAATTATAGTTAATTATTTTATAATTAACTATAATTTTATATTATTTATTGACATTAATCATACTTCATACCGTGAGACATACTGCCGATATTTAAGGCAGTATACGGTACCGTATAGTGTCCAAAAGTTAAGCCCCCCTTAAGAGGGGCTTAACTTTTGGACACTATGGAACATGCGTTAGATGCAAAAAGTTAGCCCCCTCTGGAAGACTTAACTTTGGCACTCCACGGTAACTATGTATTTTTATTTACCGAAGGCAGTATAACGCAAAACGTTTTAATTTCTCTAAAACTCTTAGGGTGCTTTTTGGGCAAGATTAACTTGATTCAACACCAATTTCATCGTCATGTTCTTCGGGTTCAATTGTATGTTCATCATGTTCAACTTCTACATCTTCAAGCTTAATATCAGATTCTTCTACTTCAACGGTCGATTCTTCTACTTTCACGGTCAATTCATCTACTTCAACGACAGATTCTTCTACTTCAACGGCAGATTCTTCTACTTCCACGACAGATTCTTCTACTTCAACGGCAGATTCTTCTACTTCCACGGCAGATTCTTCTACTTCCACTACCGATTCTTCTACTTCAACGGCAGATTCTTCTACTTTATCTTTAGTTTGTTGTTTTATAGTCTCCGATAGTCGTTCTTTATGTTTTATTGATTGTGTTTTGTTTTTTTTATTTCTTACAGATGGTGTTTTAGTTTCTTTATTTTTTAATGTTGTTGTTGTTTTAATAACTGTATTTAGTAATTCATCTGGTGCTAATGTTTTATTATTAATAACTAAAGGAGTTGTTTGTATATCTGGCTCAATTGTTTTATTCGTCTCTTCTTGTTCTACCAATTTATTTATGTCACACGTTATGTTATTTACAGGCGTGTTTGTTATGGTTAATAAATTATTTAATGACTCAAATAAAAGAGAATATATAAGTGATATTTTCTCATCCGATAATTCTAAAATTTTAGTAGAACCATTTGAAAAATAATCTAAAATTTGCTGTTGTTTAAAATTAAAATTATGTTGCATGTTATTATTTACTGTCATAATTTCTTTTGTAGGCTGTGTAGGTTGTATAGGCAGTGTATGTTGTATAGATTGAACATCCGGTATAGATTGCACATCCGGCATAGATTGCACATGTTGTACTGGTTGCACAATTTTAATATTTAAAAGATAATTTATCTCTTCATTAGCTAAATCTAAAGGTGTGAATTTACGAGCAAACATAATTTTATTTTCACGGCACAATTCAATAACATCTGTTGATAAAAAACCGAATAATTTAGGATGTTTTGTATTAGATGTCCAATCTACATGTGTAATTGGATGATTTATAAATTCCGATGGGTTAATTTTAACAGTATGTAAAAAGAAATTAATAAAGAAGTGTTCATCAGATGCAGGACAATATTTAAAATCATTTAGATATTGTAGTAATTTACCATTATTTATACCCATAAATAACACTTGTGCATGACATCTATCTAAACACATCCATTGTGATTGTTTTGCCCATGTATGTATAGAAATATTAGGAATATAACTTTTAATTAGTGTATATCTATCTATATTTTTTCCATACGACCAATATATTCTACTTTTGTTTATTTCATTCATTACACATGAATACATTTCATCAAAATTAGTAGTCGGAATACAAAATTCTGATAATAAAATAAATTTTTTAACAGTTGGATCAGCAATTGCCATTTGAATTAGATATATAGTTGCTTTAACCAGAGATATAGTTCCCCAAGATGTTAAAATTGGTCTAAGAATTGTAGAATTTGTATCTTTCCATAACGATGATTTTAAACAATTTGGTTCTTTAGGATGAATAAAGATTTTATATAGATTTTTATCAACCGTTTCAAAATATTTTTCCCATAAACCTATATTATTATGTTCCCCTCTGGTTAAAAATAAAAATGCAATTTTATCAGACATAATTAATATAAAAATAGATATTTTAGTATTTTACTATACGCATTTATAACACATATACATATAAAAAAAAATATCAGATTATTTTAAATGGCTAGACAATATGTTGATATCAAAATACACGAACCTGCTTTACGCACAATAGATGAAAAACAAAATATTAGTTATGATTTTAAATCATCTGCAATCGAAAGCATACATACTACAACTAAACTAAATTATGCTTTTTTTTCAAAAAGTAATATGGATATTGTTCAAAACGCAATACGTTATCAAGTATGGCAAAGAACTGGCAAAAAACATGTTATTGCTAGACAATCTGATACAGAATTAGGAATTATTATGCGCGCCTATTATTTACAATATGGTAAAAATCTACCTACTGATATTCCAGAACAAGTACAAGAACTAAATAATATAGTGATTGAATATTTAGTTCCAAAAATTATAATACAAATTAATCAATATGTTAGTTATCTTAACGATATTAGCACACCATATAAAATAATAGAATATCCGACAAATACAGCTATTCGTGGAGAAAAGTCATTCAATATGGCAAGATTTATATAAAATCCTTAAGTAAAATTATAAATTTATTAATAAAATAAATTTATACTTTAGTATTTTAACCATGCTTAACAAAAATACCCTACCCATAGGGTGTTTTTGAAACAAGTGACCTTACATAGTTATGATCTATGGTTAAGAACGTTTTTGTTTAATTTGTTCTTTTAGTTTTTTTCTAATTTCATCTTTTTTAGCCTTAGTTGATTCTACAGTGTCTTCTCCAGCAGCTAATGCACCCATATCGGCCATTCCAGGCATACAACCCATTCCTGCAAACATAGGATTGTTATTGAATACAGTACCCATCATTTGTTGTGCTTGAGCAAATAAATCTTTTTCATTTAATTGACCATGTTTAATTTTGTCCTGAATTTTACCACCAACCGTTTTAACCATTTCTTCCATAAAATCCTTACCTTCTTTATTAAACATCATTTTGAATATATCTTGTGGATTTTGAATATTTTTAAATGATTCTGGAATTTTAATTTCTTTAGATATCTCTTCAGCTAATTCTGAAAGAAGTGGATTATCATTCATAAATGATTTATCCGCTTCATTAAAATTTTGAGGATTAAATGCCTTTTCAAAATTCTTCATTAAGTTTTCCATATTAGTTCCATCCAGTATTTGAATATTAGTTATAAACTTTACTAATAATTGAGTATATACATCATCTGTATTTTTACTAGAATCCGAAAGAATTATTGACATATAAGATAATTTATTCAAATAAGCCATTTGTGTTTTTCTATATTCATCTGATAATCCCCCTTCGCTACTCATAATTTTGTTGTATTCGATAACTGAAAAAAAGGATTCGCAGTTATCAAAAAATGAATAATCTAGATTTGAAAGCGTTTCAAAATATTTAGATGCATTTTCTATAAAAAAATTTATTAAAATTGTCCATTCATCATCCATGTGTGCCTTGTAATATTTTACTGTGTTTTTCTTATATTCTGGAAAATTATCCGAAATATCCTTAAACCAATTTCTATACGTTTTTCTAAACTCGAGTTGTTGTCCTTTAATAAAATCTGGTGTTTCCATAGTATATACTTAGAAGTACATTAAATTTATTTATATTCTTTTTTACGCAATACATAGTTTTTGAATTTAATATAATATTATATATAATATTATATTAGTAATTACAATGATTAAATTTGAGTTTAAACTTTCCTCTAAATTATATGATATATATAGATTAGTATCTAAATATAATCTAGATTACCTTAATGATTGGTTATCATATGAAAGTGAATTAAAATATCTATTCTTTTTTGGCGAATCAAATAATAATGAAGATGATTATGATTTAACTAATTTATCGTATCCTAAATGTTTAGAAGATTTAATATGTTTATTACGTCATAATGAATTATTAACAAATGAAGATAAACATTATATATTATCATTATACATTGATGATGCCTATGTTTCTATAGATAACAATATAGCTACTCTACATATACAATTAAAGTCCGAATATAAAAAACATAACCTAAATGTAAATATACTAAAATTTTTATTAAATCATATATATAATCAATGTCATGTTGGTATATTTACTAATGGAATTATACAACCCCTTTCTGATAAGGACAAAATTAAATATAAATGGTTTGATGATGTTGGTTGGAGTTATAGATTTCTAAATAATTATCCAGATAATATAGATGCTTTATTCTTTTCCGAATTTACATTTGTTACTGATGATAAAAGTATAATACCTTCTAATCCAATCTATATGTCTAATTATAATTTAGAATGTTATCAAGTATCAAAATGTATAGATACAGTAAATAATGATATTCATAGATATAAAAAATCGATTAAGTTCCTTAAAAACAAAAAAAAAGAATTAAAAAAAGAAAAATATAGTTTATATAAAATATATAGAGATAGTTATATAAATATGTTATGCGATAATAATAAAAAGTGGAATATTAAATCCATTTAATCTGTTTTTTTTAACTTTTTAAGAGTACTGAGAATATCATTTAACGATGGTGGTTTAAAACCATTGTTATTTATAACTTTTATCGGTTTTATTTGATCATTTATATTTGCCTTTTTTAATCCTCCTATACCAACTAGTAGATCACCTGAATTAATTTTTTGACCACCACCACCAAATAATCCCATCATTGGATGCATAGGACGTTGCATAAATGGCATAGGTGGCGGTGGTGGAGGTGGAGATACTGGTAAAACATCATCTTCAATTAAACATTTTTCTATTCTACATAAATCTAATAATTTAGATTGTATAGCAATCCAACTAAACCCTACCTTAGTTATTTTCTTATCGTTATCTAATTTAAACCATATAGAGGGTAATTCTAAAATAAATTGTCCTCTACTATGTTTAATTATTTTTTCTAAATATTCATCTTCACTATATCTTTTTTTAAAACGATCATATATCGTACTAATTTCTTTTTTATATTCTACAGATATACTTACATATTTATCTGTATTTATAAAAAAGTTATAATCAACAACATCTGATATTTGATCTTCTACATCCAATATCATATTATTACTATATGTTTCGGATAATTCATAATATTGCAATAATGATTGTATTATACTATATTCTAAATTTGTAATTAATCTATAAAAGTTTTGAATATTTTTATCATATTCTAAATGCCGTAATGATATAAAAAAATAATTATAATTATTTCTTGAAAATATATTAGAACCAATAGTTAATACCGGCGTTTCTATTAATAAAGGTGTTCTTTTATTATTATCTAATATATACACATCCATTGTATATATTTCATTAGTATTAGATGTCTTACATATATCTCTTAATCTAATATTATCCTTAGTAATTGTACCAAAATCCTTGGACTTTATAATTTTATAATTCATACTTTATCAGATACGACAATATATATATTATAGTTAATTGATGTTAAATCTATTGTTGTTAATTTTTCTTAACTTTACATAATAAAAACAATAATTTAACCATAGTTCACAACTATGTGATATTACTTGTCCGAGGCTGTTAGTGTTTCGTACTTACTTGCCGAGAATTCCGAGGCTACCTGTAGGGTGTTTTTGTTAAGCAAGATTAATAAATATTATTAGGATAAGTCATAATTGCGAATTATTGTTATTGTTTAACCGATTTCTTAGATAAATCTGGTATAAATTTAGTATGTTTTGTTAATACTCGTGGTGTATCTAAGTAATAATTTTGAACACCTACATTAAATAAGTATTGATCAGAATTTAATATAGAGTCGCGTTTTAATTCAGACCCTACACCAAAATCTAGACTCTTATAATAATCATCATAACCCGCAAAACTATTTAACTTATAGTTAGCTGCCATCTTTCTATAGTAGAATCAGATTTAAAAATAAATTGAACAATCATCTTAGTACAAATTACACACCCTTTCTAAAAAAACATGTCCGACCTTAAAAGTACTGCAACCAGCTTTTCTAGCAAATCCGTCAATGAAAAATATCAAAAGAAAACACATATCCAACAAATTAAAGATCTTCCAGATACATACATTGGTAGTGTAGAACTTGATACACAAACATTATGGGTTATTAACGAAACTACTATGACAATGGAACAAGCAGAAGTGTCCTTTATTCCCGGACTATTCAAGCTATTTGATGAAGTCTTAGTGAATGCCAGTGATCATAAGGTTCGCTGTCCAGAACTTAAAAACATTAAGGTTAATCTAAACAAAGAAACGGGATCTATTAGCGTCTGGAACGACGGTAGTGGTATCGATGTTGAAATTCATGATGAAACTAAAGTATATGCCCCTGAACTAATCTTCGGACATCTACTTACATCTGGTAACTACGATAAGACTGAAAAGAAGGTTACGGGTGGTAAAAATGGTTTCGGTGCTAAATTAGCCAACATCTTCTCTACCAAGTTTATTGTTGAAACCGTAGATGGGGAACGTGAAAAAAAGTATGTCCAGGAATTTACCGACAATATGTCCGTTATCGGAAAGCCTAAAATTATTAGTTGTAAAAACAAGCCTTATGTATGCATCGAATTTACGCCGGATTACAAGTTCTTTAAACTTCCAGGTCTAACAGATGATCATATTAAAATTTTTACTAAGCGTGTGTATGATCTTGCTGCTACATGTAAAGATGTTAATATCTACCTTAATGATAAGAAACTCCCTATTCGTAATTTTGAAAAGTATATCGAACTGTATATTGGTAGCAACAAGAAAGAATTACCTCGCGTTTATCAAGAAGTTAGTGACCGTTGGGAAGTTGGTGCTTGTACTAGCCCCGATGGAACATTTAATCAAATCAGTTTTGTAAATGGAATTTCAACATATAAAGGTGGTAAGCATGTAGATTATGTTGCAGATAGTATTGTTCGACGACTCACTAAATATATCAACGAGAAAAAGACTAAGTTAAACGTTAAGGAAAGTTATGTTAAGAGTAATATCTGGATATTTATTCGTTGTCTAGTTGAAAACCCAGCTTTCAGTAGTCAAACTAAGGAAGAACTTACAACAGTATCTAAAAATTTTGGCAGCAAATGCGAAGTTAGTGACGATTTCATTGAGAAGCTTGCAAAAAGTGGTGTCATGGACAAGGCTGTTGAACTTACAACATTTAAGGAGAAAGACAGTCTTAAGAAAACGGATGGTGCTAAGCGGACTACATTAATTGTACCTAAACTTGAGGATGCTAACAAGGCAGGTGGTGCAGAATCATACAAATGTACTCTTATTCTTACCGAAGGTGATTCGGCTAAGGCAGGTGCTATTAGTGGTCTTAGTGCTTTACCAGGTGGTGGCCGTGACTATTATGGTGTATTTCCACTAAAGGGAAAACTTCTTAATGTGCGTGAAGCAAATAACTCACAATTGTTAAATAATGAGGAAATCAAGAACATTAAGAAAATTGTTGGTCTTCAACATTATGCTAAGGAAGGAGGTGGTGCAAAGGTTTATAAGGATGTTAAAGAACTTCGATATGGTAAGATTCTTATTATGACCGATGCTGATGTTGATGGTAGTCATATTAAAGGTCTCCTAATGAACTTCTTCCATTTTCATTGGCCGAGTCTTCTTCGTATTCCAAACTTTATTGATACTCTTAAGACACCTATTGTAAAGGTAACGAAGGGTAAAGCCATTCATTCTTTTCACACACTTAGTGAATATGAAAAGTGGAAGATGGCTACACCAGCATTTCATACATGGAAAACTAAATACTATAAGGGTCTAGGAACATCTACATCGGTAGAGTTTAAAGAGTATTTTAAGGATTTACAAAAGAACTTAGTTCATTATTGTTGGAAAGATGATTCTACAGATAATGAAGCAATTACATTAGCATTTCAAAAGGACCGCGCTAATGACCGTAAGGGTTGGCTTAATGACTATAATGCCGACCCAAACCATGAAAAACGTGAAGTAGTTGTTAATGATCCTAGTTACAGTGAGTTTATTCATAATGAACTAGTTCATTTTAGTAATTACGATAACAAGCGGTCTATCCCGAGTATGCTTGATGGTCTTAAACCTAGTCAGCGTAAAATCTTGTTTTCTTGTTTTAAGAAACGTCTTACCGAGGAAATGAAGGTTGCTCAACTAAGTGGATATGTTAGTGAGCAAACAAGTTATCATCATGGTGAAGTTAGTCTTCAGGGCGCTATTATTGGTATGGCTCAAGATTTCGTAGGTTCAAACAACATTAATCTGCTTATGCCGAACGGTCAGTTTGGAACACGTAGTCAAGGTGGTGATGATTCAGCGAGTCCGCGTTATATTTTTACATGTCTTAATGATGTTAGTTTCGAATTGTTTCCGGAAGATGACTTTCCAATTCTAAAGTATCTTGACGACGAAGGATTTAAGATTGAACCTGACCATTATTATCCTATAGTTCCTATGATTCTTGTTAATGGCAGTGATGGTATTGGAACGGGATTTCGTAGTAAAGTGCCTTGTTATAATCCAGAAGATATCTATCGGGCATTTAAAGGCCGTTTAGAAATTCAAGAATCGGGTGAAATGTTTAAACCATTTGAACCTATTCATCCTTGGTATCGTAAGTTTGATGGAAAGATTGAACAAGTTGATGTGATTGATAAGACATTATATGAAGAAGATGATGCTGCTAGTATCGGTGGCGACGCCGATGTTTATCGCAAATATGTTTCTACTGGTATTTACACAATTAATGGTGATACAATTAAGATTACCGAGTTACCAGTAGGAACGTGGAATCAAAACTATAAGGATTTTATCGAGGCGTGTATCGAAGAATATCTTGATAACAAAAAGGATGCTAAGGCTGCCGATCTTAAAAGTGTTGATGGTAAAAAGACGAAGAGTAAAAAGTCTAATTGTATCCCAATTATCTCTTATGAAAATCACTGCACCGAAGAAAAAGTTACATTTACACTAAAGATTGAGAAGGGATTCTTGGCTAGCCAAACCCATGAAAACATCCTCAAGCGGTTTAAGCTTACAAAAGGGATTAGCACATCTAGTATGTATCTTTACAATGAAGATGGAGCTATTCAACGTTATAAGTCACCTGAAGATATTATGGAGGAATTTTTTACAGTCCGTTTAGGAAAATACCAAACGCGTAAGGAATATATGCTAAACAAGATGAAGACAAGTTGTATTATTCTAGAGAATAAGGTAAAGTTTGTTCAATGTGTGCTTGATGAAAAAATCAAATGGAATCAAGAAGAATCTGCCATTGAATCTATTCTTGAGAAGTTGGGTATCAATCGTCTTGATGAAAATGCTATTAATCTTGGTATTGACTATATTACCCGTGAAGTACTACCTGGCGCAAAGGTATCTTACAATTATCTTCTAGAAATGCCGATTCGTTCTCTTACTAAGCAGAAGATTGATGCACTTAAGAAGAAATATGATGAACTAACGGAGGAGTATGATGTATTAGATAAGACATCTATTACGGGATTGTGGCTAGCGGATTTTAAGAAGTTTGAAAAACTGTTTGTTTTTCCTAAGAACACGGTAGTTAAACAAGAGATTAAAACGGCTTCTGGATCATTTAAGCCAAAAGAAATTGGAGAAGATAAACCACCTGTAAAAAAACTGATTAAGAAGAAGCCAGTTGATATGACAAGTTTCTTAGTTAAAAATGAATCAGATACGAATTCCGGTTCGGATACAACGGTAGGAACAAAACCTAAAAAAATATTGATTAAGAAAACATCAATCTCATCATTAGTTACAAATGAATCAGAAACTAATTCGGGATCGGAAACAACTTTAGAAGTAAAACCTAAGAAAGTATTGATTAAGAAAAAGAGTGTTGGTATGGATGCATTTGTATCGACAGTATAGTACCGTATAGTGCCAAAGTTAGCGAAGCTTAACTTTTGGACACTATAGAACCCGAGTTAGATGCCAAAAATAAGCCACCCTCGGGGGCTTACTTTTGGCACTCCACGGTAATATAAAATACATAGAATACCATATTATAATTAAAATAATACTTTGTAACTATAAAAATACAATTAAAGAAAACTGTATTTTTATAATTAAAGATGACATCTTATTACGATTTACTTGAAACTTCAAAAACCGCCACAAAAGATGAACTTGCAAAGGCTTATAAAAAAGCAGCGTTAAAGTGGCATCCCGATAGACATATAGATAATAAAGCACATGCTGAAGAGATGTTTAAAAAAGTTGGAAATGCATATGATGTATTAAAAGATGATAATAAAAGAGAAATCTATGATCGTTATGGTGAAGAAGGATTACAAAACAATAATGGTATGGGTGCTGGTGGATTTAATCCGTTTGATCTATTCTCTGGTATGTTTCCAGGTGGTATGCCTGGATTTCCTGGAGGTGGCCGAGGAGGGCCTAGAAATGATGAAAATAAACCTATAGTCCATGAAGTTATATGTTCTCTTAAGGATGTTTATGTTGGTGCTAAAAGACATGAACACGTTGAACGTATTATATTTTGTAGTCCATGCGAAGGAACTGGTTTTAAAGACAAAAAAGTGCATCCTTGTTCTACATGTAACGGTAAAGGTGTTCAAGTTATGATACATCAAGTTGGACCTGGAATGGTTCAACAATCTACTAGAAATTGCAGTACATGTAAAGGAACTGGAAATGATGGAGCTCATGTTCATTGTGAAAAATGTAATGGTCAAAAGAAAACAAAAGAAACTATTAAGATCGATATAGAAATTAAAAGAGGTATTAAGAAACAATCACAACCTCTTATTTTAAAAGGTAAAGGTAATCAATTAGGTCCTAATAGTTTTGGAGATGTTGCAGTAATTTTTAATGTACATAATGATCCTATATATTCTAGAAAAGGTAATGACTTATACCGTAAGGTTGATATTAGCTTACGTAAAGCACTTCTTGGATTTAAATTAACAGTAGATCATATTGATGGTAAAAAGATTGTTATTGAATCTAGTAATATTATAAGTCCAAATAGTGTAAAGAAAATACCTAAATTAGGATTTATGGATACAAACTCGGGTCTTTATGGAGATTACTATATAGAATTCAATGTAATATTTCCTGAAAGATATAATAGCAAACAGCGTCAGGCATTAGACTTAGTTCTACATAAAGACCCCGAAGATGATAGTTATAAAAACATTGATGTAAATCAGTACCATAAATTAGAAGATAGTATTGGATCACCAAATGGTTCTAATAGATTTTATACTGATTTAGATGATCAAACAAATGATACAATGTTTCATACAGATGGAGCTCAAAATGTACAATGTGCCCAACAATAAAATACCGTGGAGTGCCAAAGTTAAGCCCACTCTGGGGCTAACTTTTGGCATCTAACGCGAGTTCCATAGTGCCCAAAAGTTTGAAGACCCACCCCTTAAGGGGGGTCTTAACTTTGACACTATATGGTAGAAACGATAAATGTATAATATATATAATATATATTTTCTAAATATGCACTAGAAATATTTAGAAAATCTATTAGTTGATGAACAACAAAAATGTAACAAAAATAATCATTCCTAATAATAGATACCAATAATGTATTTTGGAAGTATAATCAAAGTTGTAATTATGATGATAGCATTTTACTTTATAAAAAAACTGGATATTCCAGAATCCTACAAATTCTTATTAACTGTTATACCATCACTATTACTATTAAGTACAAATTATGTGATTCGTTCGATTCAATATGCTGGTAAGAATAAACCAATTACGGTAAGACGTGATGATAATGTAAGCGACAAACCTCTAATTGATGAATATTTTTATGAAAATTTTGCTATAGAAATTCAAAAGGATGCTAATGCTATTTTATATGAAAATGAAAAACCGTTTTGGATACAAAGTGGTGGATATTTAGATATTTCAAATCCGAATAATTTTATTAAATTAGATAACATTCATTTATCAACAAATTATACATTAGAATTTTGGCTAAGATTAAAGAATGTTGCAAATAATAATATATGTACATTTAATTTGGGTGATAGTATATTATTAGATGTAACATATGATGATAAATATATATATATAAATAGATCTACTAAAATACCAGTAACGAATGATAAATGGGTACATTTTGTAATAATGAGGGGTAAATCAGATACAATTGGAAACAACAAAGGATTTGTATATGTAAATGGAATATTTATTAGTTATATAGATAACTTACCCCACTTACAAGAAATAAATAGTGCATTTTTATTTAAAAATTCTAATCCACCTAATGAATATAATAAAAATTATCATGATTTATCTAATTGTTCTTTAATACGTTTTTATGATAGATCATTAACAATTGATGAAGTCCAAAATAACTATTTAAAAGACGCATACTATTTTGGATTACAAGAAGAGGATATGGATTCTAGTAGAACATATGTAAAAGGAAGTAATTTAATATTTTATTTGGAATGTAGAACTCCTACAGCACCTATTAATGATAAAAGTGAAGATACTAAAACTTGCAAGAATTATACAGTTATAGAAAAACCAATAGAAGTAATGTATAATATTAGTAAGCCTGTTAGTAAAAATAAAAAGGCAACAAAAGTTGTTTTAGAAAAGCCAGAAATTATTGATATTTCAGTAGAAGATATAGAATATCCTAATGATAGATTTATAGATTCTCAAGACGATTGGTTAATAAAAGTTAGCAAAAATATAAACAAAGAATCAAAAAAAAACAAAGAATCTAGTAAATCAATTAAAATCAAAGAGGAAGATGTTAAACTACAAAATAATTGGTTAGATGGAAAACCCAAACAGACAATTATTAAAAAAGAAGATAAATCAAAAAATACTAAAAATATAACAAACGAAGATAAAGAAGATAACGATAAAAAAATTAAAAAAAATAATATCGAAATAAAGAAACAAAAAGATAAAAAAGAAGTTAAAACAGGAAAACCAATATTTTAAAATTATCTTAAGTAATTGTTTTAATTATTTCGCAATTATATAAAAACAAATATAGTCCAGATTTTTTACATTTTTCTTTTTGTTTTTCACTAAATTTATTAGGAAGTGCCCTTGTATGCATTCCCGATTCAATACGGTCTTTAATAGAATTATTAGTCTTTGTTAATATGTCTTCTAACCCTTTTTTACTTTTTATATTATGCATTTTATACAAATCTGTTAGAAGATTTGTAAAAGATTCGCGGTTGATATTTGGAGCACAAAATGTTAAATTTGGACTAAAATGTTCTTTATATCGTTTTTTATAATCTATTAAAATTTCTTCAATAATATTAATTTGCCCAGACTCATGATTTTGAGTATTAACATATAATTCTGGAACAGGAATTGTTTTGTTTAAATTTTCAAAAATATCTACTAAAGTTCCTTTAGTAGAATCTGTAAATATATGAATAAAAACATTTTTATGATTCACAAGTTCTTTATATTCTACCATAGTTAATGCTGTATATCTATGAATGCCATCTAGAATATAATTCATATTTTCTTTAGAATCATAATGCATATAAAAAGGTTGTAATAATTCAACATTTGGTTTAACTAGATAATTAGAGATTTCACTACAACGAACATCATCCGGAGGACGATTATATTCCCAATTCTGAATAGGATATTCTAGTAATTCACCAACTGTTAGTTTTATTAATTTGTGTTCATGTGAAAAAACGTGTAAAATCATTATTGAATTATATAACTATTTTATATATAATTCAATTCTTTAACAATGCATAATGTGAATTATGGTTAAACTAGGTCGGTACTACCAAAACCTTTATCACCGCGCTCTGTATCTTCTAAATCATCTACTTCTTCAACATCGAGAAGAGATATCTTTTCAATAATAATTTGTGCTATTTTATCTCCTTTATTTATCACTACATTAGATTTAGTAAAGTTATTAAATAGAATTTTAATCTCTCCTCGATAATCACTATCTATAACACCTGCATTGATAACTAATCCATATTTAACTGAAAATCCTGAACGAGGCGCAATTCTACCATAATAACCATGTGGAATAACCATAGAAATACCTGTAGATACTAATCCACCACTTTCATTCAAACATTGTGTAGCGATACAAGTAGTTTCACTAGCATATAAATCTAAACCGGCGGCATATCTAGATCCACGCGTCGGTAAAATAGCGTCAGCATTAAGACGTTTAACTAGTAGTTTATCGGTCATATTGTTAGTTTTATAATATATTTATAATTTTAAACCTTTTCGTTATTTATTAATAATATACATTGATCTCCATTACAATTCCAAGTTGTATGTTCTGGATTTTCAACATCTCCTAATGATTCAACCTCTAATCCATTTGCAACTAAAAAGTCAGTTAAGTAATTTTCTAATTTAATATGATAAAATTGTATAAGTTTTGTATCATCGCATTTTTGTATTAAGTTTGTTTTATTATGAAAAGGATGATAAAATTTGCCATGTATTTTAACACGATGTCCACCAGAAAAAAATAAATCTTCATTTGGTATTTCTTTAGATATAGTATCCTTGTGAATAACATATAGATTATCTTCACTGGATGCTAAAGTGTTATATATATCGATAATTTTAACTTCTCTGTTATCGGAGGTTAATACTATATCATTAATTGATAAGTTTTCAATTAATATTTCACCATTTGGGGTAAGAATTTTTGTACCTTTTAATAAACAAGCAAGTGTGAGAGGATTTCCTACGGCTGTAATTAATCCAAGATTAGTATTTATGGTCGATTCACTATTTCCAGAAGAGTTAATAGTTACACGCATTTCATAAGTTCTTGCACTAGAAAAATCATTTAATACTATTGAAGGTGAAAAACCCATATTTGATATATTAATAGTACCAAATCGTCCTTCTGGTCCAAACACAATAGGATGTTTAAAAGCTCTATCCGAAACATTTATGTAACTAGAAATAGGTCCAATTTGTTGGTTTGGGGCATCTATAAATACAGTACTACCAACGATACGCGCTATGCCAGTCGCAATAGTAATACCATTTATAGTTACAATATTATTATTAGTCGGCGAATTGTATGCCGCGCCAAAGTTATATGCTGGCCAAAAATCATTAAACGTGATTCTAAATAAACTACCATTACCTATATCAACAAACGAAAACGTACCATCGTCATTATTTCTTAAAGAAAAGATTAACTCAATAAAATCACTCATTTATAATTTTATTAGATAATAATTAACATAAAACAAAATTCTAACAATCTATTTCATTCCATTTTAAAACAGTTCCTTTAGTTGTTTGAATATAACCATCGATAACATATTTTTTACTATCTACAGAATGATGAACCTTAACATGACATTTTTTGCATAATGCTACTAAGTTTGCCGTTACATTCTTATGAAACCTCTTATCATCTTTCTTAATACTGCCATCTTCATCGGCATTACATTGAAAATCGATATGATGTGTATCATCCGCTTTTTTTCCACAGATTTTACATTTATCAACAACAAGTTTAGCGTTATATTTAGATGTTCTAGTAGATACTAATTCAGTAGGGATATCAAGAATCTTCCTACGGATATCCATACAACGCTTAATAAAATCTGGTTGTTCTTGAATAATATATTTAGCAACTTCAAGACCATAAAGATCACTACCCGCACCAGGTTCTAATTTTCGATCATAAATTAAACAATCTAATTTTTCATCGAATAATACTTTTAAATGCCAACATTGAATATTATGAAGACATGTAATTTCATCCATAATACTCAATCTATGTAGATGTGTAGCAAAAATAAAGTTACAGGATTTATTAGAAAGTTCTACAATACTACTAGAAACAATAGCTAACGCGGAGATTTGTTCAGTTCCATGACAAATTTCATCTCCTAAAATTAAACTATTTTCATTGCTACGATTTAGAATTGTTCTTAGCTCTGTCATTTCAACTACAAAACTGCTAAATCCTTTACTAAAATTGTCTTCACCTGTTATCCGCGTTAAAATATTTTTATAAGGATTATAGATAAATTCACTACAGGGAACAAACATTCCGCATTGCGCCATAATAACATTTAGGCCAACCGATTTCATTAAACTACTTTTTCCACTACTATTTGTTCCAAATAATAAAATACCTTTTTGACTATCCCTTCCAATCTCTATGTCATTTGGTACATAATGTAATCCATTTAATACTTTTTCAATAATTGGATGGCGCATCCCTTTACTTTTAATGTAACTGTGTGTGTCTGTCTGTACAATACTAGGCTTACAATAATAATTTAAGGATGCACATTTTGCACAAGAACTAATCCAATCTAATTCAGAAATAAATGTAACAATTTCATCAAAAATGGATTTATGTTTAGTATATAATTCTTGTACTTTTATAAGAAACAATTCTTTGCATTTATCTTGTAAGGAATTTTCTAAACCATCTATCATCTTATTTAATTTATGTAAATTATCACAAGTAATTTTTGTAGTCGTTGATGCCTTGGTATATTTTAATTCGCTATTCCAGCTAGTATTTTTAAGTCCGGATTCACCATACTTTTTAATCAACTCGGCGCGTTTATTTGTAGTACTATAATAGAATCCATCGCGGTCATTGCGTTCAATCTTAATAAATTCACTATCTTTTTCTTCATCAATTACAGTAGGACTCTTTTTTTTACCTCTAGAAAATACAGTTACATGATCTTTAATACTATTAGATAATACACTAGCAATATTATAAATTTCTTTTGTTTTATCTAATAATTGAATAACAATTCTATCGATGTTTTCATCAATACCACGATTAAATATAGATCCTTTAATGTTATTAATTCCATATTTTTGACATTCTTTTAGATTAAATATACTACGGTAATCATCACACCATGTAATAAAATTATCATGCATTGCACTATTACAAAATGGAAATAATATATTATCTCTAGTATAAGATTTAAACAACACGAATAGTTTAAGAATTTGTTCATAGGAACGTTCTAATAAAACAAAATGATGTGGATTAATTGTACCATTTTCAATCTTTCGATGAATACGTTCGATATCAAAAACTTTGTTTAAAATTTCCTCAAATTCCTTGTATTTATCAGACATCCAATCTATTTGATTATAACGTCGTTCTAGAATATCCTTATTGACAATTGGATTTAATAAACGTTCTTTATGTAAGCGCCTACCAATACTAGTATTAGTATAATCCAATATATCAATAAGAGACCGATTAACGTTATGTGTTTTAGTTACATTTAGTTGATAAATACCATTGTTTTCAATTGTAAGAAATTTAGTGTTTTCCCAAAAAGTTGGAGGATGTAATTGTTTAGTAATAGTTTCATCATGTTCATATGCAAAATTAATAAGTTGAATATATGTTACGGTTAAGGCTTGATCTCTAGTTAAACCTAAATATTCAATGGGTGTAATCATTCCGGTGCTGTTAAAAAATTTACCTAAAAATTCTTGTTGATAAGTAATTTTATGATGATCTTTAGGAATAATATTTATATGACTAAGAGAACAAATATTTTCAATACCAATATCATTAATTTTATATCTTAATAGATCTAGGTCTGATTCTTTTTCTGTATAGAACATAATTTCAATAGGTGTCATTGAATGAATAAATCTAAAACATTCATCCATACATTTTTCTTTATCTTTACCATAATTATTACAAACAGAATATAATGTACTTTTTCCCAAGGAACAATCCATCGCCGCCATAGAAATACCTAAAATATCATGTTCTTTAGTGAATTCAACAAAAATACTCATTAATACTTTATTTTTAACTTTATTTGGATTTGATAGATTAATATCATCTACACAGGTTGATGCACTTAGAATCTTGGTAATTTCACGTTTTGGTTTTGGAGAGGATGTTGTTTGTTCTACCAAAATAACTGTATAACCATTTTCAAATAAAGCTGGTGTATATTTATCAATATATGCGGGTTTAAATCCACCCATAAGCCAACCATTAGTTTTAGTTCCAACATTAATATTACATACTCCACAAATTGTATAAACATCACCTAACTTCTTATGTTCATCTTCCCATCCATAGATTTCGAAAAAATCACCACATTGAAATAAAATACACGCCTTGCCATATTTTTCATTATACTTATTATGTAATTTGATGTATGTATCATATACACCCAATTCTTCCGTGTCTAAACTGTTATCCATTATTCTTGATTGTATTTATTATGTTTATACTACATAATTTCAATTTTCCCGAATGATTCTTTAAGTACTTTTAATCTTAGATAAAGTATTTAAAGAAGTATTTATAAAGAATGTCTTTTCGAATTTATGCTAATAATTTCTTAAGAATGTAATATACTAAGCCAAATAAAAATGCTTTAGTTGCTAATCCTAAATAACCAAATTCTCCATTAGTATTGTTTAGAAATTTACCAAGATTTTTACTTAATAAATCAGTTACTGTGCCAGATTGAAAAATAACGAATAATATAATCGCTAATATAGGATCTCTAGATTCTTCCATAAGTCTTTGTAATAATGGTTTCTTGGCGTGCTGGCGTTTAATTAGATCATCTATAATCTTTTCGGCTTGTTCATCCGCTTCAATACTAGATACTATATCTTTGTTACCAGAAGAGCTCTTGATTGCACGATTAATAACTTCATTATCGCTACTTTCAGTATTACTACTATTAACAGATGCATTATCTATAGCTGCTTGTTTTCTTTGTGGTTGGGAACAATGACTAGCATTTTCAGAGCATGCTTCTGACTTATCTATATCATTAATAACTTTATCGATTAATTCAATATCTGTTTCGGCATCATTTGTGGCTTTGTTCATCTCTAAAATAATATAATTTTTAATTCATATTTTTCTTCCGCACTTTATTCTAAACATATAATAAATGAATATAGAAGATCAGGCAATTTGTGTTTTAAAATTTAATTCGCATCATTATAGTAATGGAATTGCATATTTTTATAAGTTAAATAATCAAACGCATCTTATAGTAATGTTAAAAAATATTGATTTAGAATATGGACAATTAAAGGGCTTACATATTCATGAATGTGGTGATATTACAGATGGTTGCAATAGTGCATGTGCTCATTATAATCCAAATAATAGTTCCCACGGATCATTGAATAGTAATGTTAGACATTATGGTGATTTAGGAAATGCACATGTTGATAATACGGGTTTTTCTATTACACATATTAGTGATATTCCAGTTGATATTAAAGATATAGTTGGTCGTTCTTTAGTTTTACATGAGGCTGAAGATGATCTAGGATTAGGAAGAAAAAGATATATTATGTCTAAGGAAAAAATATCTAGAACAATTATGAAATATTTAGATTATTCCAATAGACAAATATGTTATCATCTAATGGATAAACATCAATTACTTAGCAAACAATTAGAAGATAATATTGGTAAAATGCTAACGGATATACGTCGATGGAATAAAAATAAAAATGGATTAAATAATTTAGTAGAAAAAACACTTGACTTTATAAATAATAAAGTATCAGAAAGTAAATTAACCGGTAATTCTGGTTCTAGAATTGCATGTGGTATAATAGGATATTGTAAGCCTAAAGACATTAAATCTATGCTTATTAATTTTAAAAATATATAATTTATATCATAAATTTTAACCATTATAATATACATTTATTAAACATAGATCACAACTAATGTATACTGCCAAATTTAAGGCACACCCTTTAGTGTGGCTTAAATTTGAAAATCCGCTGTTATGTAAAAAGCTTTACATTTTACTTTCTAAAAAACACCCTTAGGATGTTTTGTTAAGCAACATTAATTCTTATGGTAATTTCTACATTTATAACAAATACCATTTTTATTATTATTTCTTATAGATCCACCACATTGTCCACACGTATGTGATTCTATTTTGAAATTATGTTCATTTTTATTAGGAATACAAAAATATGGTCCTACATCTGAATATATTAAATTGTATTTTCTATCTTCTTTATCGTAAATTAAATTAGCTTTACTTGGGTTTTTGATTAACTTACCATCGGCATCTATATTAGTTACAGGTAATTGTCCTGGTTTATGACTCCAATATCCATTAGAATCTTGTCTTAACCAATGATAATTATTATATCTATCAATGACAAGAACTCCTTTATAATAACCTTTTTTACATGATTTCTCTGGATCAGTACAATATATACTTGGATTATCATAAATAGCTCTTCTAGATATTTCTTCGCGTGTATAATCTTGTTTTCTAAAGGTATTTATATGTTTATCTCTGTGACCAGGTTGAGGACGTTTTTCTCTATTAGGTATATAATCATCTAAAACATAAGCATAGCAATTATGATTAAGACGGTCAAAATAATTAGTATTCCATTGTTCTGGATTATAATGTGGCTCACTTCCTGAAATAGGTAATTTATCACTATAAATGTCTTTTACTTTCTTTTCTTTGTTATGCGTTTCGTTATGGTTTCTAGACATTTCACATGCATCTGAAAAATATGTTTTTTTACTTTTACTACGTTTTTTATCTTCTTCTGAAAACCATTCTTCATTAAAAGGCTTGTTAATATTATTCATTGCCGTTCTATAATTATTAAAGAATGTTTTTTAATAAATTTTAATTTTTTCAATATTAACTTTATTTACCATAGGAGGTAAATCCTTTTGTAAGCTATTTGTATCAATATCAACATTATTATCTAAATTTTGTAATAATTTAAATGGATTCATAAGTACTTGTGTTTTTTTCATAATTTTATATGCTAACCCACATGGCTTAAATAATATTGAATATAAAAAGACAATTACAATAGAATACTTAATATCTCTAGTTGATAAAAATGCAATTGAAAATATTGTGAGTTTTTTCACAATTTTATTGTTTAAAACCATTTCATCATATCTGTTAATATCACTTACCAAAAATCTACCACCTAAGTTAATTATTAAAACCGCTAAACCAATCATCACCGGACTCTTAGAAATAGTATCAATTAAATCACCAGTGTTATTTTTAAGTGTTGATTCGAACGTACCAATGTTCATTTACTAATTAAACATAACATTATTTTCATTATTCAGTAATTAATTTAAACACAAATTGAAATTATTAAATAATCTTATAGTAATAGAATGAATCCTAATTATCAATATCCATGCGTACCTGTACAAAATCCAGCATTTGCAAATACTAAACGATTATCTCGTCAAAAAGATTGGACTAGACCTGCAAAAACAGAAACAGATGATATTAATGATAATCCCGAAAAACAAAGAGAAAAACTTGAAAATTATGTTGAAGTTGATAACATTGAATTTGTAGGATTAAACACACATGTTCGTTATTATGTGTTTGATACTAGAGTTGGTAAATATATGTTTCGCCTTGGTGGTCTATTAGCAATGAAACATTCTACATATGTTGTATTATCAAACGGAACACGTACATGGAGCGTACCAAAAGAATCTGAATACGAAGGTAAAACATATAAAACACGTTTTTTTCGTGTATTAACACCTTATGAAATGCAAGAAAAGAAAGCAGAACACAATAGACAAGAAAAAGATCAATCTTCAGTTGTTGTTCAACAACAACTAGATCAACTAGAAAGTCAAAAAACAGAAATCGAAAAACTTAAACGTCTTATTGTTAAAATGAGCAATCAGAATTTATCTGCTGAAAATGAAAGTGTTGTTGCTAGTGCTAGACGTAACACATCTGCTACAAATGCCAAAGGTACTCGTGGGAAAAATATCTAATATTAAACACTACATACTTTATCTATAATATCAAATACTATGGATTTACATAATATATCTATATCATTATTCATATTATTAAAATATTCTTTGATTTTTTCATGTGAATATTCTATTGCTTCTAGTACAATATCATTATCAACATTAAGTTGAAATGATAATAATGGATTATTAGGATTATAACAACTGTCAAGATTTATAACATCTTGATTTGTTATTTGGCGTTTATGTCTAGTTACAACATCTATTAGAGAGAATAGAAATTCTTCAAAATTCATACCATTATTATTTCTTATTTGTCTAGATAAATCAATACCTAATGTATCATTTGTATTGTATAAATCTATTGGAAAATTATGTTTTATTCCACCATCTAAATAATGTTTTTCTTTGTATAAAAATGGTTTAAATAAAAATGGAAGACCCATAGACATTCTAATTGCTTTCCATATTTTCATGTATGGATGTGTATCTTTAGATAAATATACCACCTCCTTTCTTTCTAAACAAACAACGGTTAATGTTACATTTTTTTCATATATATCATATAGTTCTTTAAATGTTATATCTTTACGTCCTATTTTAGAACGAATCATTTTTTTTATATAATGTTCTAATTTAATACCATCATCTAGTCCTAAATTGTCTAAAAATTCAAATAAATTCATATTTTTAATTTTAGAATAATCTAGTATATTTATTACATGTGGCATTAATTCTTCATATTCATATCCCAAAGAAATAGCAACTACAAAAAATGAACCTATAGATGTCCCTACTAAATTCTTAAATGACCCCATATTATTATTAAAAAATTTCATAAAACCTAAATAATATAAACCTCTAACACCACCACCACTTAATATTAAATTATTGTATTTCTTAGGCATTTATTATTAATTCCATTTTTATCTTTAAAATAATTCTAATTTACTTATAAATGGATAATCGTATATTATATCTTTTAATAATTTTATCTTTGGGGTTAATTGTTTTTGTTATTAAACAAAATATGATTCTAAATGAAAACTTCATTTCTTCTAAGGAAACACCTGCTGAAAAGGGTATTGCTTTTGGTTATGTTCCTATAAATTATAAAACCAGTACAAAAATAAAAACAATTAAGAATCCAAAAGCAATACATATTAATGAAAGTATTAACATATTTAGTAATAATAAATATTTAGGTTTTAATAATAAAAATCAACTCTTACCCGGATTATTTGATAGATTAGGAACATTTACACCATATATATATGAATCTATTAAAATACATAGTAAAGACTCAGATGATGTTATATATTATAATAAAACGGTTGTAACATTTACTATAACACATTTACACGAAAAATATTATTTAAGGTATATTCCAAATACAAATACTTTTTACTTAAGTAGTAATCCTAGTTTTTTTCAAATAATAAATGCAATTGATAGTTATAAAAATTCAGAAGTATTATACGATGATAGTATAATTATAAAATGTTTAGATAACTCCGAATATCTATTAGGATATAATGAATTTATAGTTACCGAAAAGAATAAGTCATCTACATTTGTTATTAAAAAAACTGATGTACCAGATATTTGTGTTAATTTTAATAAATCTAATAATTTTATGCCAAATACTCTTGATCCTATACAAACAAAATTAATAAAAACTAATTACAAAGAAGCTATAAATAATCATATTTCTAAACTTACTGGGGATAAATTAAATGAAATAAATAGAATAAAAGCAAATATAAAAGAATTAAAAACTAAATTAGCAAATGTAAATACCATGCAAAAAATACAAGTACAACAATTAAAAACAGAATTAGAATATAAACTTAAAACTGAACAAGACAGTTTAAATAACGAAATAATTAAATACAAAGAAGATAAAAACCAAGAACTTTCTAAATATTTAGATGGAATAAAAAAAACAAAATGGGAAAATGAATTAGCCAACTTAAAAATGCAAATTAATAAAACATGTGAAGATAAAAAAACACAACCGATTCATTTAGATGAAAATAAGAAATTAGATCAAGTACCCCAAATAGAATTAAACAATCATCAACCATTACAACAACAGAAACAGCCTAACGTATTACAAAATCATAGTGCTGTAAAATATAACCAAACTGAAATAAAGAAACATCAACAATTAGAACAAAAAAAGCATCAAGAAGCACAAAATCATTATGACATACAAAAACACCACGAAAACGAACTACAAAAACATCAAAATCTAGAAAAACAAAAAAAAAATGAAGTACTGCAAAATCATACTGTTTTACAACATCACCAAATGGAATTAAAAAACCAACAACCTTTACAACAAAAACAAAAACACGAAACACAAATACAAATCCATAAACAATTAGAAATAAAAAAGAACAAAGAAATACAACAACATCTTTTAGCACAACAATATCATCAAAAGGAAATAAAGAAACAACAACAATTAGAACAAAAAAAGAATCAAGCAGCACAAAAACATTATGAAATGCAAAAACACCACAAAAATGAAATAAACAAACTACAAAATATACATGAACAACAAAGAATACAAGACGCACAACAGAAAGCACAACTAAGACAAAAAAGAGTACAAGAAGCACAACTAAGACAAAAAAGAGTACAAGAAGCACAAATAAGAAAAGAAGCTGATAAAAGAGCATTAGCGGCTGAAAAAAGAGTTCATTTAGAAAGAAGTAAAATTAACGAAAGTATTTCATGTTCTAAAAATATAAATAAATATAGAAATCATTAATTTTGTTTAAAAAAACCATATGGACAATTCTTACTTTAGCAATCAATCCTTAGGATGGAAGTGTTTTATAGCTTTTGACAATTAATATCATATAATTGTGAATTATAGTTAAATTATATTACTTATTTTAATAATATTACTAAAATAATTAATTTTTGGAATTACGGTATCGTATAGTGCCAAAATAAGTTCTCATATAGAACTTAACTTTGGCACTCCACGGTATCCATATTTAGAGTAAAAGTATAAATATTATATACTTAGTGTAATTTACCATATTTATAATCTATGGTTAAAAAAAGTGTATTAAAATATTTAATACATATGCTAAACCAACACCAATAGAACAACCTAATAATATTTGTGGAATACTATGCATACTTGATGTATATCTAGTTGCCATGGTAAATATTGCTAATGCTAAGAGTAATCCAAATTTGCCTTTAGAAAATTCTGCTGTATCTTTATAGTAAAAATAATAAAAGGCTGCTACAAATGATACTATTTGTGAATGTCCAGAGGGTGTTCCATAACCAATCATATTAATTCCTTTACATTCTGTATCTATTGGGCGACATAAACTACCAAATATAGGTAATTTATGATTATATTTAGTTCCAAGTTGTATTACATACATTTTTAGTATCATGTTTAATACAATGTTGGATAATATAGCTATAACCATTGTAAATGCAAAATTATTTTTATATGCCATAAATGCATAAATAAAATATAGTTCATAAAGGAAAATAGATTGTTCTCCTAGTTTTTCGATAAGATTCATGTTTATATATATAATACATTTTTAAATATAATTTATTAAAAATGTATTAATTTAACGATATTTTACAACTGTTTGATGACATGTTTGGACGGGTGTTTTTGTTTAATAATTATTGGGTAATTTGTTTTGTTTAATAGATGAAATTTTGTTAGAAAGTTTAGATATTTCTAGATCGCTCATATTTTGATTACTTAATTTTTTATTTATAGCATCGAGCTTTTTCTCTATACTTACTATATCATATTCTACTCTTTTTTGTAAATTATCTAAATCAATTGTCTCTTTATTCAATGCTAAACCGTTTTCACTGGAAAAAGGTATAATTCTATTTGTATTATCAAAACTAGAAATAGTTTTTTCAACTGATGTTTTTAATGGAATTTTAGATAATTTACCAATTAATTTTTTAGTATCACTTTGTGCTGCTAATTTAGTAGTGATCAATTCATTGTTAAAATGTTTAATATCCGTGTGTATTTTATTATTATTTGGATTAATATTAGCAATAGCTTTCATATCAGTAATATTTGTATCCATTTTTGAGATTGTATCATTATTCATTTGGCATTTAGCTACTAATTCTTTTAGTTTATTCATTTCTGTAATTTGTTTAGACATATCATTTACTTTTTGTTGCATTTGAACATAATCTGGACTGTTTGCAATTTTTGATTTTTCGACAAAATTTTGTTCAACAAATGATGTACTAACATATTTTAATGGATCAGGTGGTAATGTAGTTACTGTATTAATTTGTTTAGGCGGTGCTATAATTTTACTCTTTTCTATATATTTAGGAAAATTTTGGTGTGTTCTAATATCAAAATCATTTATATTATATTTTTTACATGTAAAGGGTGCTTTTGGCAAACACATAACACCATCTTTTGTATTATTAGAACCAGAACTAGAACTACCTAATTGTTTTTTATTGCGATTTAATTGAACTCTGTTTGATGTATCAACTTTGCCATAACACTTTTCTGCCAACTTAAGTTTAATTATATCTTCATTTACAATACCATCATCTGCTAATTTCTTAAAGTCTGTAATTGATTGTGTTAATTTAGTATCATCATTTTTATCTGCAAAATTTAACCATGTTGTATTATAATTATCTATATATGGATCAGTTATATCAATCGGATCAATTGTGCAACCAGATTTATTAAAAAACTGTCTGACTTTATCTATAGAATCACTATTTGGACCATTATTTAAAATACTCCATATATCTTTTTCGCTAAGTCCATAGTTAGAAAATTCAAATTTTCCTATAAATCCATTAAATCCTCCGATATTTATAATTGAAAAATTATTAGTCTTTATATCATTTTTTATTAATGATTTATTTGCTACTTTTTTACTATTAACAAATAGATTTACATTATTATCTTTTATTACATATGCAATGTGTATCCATCTATCAACATCTATTTTATAGTTACTATCATCAATCCCTATTTCACCTAAATTAGTTTTACTAAATAATGTGTTTTTATCAGAATTAAAATATAATCCTTCTTTGCCATATTTAAATATAGATTCTTCATTACCAGTACCTGTAATTGGTCTTTGACTTTTTAACCAAAAATTAATTGTATATTCTGGGTTGTTAGGATTTATTTCGGGTAAATAATTGGGATCAATCTTTACAATATTATTAGTAGTTACTCTAGTAGTATTTGGTAACAATTGAATAGATAATTTACCGGTTAATATTTGGGATTCTTTTTGGATATATTCTTGTGGTATAACACGATTAGAAAATTTAAGAAATGACATATTCCCTTCAAATCCGGGATATTTATCAAATGCACCAATTATTAATGGATATACATTTTGTTTTATAGTACTTTTAAGATTGTATGTAGTATTTAATAAACCATTAATATATATTTTTATGATTGGTATAGAATTATCATCATTATATAATCCTTTCATAACAAACCCATAACTATTAGGATCATCTAATTGAATAACTGGTTCATTTTTAAATACCGTTGAATCTTCTAATATAATTTTATATAGTTCTCTAGAAGAGAAATTACATAAATATGTACTGTCCCCTAAACTAGATTTACTAGAAAATTTGCATGGTTTCCAACCATTATTTTTATTTATACCAGCATCATGAACAGCAGTAAAATGAAACTTTTTATTAGGAACTACATTGTAGTTAATTAAAAAATTCTCCCCCATTTCATTATTTCCAGCAGATGTAGAAACACAATATTGTAATGTACAATAATCGGTATTTAATTTAGGTGGTTGTATAAGTAAATTAGGTGTTCTGTTTTTATCAATATTTTTTGTTTTTACCAAAATATTTGATGTTTTTGTAGGTAGTTTATTAAGTTCTAATAAAAACATAATCGTCATATCATTAGATACTTTAGGTAGGGTACGATGCTTAAATTCTATATTCTTTGATAAATCAAATTGTTCATTCAAAATTAAATTTTTATTCATTTCTTCATTAAGAAGAATACTATAATTTACAGCTTGTCCATAAACGCGAACATCTGCAATGTTTAATTGTGTATTTGTATTACACATAATACGAACTTTTCTAGCTATTTGATTTACATTTTCCCAATAATATTTAGGACTAACAATACTATTATATATCTTGGTATCAACACTAGTATTATCAAAGTCAATTAATTTAATCCCAAAATCAGATAATTGTACATGTGTTGAATCGTTTGTATTACTAATAACTATCTTAGATATAATTATATCTTTTGGTAATATCACTTCCCACCAAGGTTTTTCTTGTTTAGAAGTTGAAGAAAATGTTAAAATATTTCCATCAATTGCAAACTGTGAATATAGGTTATTATTTGTACTACTTTGTATAGTAGTACCTTTTCTAGCCCAATCAATATTTCTACCTTGACCGAATCTATCATACATATAAAAATTACGTGTAATTGCAGAAGAATCTGATAATATTATATCATTTGCTCTAGAAACATGAATATATTTCATATCGGTTCTCCATGTTTTTATTATAATCATATCTCCATATTCTATTTCACTATCTTGTAACCCAGATGCAGATTCAAAGATTAATATTTGTTCTGATTTTTTAGGATCACCTTCATATCTTTGGGCACTCATATAGACATTATTATCTTTATTAGGCGAAATATATGTAGGTAAAAATGTTTCATCCTGTAAATTAACTGTTCTAAGAAAAACAGGTGAGCCATATTTAACTGTACTAGTATTTCCTAAATCACCCGGATCACGAGCATCGATAATTGTGTATTGAACCCAATCCATTGTACTAGGTATATCTTCCGGGCTAATTAATGAATTACTAAGGTTTATTTTTCCCATAGGAATTCCACTCTTCATTTTATTTCCAACTGTAGGGTCAGCTTGAATAAACTTATTTACTGAAGGACTCCAAATAGTAATTATATCACCATATCTAATTATTCTAGAATCATCTTCGTACATACTAAAAGCTTCTTTAGTACTCTTTTTATATTTAGAATATATAAAGTATGTTATTAATATTAATATCATTAAAATGATCCATTTGTTCATCTCTTTCTAATATAAGGATATATATTTTGTTTTCTTATTTATTATATTCTAAAGTTATTAAAACCTTTAGAAGATAATTTTTATTTAAATATTATTATATAGTCAAAGTAATATATACGTATATTCTATCTAGTTTATTATTTATATAATATTAACATTGCTTCACATAATTTGAATCATTTAAGATCCAACTGCAAAACGAACAGTTGTGTTTTTACGAAGAGTACTCTTACCCATAGGAACAAAATCAAATTCATAATTTTCTGGGTTAAGACATTTAATATCTACTTTGGATGCTTTCTTAATCGTTTCTTCGATTTCACTAATATCAACTTCCGCATCCTGAAGTTGTTGGCTAAGATCAACATTTTCTACATCCTTAGTTTGGATATACATCTTACGTTCATCAAATAAGAGTTGAACATTACCAGTACCAGATGGTGGAACTTGTCCAAGCATAATATTTGCTGATACACCAGTCATTTTATCAGCTTCGGCAAAACAAGATGACTTTACAAGTTGATCAACTGTTTCCTCAAATGATGCACGAGCAAGAGGTCCAATGTCACTCTTCTTAACACCATGGATATCAATAGGAAGGAGAATACCCTTGTGTGTCATTACATCGGCTAAGATACAGATGTGGCGAAAATTTACATATGCCGTAGCTGATAATGTATTTGTAATCTCTTCAATAAGTGCTTGACGTGCTGCTTCAATACCGAAGAGCTCATAAATTTCATTAACATTGTTAGATACGGTTCGGGCTGCATCTACTTGATACATGTTAATAACCTCTTGTAGATTAGTACCGTCTGTAGATAGTGAATATTCAGATTTATCTTTAGAATAACTGCCGTCTTCCTTTTCATGAAATGTCTTAGATTGTTCAATATATGATCCACTAATTCCACTAACACCCTTGATCGTAAATTTACTGATCTTCTTATATAGCTTACGAATATTTAGATATAAATTGTTATTAACTTGAGCATTTTCATCCGGTCCTTCAGTATTTTCAGAAATATATACATGAATACGGAATATTAAGTTGTCTGCGTTGTCATCTGCATATACACATTCAATGATTTCTTCATCTAGCATTGATTGGTCCTTAAGTTTTTGATAGATTTCATACATGTTAATATTCTTTTGATTGAGCTTCATCTTATTATAAACCATACGAATTACCCAACGAGATTTTCCAGCACAAACGTCATGCTCTTCTTCCGTTTGATAAGTTGCAAATGCATCAAGAATATCACGATCTTCTTCATGCTCAATACTAATTTCACCATCTTTATCGCGTACTTCATAAAACAATTCGATCTCCGAAAGAATATCCTCCATATTACATAGAGTAATACTATTACTTACTTTCTTAGCTTGATCAACATTATTAGAATGAGGTTTGTTAAGAAAAATCGTTAGCGATGGTGTCTTAGGATTTTTACTAATTGTTAAGAGTTCCTTAAGACGAGGAACACCGGTAGTAGTTTGTGATTTTGCCGAAACACCAGAGTAGTGAAAGGTGTTAAGTGTGTTATGAACAAGAATACCACTTCCTAGCATAAATGTTTCAGCACCTTCAATACTTAAGTCATATACAAGTTTATCTGTGTTTTCAGGAATAATTTCGATATGTGTAATTTTATCCCAAATTACATCACAGTTATAACCTTGGCGAAGAATTTTGAGTTCTTCTTCAATGTTAATACCGGTTGATTCTTGATATCCTTCATAACGATCGATATATTTCTTAAGAGTACGACGGCCGATTGATTCAACATTAGCCCATCGAAGATATGTGCGACTGATCTTATCTAAACCAAGACGTTTAGCAATGTTTGTAATATGTTCTCCAAGCTTAGGAATCTTATCCATAAACTCCATTTGGCTTTTACAATCCGGACGACTATTATAATCAACCATTGCTTGAAGATCATCTAGTTTGTATTTATAGTTAGAGCCAATATACTTTGAGTAGTTTTCGGCATACTTAGTAAAAATTCCAAGGTGATAAAGTGCCTTGTTTTGTTGAAAAAACTTGTAAGGTACAATATGGAAATAGTTTAGTAAAAGGCATACATCTTCAATTAGTTGTTTGCTAGTAGAACAGCAACGGATAGTATGCTTATCCTTAGCAACATTTCCATCGCCATCGAGATAACAACGAAGAACTGCAGCGATAAACTTTAATGAACTAATAAAGACGAATGCTGGTACGCGCCGTTGATTTACAATACTGTTTGATTCATTGCGAAGAAATGTAACCATATCCTTATTTTGAAGAGTATAATCAGCTAAGTCTTCACCCGTATGATCAGTTTCATTAAGGGCTGATACATTGCCACCAATCTTACTATGGATATTGTTTGCTAATTCTAGAGGAATACGAGAGATTTGGATATTATCTCCATCGATGATACCATTACTAAGAAAACAACCAATAAATGATCCAAATGATTCATCTAGAGATAAAATTTCTTCTCCAACTTTTACATATTCAAGTTCTGTATCAAATGTAGGGAGTTTATAACTAATAGGAATACGGTCACCAACATATAACTTATCACCAGTCACCTTTTCCATACCCTTAGTAATACGACGAAGAAATGCATGGCTCATTGTAGCGGTTACTTCACGGCCAGTACGTGTTGTAATCTTCATCATTTTACCATTTGCAGGAAGACGTGACACTTGACGGATACGATATGTCTTTTCCATCTTTTCACTATGCATATCTACACCATGAATGTAATAATCTTCATCTTCCATGTTATTAACAATAAACCGATCCCCTAGTGTTTCGTTACTATCTGCCTTAGTACGAAGAAGACCATCGATCCATGTTCCAATCTTTCCATGATAACATTCCTTCTTAGATTTGTTAAATACTGTAACTACTTCATCTCCATCAACACACATCTGTGTGGCTGGTTCTCCAATAGATTGTGAAGCAATGATACCAACCATTTCTCCAGGATTTACAATACCACGAAGAAACATTTTATAACATTCGTGCAGAACTAAATCAAGTGCTAGGCGGTTTAGTTTCCAGCTAGTCATAATTTGTTTAGAGCTAAGAAGGGTAATCATAAGGGTTTCAAGTACATAAAGAGTATTTTGAGCACGATTGCGATAAACAATATTATCACGAAGTGTAACAAACTCTTTCATCTTCTTAAGTGTTCCATTAACCTTATTGTATGCTTCAACGGGGTTAAGATCGGTAAAGCCTAGTTCGTTAATCTTATACTTGTAAATTACATTTTGAATTGTACGACGAAGTTGAATAGGGCTATATACCTTATCTTCAAGATAATGGATATGAGTTTGAAACTCTTTACGGCGATTAAGGATTGTTTTGTATTCCTCCTTAAGAATTTCAATGTAATCTTCATGTTCCATAAGTTGGCCATATGCTTCCTTCGTAAGATATACAGTCCAATATTTTTCAGATTCCGCATCTGTTTCAATATGGTGATAACGCTTAATAAATTCCGCGAAAGATACCGTATGAAAATCAAGGTTAATAGTTTCTAGGCGACATGCATCATAACCATCTTCACCATATTGAAACTGGAGAATATTGCCAGAAGAATCACGAACGGTATGATCTTGTTTAACCGTAATATCTTCCATTGACTTAATAAGACGACGTTGGATATAACCTGTTTCTGAGGTCTTAATAGCTGTATCAATAATACCAATACGACCAGCCATAGCATGATAGAAATAATGTTGGGGGGTAAGGCCAACCTTGAAACTACGCGGAATAAATCCACGTGCTTCAGCGCCATCATCATCCTTGCAATAGTAAGGAAGAGTACGTTTTTCCATGTTAAGTGGAACACGCTTACCTTCTACTTCTGATTGACCAAGACAACCAATAATTTGTGCTACGTTAGTGGGATCACCCTTAGATCCAGACATAATCATATTAACTAGACGGTTGTTATTTGTTAATGATTCTACACCAATTTTACCAGCATTATCACGGCTGCTGTTAAGAGCAAACTTAATTTCACCTTCAAGATCATCAACCACATTACGGTCCGAACGAGTATTGTATGTACCTTCAATACCTTTTTGGATCATAAGATTTACTTGTGTTGATGCTTCAGCAATATTTTGTTGAATCTTTGCATCAATCTCAGCCGAAACAACACAATCACTAATACCAACACTATGACCATTGCCGACTAAAAAGTTATTAACAATCTTTTGAGTATTGTAGATAAAATCAGCCGATTCTTGTTCATTGTAATCTTTCCAGATCATATGAACTAACCCGCCTTCAACATTACCAAGGTTTGTTTTATCTAGAACACCAGATAACATTTTGCCATTTTGAATACGAATAACTTCATCACTTGAACCTTTTCCATCAATATATTTCTTTGTCTTCTTTTCAATGTTAATCTCAGGAAGAATACTCGAGTAGATTTGACGACCAGACCATTCATTAGGTTTATCTGGAGTTTGAATTTTACCATCAAACTTATCATTCCACATCATAAGGCGACACATTTCACGCTTATTAAGAAAACTAGATTCGGTCGTAAGAAGATTGGCGGCTAAGAGTGAATCTTGAACAATACCAATAACTGGTGCATTCTTTTGGGGTGAAATCATTTGTGTAGGAACTAAGGTAAGATATTTAAGTTCTGCTTGGGTTTGATAACTTTGACTTAGATGAGTGTTCATTTCATCACCATCAAAATCGGCATTATAGGGTGTAGTAACACTGACGTTTAGACGGAATGTTAAACCCTTAGGAAGGACACGGACACGATGACCCATCATAGACATCTTGTGTAAAGATGGCTGACGGTTAAAAAGAACAACATCGCCATCAATAAGATGACGATTCACAATATCACCATATTCAAGTTTAATATTAGTTACATTAACATATCCAAGATGAATGTTTGTATTGTCTGAGGCACGAACAATGCTCTTAGCACCAGGATAGTTATTATGACCATTACGAACACATGTCTCGAGTAGTTCTTTGTTAATCGGAGTAACAATAATTGGCATAGTAAGATTCATAGCGATATCTTTAGGAACACCAAGTTCATCTAGAGCAATATTAGCATCAGGAGTAATAACAGAACGAGCAGTAAAATCACAACGCTTTCCCATAAGATTGTTACGCATACGACCTTCCTTAGCACTTAAACGTTGCTTAAGGGATTTAAGTGGGCGTCCGCTTCCACGTTGGCTTGCAGGTGGAAGACCAGGAATTTCGTTATCAACTAAGGTGGCAACATGATATTGCAAAAGTTGATGCCATTCATCAATAAGGTTTGCAACATCAACTGGGTCTTTACCCGTATCTTTTGTTGAATCAACAATCTTATCTTTTAGTGAATTATTGGTCTTAACAATATCAGATAGTTTGTGTGTCAGATCGTCCTCGGCCTTTTGGTTGCCATCTTGACGAACACTAGGGCGAACATGTGGTGGTGGAACAGGAAGAACAACACAAATCATCCAATCTGGACGCGAATACTTAGAAGATAAACCAATAAGCTCAACGTCATCATTCGTTACACGTTTAAGAATAGATAAAATTTTTTCAACTGGCATAAATTTACGAACATTCTCTTTGCCTTGATCTTTAAACTCAGCATACATCTTAGCAACACCATCCTTTTCACGCTTAGGTACAATATAACGCGTCGGTTGAATAATACCACAACCATCATGCTTACTCTTACCATCTACCTCCTTACAAGGACAATTCTTACCATACTTTTGACACCAATTATAAACAGCTAGGAAACGACCCTTTGCCTTAGTTTTACGAAGAATATCTTGAACTAAGGGATCTTCAGTATTAATGAGACATTTCGAACAACGCCAACAAATGCATTTAAGAATTTTTAGTACCATAGGTAGAAACTGAATATAATAGACGGGCTTAGCCATACGAATATGACCAAAATGGCCAGTACAATTGCGGTTATCCATCTTACATGTCTCGCAAACTTGACCATTTTCAATAGTACCCATACGGTTGTCAAACAAACCATTGGGTTTAGCGATGCTATTCTCATATGTATCTTGTGAAAACACTTCACATACGGAACCCTTTAAAATATCATCCGGATTCCAAATAGATAGGATTACTTCAGTAACCTTCTCGATATTGCTAGCGGCTGTATTATAGTTATCCCGAAAAAGCGACATTGTTTATTCTGTAATTATATTAGATATATATATTTATTTCAATTTTCCTTAAATCTGTTTTTTTATAATACTTAATTTCCTCACCTACTACTCTAATTTAGATATCATATAGATATCACATAATTATTATATTATATAGTGTTATAAAGTAATATAATAATTTGATATGCCTAATTATGCTTAAAAGATATCTTAAATTTATCAATAGACATCTTAAACCAATTAATGGTTTTAAACCTAATATAACCTATTTCCCCTTTTTCTAAAGTTCTAACTTCACTAACTAATTTATCTTCTATATAATTCCATCTAACATTCTGTAATATTTTAGAAACATGGATAAACTCATTATATGATATTTCTTCTATGTAAATATGAATTCCATGCTTACTTATATTTGATATAGTAAAACTATATTCTGGTTTTTTTACTTCAAAATAACTTAGTAATTTACACCGTTCATAAAATTCTACTACCTTTGTATTAAGTATATCACGTTTATTTAGATGATCTAGTATTTTTTGTAATGATTTATTGTCATATAAAGTTCCACCTAATATTTTATGAACTAATATATCTACACTTCTACGAATAGGACTAGTAAAATGTGTGTAATGAGGTATATCTAAGGCAAAATGTCCCTTTTCTACAGTGCTATATTTCGCTAATTTATATTTCTTTAATAATTCTAATGCATCTAATCCACTTACACTTTCTTTAGTAATATTAACAGTATTAGATACTGGATGATATCTTTCTGGAACTATATCAATTAAATCTTCTGTAACTAATCTATTTGTCATAACCATTACCGCTTCTATTATTTTATTAACTCTATTTGTCTTATATAGTTCTATATATTCTATAACATTATTATTTATTTGCAAACTTCTTCTAGGAATATCTAGTTTTGAATATTTCCAAATTGGATTCTTTAATAAATTATCTAAAAACACTAATTGAGGATTTCCATTTTTTAATTCACGGTTAGCACTTTCATAATCATACCGTGACTTAATTCTAATAACACTACTATATGTTTCGTGACTAATTATATTACCTTCTATATCTAAATGTATTTCCACAGTTATTACACCTCTATCTTCACCCTGTATTAAACTAAATATATTGTTTGCTAAATAGTTATCAAAAATATTTAAAATACCTTCATTCAGATATAAAGTAGAACCCAGACGAAATGCATTATTTTCATAATCATCATAATGTTTAAGATGGCTATTAATATCTACTATATGAACATATAGTATTCTATTTGCAGTATCTACCGATATAGCATCATCAAAATCTAAAGATTCGGCTGGGTCAATATTAAAAGTATCTAAATGTGTTAAACGAACCGTATTACTTTTGCTATAAAATGGTTCTACAAATGTTATACCTGTATGTAAATTATTAAATAAATTATAATCATATATATCATATTTATCATAAACTTCTTTACACATTTCTAAGTCACACTTTCTATCCTTAATATCACCATATTCCTTAATAATACTAGTAATATCTTTAGATATATTGACAAGACATAATATAACAGTGTTTGATATAGTAGATGTATGATTTATTATATTAGTATATATCTTACTTTCTAATGGTAATCTAAGCATACATGTAATTGTATCATAAATACCTATAGTATTTCTAGGTACTCTAGAAACTATACTGTCTATTAACACATCATTATTTGGTAATCTAGTATAAGATACTAAATCATCTGGTAATACTAAATAATATAAATCATTATTTATAAAATTTGTTTTTGTATCATTAGATAACTTATAGAATAAGCCATTGGATTTAATTTTATCCATATTTTATCTATTAACTAGTAAATTATACTTAAGCCCTATTAGTATTATTTTAAATTAAATTATTTAAAATAATATGATTATTCTTTTTATTTTCCTTCGCCCAAGTATTCTATTAGTTCATGTAATTTATGACTACCTTGTAGTTTATATTTTTTACCATTAACAAAAACAATTTCATCATTTTCATTAATAGCTAAAATATTTTCAGGATTAACTTTTTTTTCATCTAGATACATTAGTAGTTCTAATACTTCATCATCACTATACATTCTAAAAACTAATGGATCAATTACATCTTGATCATATTCTCTAAGTTTAGTACTACCATTTAATTTTTGAATAAGTGCTGAAAATAATTTACCAAGTTGTTTAACATTAGCATTATGAATATCAAAATTTAATTTAGCACATGCTTTTTCTAATAATTTAGACAAATCTTCTATGGATTTATCTATAGGGCCATCATCGCTTTCAGTTGCAAAATCAGCATACATTTGTCTAAATAAAGCACCATAATATAACATATTTCTATAATCTAACATTTCTAGTAGTTTATCATATTTTTCTAATAATCTATCATTCTCATCAAAATCAACGTCATTATCTTTTACAGGAACTTTAATTGTATCCTTTGAACCAACTTTTGTTGTCTCTTTATTAGACATTTCTAGTATGAATAGAGGATTTTGTAGTATTATATAAACGCATAACACTTTTGTAAAAACACTTTTGTAAAAGTGTAGTCAAAACCTTCTAGTATATCTAGTTGTTCTAATTGTTATGAAGATTCTGATGGTTATGATGGTTCTAGTATGAATTCATATAAAGTATATGTTTTATTATATTTCTAGAATAATGAAATAAATATTGTAAAGTGTCTTTTTGATTCTCTAGTAGTTCTAATAGGATTAATATAAAATATGAATGCCTACTAGAAAAATTAGAACAATTAGAACAATTAGAGCCACTAGAAGGTTTTGACTACACTTTTTCAAAAGTGTTTTTACAAAAGTGTTTAGTAAATATTATAATGAGGATTACGCATAGGATCAAAACCAAAGTCTTGAAATTTAATAGGACCTTTGCAATATTCTAAAGATTCTAAATATAAATTATTTAGTTTTTCTTCTAACACATATCTTAATTCATTATGTCTATTCATTTCTTTATCATTTACTAATTTATATAATATAGAATGAAAATAATTAAGACTGTCGTTTTTAAGGATAGATAAGGTTTCTATTTGTACACTGTTTGCAGACGTATCTTTAAGGATTTTACCATAAATTTGTAAAAATCTATTAACACGAATAATCATTTCGTCAAAATTTTTCTTATCCGATAATTTAAATGCTCTTATATCATATAAATATTCTAACAAATTAGGTTCATTGTATAAAAAATTAGTAATATTCATATCTTTAGGTATTAAGTCATACATTTTCATTTCTAGATCCTTAAAGTCTTTATCTTCTTCGCCCAATATTTCAGAATTTTGTGATATTAACATATATCCAAATATTAATAATCCTATGAAAAATATTAACCAATATTGTTCCCTTGTATATAAATATTGTTGAAATAAGATAAATACCGCCGCTAAATATAAATATGTATATTTAGTAAATCTATGTCTTAATCTAGGAAATGAATTTAATATAATTTCCCCAATCATCACTAATATATACTAATATTATACTATTTATGAATTTACATAAATAATTCAATATATAATTATAAAAAATATTATCTTATAATATAAATGAGTTCCAAATTAAATTATAAACGTGGCGGTGCTGTTGATCTACCCCTTCTTAACCATCCTATTCTCGATGCTTATCTTAAAATGAACCTTGTTACAAGTCTTCTTCCCACAACACTAATTCCTCTTGGTGTTCTTATGGCAGTTTATTCTACCCTTTCTAAGGAAGAAGTCCAACGTGGTGGCTTTAGTGCAATGAGTCTTACTGATCCTGTAATGAAAGAATATATGGGTATGTTCGGTATTTACGAATTAACTGCTCTTACCCTAGTTCCTTTCGCTTTTCTCTTAGGACGCGATATGTTCGAAAAGATTGTTAAAAACTATGCTAAGGCCGAAGGTGTCGCTAGCCCAGCCAATGTAGCACAAAGAGGTGGTGCTGCCAATTGGATGGACATACCTATCCTAGATACTTTCCTTAAAATCCAAGGAAACATTAACATAACACCCGCTACATTAGTTCCCTTAGGTATTCTTGGTGTTGTTTATTATGTTATTCGCGGTAAGAAGCCCGAAGAGGCTCAAAAAGGTGGTATGGGTATGCCCGCTTTTCTCTCTACACCATCGCTTAAGAAGTATATGGATATGATGAGCATTAGCACACTTACCCAACAAACTATGTTACCATTTGCCCTTATCATCAGCAAAGAATTATTTGATAAATATGTTAGACAACAAGAAAAACTTGTTCAAGCCGTTACACCCACTCTATAATTTAGTTCAGCCTTTTTTCTACCAAACCATAAAAATAATACTAATAAATTATTTAACCATAATTGTGAATTATGGTTAAATAGTTTATTATAGTGCATTACCGTATAGTGCCAAAGTTAAGACCCCCTCGTTAGATGCCAAAATAAGTTCTCATAGAGAACTTAACTTTGGCACTATACGGTATATAAGATTAGTATAAACTATATCAAATCTATATAATTGTTCTACGTGGTTTAGGGCCCTTGGTATTGGCAGGAATTTTCCAATCTGGACCATAACGATTTATTAATTTGGTTTCAAAGTTATTGGGTAAATACACTAGATGATTATTCCATATATATTTAATTAAATCATTTGATTTTATATAACAATTACTCCATGTTACACATTCCCAAGTATCTTTAAAATTACCTAAATCATCAACTGTTGCCATATAAAAATCAACAGAAGAATATTCAATACTAGATTGTGTTTTTAAAATATTTTTACTGTCTTTAATACCGTATTCATATTCAAGTACAAATCCATTTTTTTCTAATAACTCTTTTATTTTATTATAATTTTTATTATTTGTTATAATATCAATATCATCATCATTTTCTATGCATGAATTTTCTCTTATTATTCCTAATAATGTACCATAACCTAAAAACCAATCATGTATATTATTATTAATTAAAATTGTTATGATAAACAATAAAGTATTATTAAGTTTTATTTTTGTATTTGTTTCATCGCCAGCCATTATTAATTATATATATATAATACATAATAATTAAATATAATAGTCACATACCGTGGAGTGCCAAAGTTAAGCTCCCCTAGGGGGGCTAACTTTTGGCATCTAACGCGGCTTCCATAGTGTCCAAAAGTTTGAAGACCACCCCCTTAAGGGGGGGTCTTAACTTTGGCACTATACGGTATCGTATGCTGCCGAATTTAAGGCAGACCACTGTATAGATTTACAACTTTTTACATATAACTCGGATACAAATTGGATTTTCTGTTTTATATATTGCCATATCTATATCTTCTTTTATAAAAAATATTTCAAAATTATGTTTTACTAAAATATTTCTTAAATATATCAAATCTATATAATTTCTATAATGTTCCTTTCCATAATATACATTATCTTCTATACCTTTAATACTTCTTGCTTCTATTGCTAAATATGTATTTTTTTGTATGGTTTCTAAAAAAATATCATGATCTTCATTTGTAATACTATGAAATGTAAAGCGTGAATAAATTAAATCAAAATTACTTTTATCTATAGTAATAAAATCATCATTAAAAAATTTAAAAGTTTCTGTATTATCAAGACCAAAACCATTATTATCTACACCAACAACGTTATATTTTGTAGATATAAATAATCCATCGCGACCATCACCACAACCCGCATCTAATATATTTTTAACATCTGTATTATTTTTAAAATAATCCATTACAAAATTACAAAAATCAGAATTTTCTAATTTTTTATTTTTATCAGTTTCATAAAATAATTTCCAATACTGTTTATCACTCATTTATATTATATTTCAAGATAATATAAATAATTTTTTACCCCGTATATACCGTATAGTGCCAAAGTTTGAAGACCACCCCCTTAAAGGGGGTCTTAACTTTGGCACTCCACGGTACAGTATAGTCTAATAATTAACAATGTTACCGTGGAGTGTCAAAATAAGTTCTCATATAGAACTTAACTTTAGCACTCCACGGTATTATGGGACTATACTGTAAAACATCCTAATGGTAAGTTTTCCTTTAGTAAAAAATACTTAGAATATGCGGTGTGTATTGAAGAATATTAAATTTATAATATATACAATATTATAAATTTAGTTGATAAATAATTAACGTTACATAATATATTAATCATAGTTTAAAACGATGTGCTGTTTTTGTTAAACAAAATTAATTATATTAAATAAGATATTTAGAATTGCGAATATGACTTATTGTTATCAAAACCAGCTATACCACCTTCGTGTTTAGGTTCATCAACCGAACTCTTAGTGGAAGATGTAGAGGTAGAGTCAGACGATTTTTCATCGGCATAGAAACCTTCCTTCTTGGCACTAGAAGATGAGTCCTTGCTAGAATCTGTGCTATGTGAGTCCTTGCTAGAATCTACACTAGAGCTATCAGTTGAAGCCTCATCCTTCTTATGTGTTTTCTTAAGATCCGTCGTGTGTGTTTTCTTAAGATCCGTCGTGTGTGTTTTCTTATCTTCAAAACGTTCAAGACCGACTCCGGGCCATCCTACAGTGTTAGCACCAATACCGAAGCCTGCACCTTTACGCGCGCCATCTCCTACCTTGGGGGCGAATATGTCGAGAACAGCGAAGGTAGCAGCAGCACTGAGTGCAATAAAGATAATTTCAGTTATTTCAACCTTCTTTCTTGGGATAAAATACGCAGCAACAGCAACGGCAATACCTTCAAGTAAATATTTAATATAGAGTTCAAACATATTTATATTATATTGTTAGAAATAATTTTTTAGAATATATGTAAATTACATTATTTTAATTTTAATCTATTAAATCCTGGCAATTCATTTATTTTAAAATCTGTGATTTTTTTATCTTCTGGAATACTTTCTATAGATATATAATCCATTGGATTTGGACCACATCTGTTAATATCATATACATCCATTGTTCTTTTATCTATAGGTTTTGTATTATTTTTTTTAACATATACGATATCATAGGGTTTTTCAGTTTTATTGGTGTCCAATATTTGTTTAGGCGGAATACAATTATAATCTATAGAGTTTAAACATACTTTTGCAGCTGGACACTTTTCTTTTAATATTTTTTCTATATCAAGTTTTGTTTTCTTAATACCTAATTCAATATCATCAGTAATGCCTTTTAATTTATTATATTTTATTAATTGTTCCTTAACCTTTTTATTTTCATTATCTAATAATTTTTTCCATTCTTTTTCTCTATCATGCATATACTTTTTTTCAAGCTTAAATCTATTATAATTTACTGTTTGTGTTGTATTTATTTTATCTTTTACTGGTATTATATTACTTATTGTCCATTTAGAATTATTATCTTGTACATCTAAACCTATTATTTCTATTTTATCTATACCTACAAGTTTAAATTTATTTCCAGTATTATATAAAAATGTATCCGTTTTAGGATGATAAAAATATACACCTATGTCCTTTTTATATAATCTATTTGATATAGTACTTATTATATTCCATTTACTATTATCATTTTTCAAAGTACCTAATGATATTTCCATACCTTTTTTACTTGGGGGTGGATTACCTCTAATTATTTGTAAATACATACCATTATTTTTAAGATATACTGGATGACTCTTTTTTATTAATTTACCTATTTTATATTTTTCTAAACTTTCAATTGTCCATCCTATTAATTGATTATTACCTTCATTGTCACAATATACAGCTGGAAGACCACTAGAACCACTAAAATTATATTTAAAATTTGGATTACCTGATAAATATTGTTTAGTACTGTTTATAACATTAATAGTACTGCCATATTTTAACCAATCATCCATATTTGATATAGTATTTAACATCATTTTATCATACCATATATTATCATTGCTTAAATTCATTACATTACCTAATTTATTAATAATTAAATAACCATTTTTACCATTTAATATTATTAATTCAGTATATGGTGTATTCATTTTATCCATATAAACTTTATCTTTCATTCCTAAGTATAATTCAGAATCAATATTTATTATTGAATAATAATTATTTCGTTTTTCAATATTCCATATACCATCATGATTATCTATTTTATATAATTCATTAATTGGATCAATAAAAGAATATTCAGAATCTAAAATAATTAACTTATTTATTTTATTTATATTATTAGATAATACTTCTATCTTTTTATATGGAACACCAACATCATTATTGTAATTAGAATATACAACTTTGTTATTAATAACCAGAATAATATAGTTTTCTAGGGGAAATAATAAAACTCTAAAATTATATGTATCGCCTTTAGTAAATACAAACTTCTCCTTAATATTTTTATCTATATTTATACTATTATTTATCATATCAAATACAATATGTATTTTACCCAAATTTAATGTTATTTGGTCTTGAACATTTTCTATTATAAATGACCCCTGTATTTCCTTATTGTTTAATAAATCTATATAGATTAGTTCATTTCTTTGAGTTTTAAACTCTTCTATATTATTTCTTTGAGTTTCAAAACCGTCTATATTATTTTTTTTTAACATAAAAAATAAAACACATATTAAAAATAATAAAATTAAATATTTTTTTAGCATTATTATTAACTTCTATTTAATAATAATATTAATTTTTTACTTTAAGTTATCATATAATTTCTAGACTAATAGAAATTTGATATTTGTTTAAAAGTATATTTTTATATGTTCCACTTGATTTACATTCAACATATTCTAATACGGCTTTACCACCTTTTTTATCTACATATAAAACATTTAATTCATCACCTTTTTCTAATTCATTATCAAATAATGTAACACTATCACCTTCTGCAAGAAATTCTGTATTCATTTCAACTAATTCAATATTCTTTTCTTCCGGGTTTGATAGGATACTGGTAGATTCAAAATATTTATTTTTAGTCTCTATATCTAAAACTTTAACATTTTGAACATCATCCGTATAGCTAAATAATATCTTACCATTTGGTCTAATTATATTAAAAGTTATTTTATCAATATCTCTTAATCTTATCATAGTTTCAGGATCAACGTTTTTATAATAACTGCAATTTACATCACGGTTAGTTCGTATCATTTTAAAATGGATATCTCTATTAAGTTGATTTTCATATACACTCTTTTTATATTCTAATACTTGAACTAGTAAATAACTGTCATTATGAATATTAGATACAACCATGTCTCTGATAGAAATTAAACACGTTGTTTTCTCATTCATATATATACTAAATGGATTACACTTCTTAAATTCTTCCATATTGCGTTCTCTAGAATCAATATGAATAACTGATCTATCCTGTTCAACATTTTGATCATTTAATTGTTCTTTTACTTGAGGTTGTTGTACTTCAGGTTGTTGTACATGTTCAGGAATTATTTCTAGCGATTGTTCAACTTTTTTACTATATATTTTTTGGTGTTGAATAGGTTGATTAGGTTGATTAGGTTGATTAGGTTGATTAGGTTGATTAGATCCAGTATTCATATATGGATTTGGTATAGGTAATTGCATTTGTTGTTGTTGCATGTTAGGATTCATGGGTTGCATGTTAGGATTCATCTGTTGCATGTTAGGATTCATCTGTTGCATGTTAGGATTCATCTGTTGCATGTTAGGATTCATCTGTTGCATGTTAGGATTCATGGGTTGCATATTAGGATTCATGGGTTGCATATTAGGATTCATGGGTTGCATATTAGGATTCATGGGTTGCATATTAGGATTCATCGGTTGCATGTTATGATTCATCGGTTGCATGTTATGATTCATCGGTTGCATGTTAGGATTCATCGGTTGCATGTTATGATTCATATGTTGCATGTTAGGATTCATCTGTTGCATGTTAGGATTCATCTGTTGCATGTTAGGATTCATTTGTTGATAATTATGTTGATTTCTGTTCATTGAGTTATCTAAATTATCAGTCCCATTTTTTTCTGCCACATTTTCCTCATTATTATAATCTTCTATACTATTTTCTTGTGTATTTTGTTGCTGGTTAATAATAATGTTTGATTTTTTACGTTCTTCTATTTCACGTTGTAATCGTTCATTTGGATCTTGTTCTACTCTAATATCACTATTATCTTTTGATTCTTTTGATTCTTTTGATTCTTTTGATTCTTTTGATTCTTTTGATTCTTTAATAATATTTTTTTGTTTAACCGTTAAAAAGTCTTTAATATGATTTGAAATAAAACTTTCTAAAAATCTTTTTAATTTACCAATATCTTTAAATTTAACCCATAAACCATCTATTTCACTTATAATACGTTCAACAATTAATTTTTTATTTAGTTTATATTTAGACTTATATTTTTCATATGCATTATATATTTTATCACTATTAAGCATATTTTCAAGAACATCGCGTTTATCTTTTTCGTTCATTATAGGAAACCTTGAAGTAATAAAATAATTTATTATTATGAATTAAACTAGTTCATTACACTAAAAATTATTTTTAATTAAAAATTAATAATCATATATTATATACTTTATCAATACTAAAGTATGTAATATGTTTATAAAATAATATTAACATCTCTTAAAAAATAGACTTGATGTGTTTTGAAGGAAGTGATGTGGTACCGTATAGTGCCAAAGTTAAGACCCCCCTTAAGGGGGTGGTCTTCAAACTTTGAGACACTATGGAATCCGCGTTAGTTGCCAAAAGTTAGCCCCCATAGGGGGGCTTAACTTTGGCACTCCACGGTATCGTATACTGCCGTAAGACATGCCAAAAGTTAGCCATACCAAGGTATATAATTAAAAGTCCATTGTATTTTTCCGATTGCGTTTTTTAGTGTTCATATATTTTTGTAATGTTGAAGATGATAATATATTTTTTGGTTTTTCTAATTGTTTCCATGGATAAATGGTAGAATAATACGAATATACTTCTAATAAATCCCATTGTTGATATTTAAATAATTTTTTCTCTAGATAATCTGCATAACAAATCATACTTATAACATTTTTTATATTACATCCATCTTTAATTTTACTATGTATATAATTTTCATACGTAAGCATACCAAATATAAATGGATCAGATTCACACCTATGAAAACAATCGGTAATATTATTTTCGTTAAATTCTATAATAGATTTATCTGTATCTAAAATGTAATCTTTGTATTGGTATTCTATATTATTTAAATTTGTCTGCCCCATAATGTTATAAAATTGTATCATATTATTCAAATTTCGAATATCGCCTTTAGAATACTCTATTATTTTATCAACATTTTCTATAGATTTTAAATGAACATTATTTTTATAATTAGTATTTATATAATTTATTAATGTTTCCCTATTTGGGTTTTCTAAATGTATAATTAATGCTTCTTTTTTTAATTTAGTTATCATTTTTTTTTCTAGAATATCAAAACCATTTCTATCACATACAATTATAATTGGTATATCTAATGTATCTACACTTTCTATTATATCTCTAATAATAGTTTTTTGAATAACCATAAATTCATCCAAACTATCAATTAATAATAATTTTTTATTCCATACATCTGTTACATGTTTTTGTTTTAATATTTTAGGAATGAAATCTTTTATACTATAAATATTACTATTTTCATATATCTCAAATAATTTACCTATATCTAATATATCATAACTGCATTTAGATAAAAAATTATTTACTAAATTACTATTATGTGTAATAATACCATTTTCTATTACAAATAACTCATTCTCTACAGTTATACCAATATATTCTAATTTATTAATTATTAAATCTATATTTATATCATATTTATTCCCAATTATATCTATACCTCTATATATTTCTTTGTGTATAAAAGATAAATTATAAAAAGATTCTGCCCTTATATATTCTAATAGGCTTGTTTTAGTGTTATATAATACTAGTTGATGATTACTGGTAACCCTATAACTAATAGTATCTGTATATTTTATATAATAGTATGATTCGGTAATTCCATAACAAATATGTGTAATTAATCTTTTTTTACCGAATGGATCTAATACAACATCGCCAATATTTAATGAATTTATAGGTTTATATATATCTATATCTATTAATACTAATGTATTTTTATCTAAACATTTTCCAATTCCAGTATTACCAACAATCAATAGAACATTAGCAGTACTAATAGGTTTTTTGTTTTTTTTATTTTCTGTTTTTATATGTTTATTGTATTTTACCTTTTCTAATTGTATAAACCATTCATTAATAGAATTTATATTACTTAATTGAGATGGTTGATTTTTATAGAATTCATAAATATATTCTATAGAATTCATTTATATTATGTTTAAATAAACAATATTATTTATATAGATTTTACTAAATTGTTATGTACAAGTGCCAATAATTGTTTCTTCTCTACATTATATTCGCGTATTTTGTTAATACATTCTTCATATGTAAGCCATTCTATAGAACTAATTTCTGTGAATTGGTGTATATTGTTACTATCATATTTTAAGTCTATGTCATTAATACATTCTGCTAAATAATATATATGTAAATATTCTATAAAATTATCACCAACAAAGCTTTCTTCATATTGTACATCTGTATGAAAAACTAAGATATCAGTAGGAATATTAGTTTCTTCGATTACTTCTCTTTTTGCACAGTCAAATGGAGATTCATTTTTATTCTTTTTTCCTTTAGGAAATCCCCATTCTGGTTCAAAATATTTAGGTATATTTCGATAGGTTAATTCAGTAAGTATATTATCTAGAATTATAAATCGTTTTTCTCTTTTACCAATATCAAGATGAACTGTTGTAAAATATCCTTTTTTCAATGTATCAAATTTATATTTTGAATGATTATATTCTTTTTTAAATTTATAACTAGCCATTTTCTTTTTATCTAATACCCAAATATTATTCCATAACGTATCAAAGTCATTATTAATTATAACTTCTTTTTCAGATTCTGTCATATAAGAAAACATTTTATATATTGTATCTACATCTTCTAGTTGATATTTACCTCTTAAAAATTCACTATATGTATAACTATCTTTACGGCAGATTAAACAATAATATGGTATTTTATTTATTAATTTATATATTATTATTCCATAACTAACATTATTCTGTTTATTCATAATAAACTTATACTAAATTTAGTATCTATTTAATCTATATGAATAAAGCGAATTATTCTTTAAATACAATATTATTTCTAAGAGATAATATAATATGGATTACTATTCTATAAAATCTATATCTATATTAGTAGATGAGTATTATATTAACAAATAATAGAGATCGTGGAGAATTTATAATCCGTACTCACGAAGGGATTATATATGGAAAACAAAATGCTAAACGTAAAGGTGAGGCTACACGTGGAGATGGTATAGTAGAGGGTATATTACCATTTAGTTTTATAAATAAAGATGGAACTGTTCAAATGACAAAAACCGTTATGAAAGGTTCTTTTTATATTGGTGATATAAAAGTTAATCCCGGAACTGGTGCTTGGTGTGCAACAAAAGTAGATGCAAATAATATCATGATAGAATGGGGTTATTATATAGATCTGGATTATCAAATAACTAATTTAGAAGATGCTATAAATATAGCAGAACAATTAGTTGAAAGGGGTAAATCAGAACATTATATAGTTGGATATTTAAGAACATATATTATTGATAGAGATATACGTAGTGAAATTTTATCTAATCATACTCTTAAAGAAACAATTAGAAATAAACAAGTTTTTCCTAACGTAGATGAATATAAAATAGGTGAAATAATTTTAGTTGATGGTAAAAAGTATATATTAGATGAATCTATAGAATTAGGAGAAATATATTGGCGCGGAATGGATATAATGCCAAAGAAAAAGTTAATATTAAAAAGTACGCCTAAAGAATCTAAAGAAGAAAAATATTATGGTACTAATAAAGATCAAGAATTTGAAAATAATATTAGATCATTCCAAGGTATTATTGATAGAGACTTGAATAAATCAAAAAGAAGTAATAGAAAAGAAACAATTAAAGAATGTATCACTAATTATGACTATATTAATAAACAAAAACAACGTACTACTTCTAAATCTGTATGTACAGATAAAGATATGACAATTGATGGAAATTATATAGGTCCTGGTGGTGGTCCTTGGTGTGCTACGGAAGTAGATGATACTGGTTTAATGCGAGAATGGGGATATTGTATAAAGGGAGAAAAAGGTGTAGAAATAACTAAAACGGAAAAAACTATATGGGAAAAATTATGCTTAGCTGTTAGATATGAACAATGGAGTAATATTTCTAAAATAACAAAACAATTATTATTAGATGGTCACACGGAAAAAACAATATTTAATAGTTTATTAGAAATTTGTGATAGAACAAGAATAGCACCTTATTATGAACAATTAAAAAGATTTGTTCGGATTGAATTTATTAAATTATATCAATGGTCATTAGTTAAATCTAGTAAAATAAATATTGAATTATTAACTTTAAAACAGGACTTATCTAGTATAGTATTTAATAAATTAGAATATTTAGAATTAGGCAGTGGTGCTGATTTACACTCAAACTTAATTAGTGAAGATAGATTATGGCTATTAAACTATTATTTGATTGTAGAACGGCTAATTGTAGAAAGTATTATATCTAAAACAGATAACTTAAATATTGATTTATTAAATCGTGTTAAAAGAACAAATGATATAGGAGCACTTAATACTATACTAGTTGATTTAGAATCAATAATAAAAAAGGATATACAACAACATATTAAAGATCTAGACGAGAATAAAAATGTTCTAATCGATTTAAATACTAGTAAAAATGCCGATAAAAAAACAACTATTGATCCTAATATAATTATTGTAAATTATAGTGCATTGTTTGGTGTTATAGATATAGATAAACGCAATTTATATTATGCAAAATTAGATATTACACAACCTTTGGCAGTCCAAATTGCATTTTATAATAAATCATTTGTTGAACCAAAAGAGTTTGTCAGTATTCAAAAAGAAGAATCTAAACAAGTTGTTCCCCAAAAAATTAAAAAAATAAGTAGTGATTCTAAATGGGACGATGAAAATATAACTTATTATTTAAATTATCCCGAAGTTGAAGATCCTGAATTTTATACTAAATTGCATAGAAAAAAAGAGTTTCAAACAAATAAAATGGGTAGTTGGAAAGATAAAAATATTGACGAACTATGTAGAGTTGATACTTTTGATTTATCTCCACAACAACAATGGGTTTCTAATTTTTTTAATATAGATACACCTTATAAAGGGGTATTATTATATTGGGGTACTGGTGTAGGTAAAACATGTGCAAGTATTAGTATCGTAGGAAGACATTTAGATTATTATAAAAAATATAATAAACGAATTTTAGTAATTTTAGGTACTAGTACAATGGCGAATTATATTAAAGAATTATATAATTTTAACAAAGAAAAAATAGAAATAAAGAAAGGTCTTATTCCCGGTTCATTACAATGTACTGGTGATAGATATTATATACCTATAGAAAGTAACGATCCTGAAAGTTTAAAAAAAAGAGAAAACCGAATACTTAAAAAGATTGAACAAGATTATGAATTTATAACATATGGATCATTAAAGGGTATTATATCTAAATTATTACAAAAGCGTGGTCTAAAATTAGAATTAAATGATGATCAAGAATCTCCCCCTAAAAAAGAGCCTACAGTTCAAGGAGAAGAAGTTAAAGTTGGTAATGTTACATATAAAGCAATTAAAACATTAAAAGGATTAGTTTGGAAAGAATTTATTCAACTTGATTTACTAAAGGAAGAAAGAATACGATTAGCTATTTCAGATTACTTTTCTAATAGATTAGTTGTAGTTGATGAAATACAAAATATTAGAACTGCGGGTGAAGGAGGTGATCAAATAGCACCTAAAATGTTAGAAAAATTGGTTCATTATTCACATGATTTAAAATTAGTACTTATGAGTGCAACACCTATGTTCAATAATGCAACAGAAATTGTATATATATTAAATTTATTACTAGAAAACGATGGTAGAGATAAAATCAAGGTAAATGATATATTCGATAGCAAAGACAATGTTATCAATCCTTCTAAATTATTAGAAGTTTCAAGAGGATATATTAGTTATGTTAGAGGGGCTAATCCAATTAGTTTCCCCAGAAAATTAATGCCAAACGAATCACCTATATCTTCTATAGTTGAACTAAATACTATATATTATCCAAAACCGATTCATAAAATGAATGGGTCGCCTTTAGATTCTGAAGATAGAATAAAGTATAATCCATTAGTAAAATGTGATATGAGTAATTATCAAGAAACTGTATTTAGAAAGGCGGTAATTGGTTCAGATGTAGATAATGAAGGTGCATTAGAAGATGTAGCAAATGAAACATTTGATATAAATGGTAAAATGATATCTAATATAGTTTATCCATTACCACCAAAACAAAAATTTGGAAAAACAGATGTAACACTATTATATGGTGAAAAAGGGTTTGATAGATGTTTTACAGAACTTAAAAGTGGTAAATATGAATACAATACTGAAAATGCTATAATTCCTGTTAATAATTTACCAATATTAGATGTTACAAATTTACCTGAATTCGCACCTAAGTTCAATAAAATATTACAAAATATTCTTAATACATCGACGGGTATTATATTTGTATATTCAGAATATAAAAAAGGTGGATCTTTACCTATGGCATTAGCATTAGAACAAAATGGTTTTGAACAAATGGTAATAGAAGGTAAAATGGGTGACATAATTGTTAAAAATAGGTTACAGTCACCTTTAAAACGACCATCATTACCACAAAAATGGAAATATGTACTTTTAGATGGTGATATGGATCCTAAAAAAAGAGCACAAATTGTACAAAGATGTAATAGTGAAGACAATAAGGATGGAAATATTATTAAGGTTGTTATTGGTACTAGAGTAGCTGCAGAAGGTATTGATTTTGCTAGAATGAGACAAATACATATATTAAATCCATGGGACAACTTTAGCAGAATAGATCAAACTATTGGCCGTGGAATACGTAATTGTAGTCATAAAGATTTACCAGTAGAAGAGCGTAACGTAACAGTATTTTTATATAGTAGTCATATAGCGGATAATTCTATAGAAACTACTGATGAGAAAATTCATCGTAGAGCAGAAAGAAAGGATATTCAAATGAAGGAAGTAGAGTTTATATTAAGAAATGGTGCTATAGATTGTATATCAAATTATACCGGTAATAAGTATTCAATAGAAGATTTCGGTGAAACTATAGGTGATAAAGATAATACAAGAGAATGTGGTTATAAAGAATGTAATACCGTATATAGATGTATAGATTATTCAAAAGTTCCAATCCATATGGCAGATGCCAATATGGATAAAGATACATATAATATAGAATATCATGCTAATAGAGAAATAGAAAAGTATAAAAAGATAATTAAATCTATGTTTTCTAAAGCTGTAACATTTAAATTAAAACATATTCAAACATATTGTCAAATGAAATTATTGGATAATTTTGATGAAAGTATATTCTTAGTATCTCTAGATAAACTAATAGGAAACCGTGAAAAACTATATGATAAATATTCGCGTATAGGTCGTATAGTTTTTAAAGATGGTTATTATTTATTTCAACCAAATGATCTAGATAAAACAGATATATTACCAGAATACTATAGATCTACTCCATTAACTATGAAACCTATTAAAACAGAAATTGTAGTTAAAGAAAAAGATATATCAACTGCATATTTACAGGGATGGTATAAGACGGTAATAGCTACTATAGATAGTACAGATGATGCTGATAAATTAGCATATTATTTAGATAGAGTAAAGGATGTAGTAATGAGAATGATTATATCTGAATGGTTTAGAGAAACATATAATCCGGATGATGTTACTAGTAGCGAAAGACATGATAAGATAACAGAATATTTAGAAAATAAAGATATAATAATAATGGATACTAATGATGAATTACCTATAGCTATACAATGGACAAAAGAAATAAGTTATGAATATAATACAATAACCAATAAATTATCCGTGCGTTTAAATAATGAAACATTACAAAAACCAATGTTAATATATAATTTTGATGATTATAATTTAGATACACATGTTATTGGTAGATTAGAACAATTAAGTGATGGTAAAGAAGAAAGTCCATTAAATCAAATGACATGTAAAATAATAGATTTTAGTTTTGTTGAGAATAAATCGAATATTAAATTAGATGGAAAAGCATGTATGAGTTATAATAGAGCACCTATGAGTAAATTAATTAAAAACTTGGGATTAGCTGAATCTCAGGTTGATAAACGAGAAGATCAATGTATACAGATTGAACTTGCATTAAGAAAATATAATAGAGAACATAAAGATGATAAAGTATGGTGGATAGAGTCAAACAAATTATATAAATTAGAAAAACTACTTTAGAAATAATATACCGTATAGTGCCAAAGTTAAGACCGGGTGTCTTCAAACTTTTGGACACTATGGAAGCCGCGTTAGATGCCAAAATAAGTTCTCATATATAACTTAACTTTGGCACTCCACGGTATATTAGCCATAATTAATAACTGGTCTATTTAATTTAATCAGGTCATTATATTTTTTAACTAAACTATTCATATTTGAATAATGAAATCCCCATCCGTTTTCAATATTTTGCTTACTAAGACGTTTTGACATTAAACCATATCTATATATCATAAATTGCAGAGGATATATAAATTTATAATGTAATAATTTAAATGAGGGATCTTTATGTAAAATACCAGATATTTTAGGATATGCCTTATGACAACCGCCTAAATAATTTATTTCATTAACTAATTTAGAATTTATTAAGGTGCATTTATCTAGTTTAACACCTGGAACACCACGAATTGTTTTTTCAAATATATTATTTCCAGGAGTGTTTGCAATATCTGGACAAAACATTTCAAAGCCTTGACATTGAACAATTCCTATATTAGGTGAAAGTGTTTTAACATATTGTGGAATACCAAGAGGATGATATATAATTTCATCTACATCAACTATAATAAACCAATCACATTCATTTCTATATTGTTTCCATGCATTATTTTTAATTTCTAAATATATATCATCTCTAATTTGTTCATTTGTATTATAATATATAACTTCAACGTTATTATATCTTTTCATTATTTCTACACTGTCATCACTACTCATGTTATCGAATACAATAATTTTTTTAGCAAAAGAGTAATAATCTAAAAAATACTTAATAAATGGTGATTCATTCCAACAAATAGTGATTACATAAAATACAGGTTCTATTTGATTTTTAAACTGTATAATATTTGTAGAACCATTTGGATATCCATTATAATTCATATTTGTAACTTAAATATGAATTATACTTTAATTATTAGATAATACCGTATTTGTATATAAATTAATAATAATTATAAATATTAAATATATTAATAATTATTATAATTAAAGTCATTTTTAGAAAAAGAAATATACTATATAAATAGTATGGTCTATGCATCACTAAAAGAAGCATGGGGGACGGATGAGTTCTGTAAAGAGCCACCCGAAAATCCTTATGTGGTTAAAGATCCAATAGTTGATAAGGCAAATTTTAAATCATTTAGAAAACAAAATTTTGGTAGTAAAAATACAAATAGAGTCCTTAATGATATAGAAAGTGATGACCAATCTTATATGCCAGAAAGTAAATATTATAAAAATAACGATAATGAAACAAAATATTTAAAAAGATCAAATCGTGTTAAAAACTGGTGTAAGCCTGAATATAAAAATAAATATTTTTTAGAAGAAGACGAATATAGTGATATTACAAGTGTAGATACAATGGATGATGTACCAAGAAAAATGATAGGTAGAAAAATAAAAATAGATAAAAAAATGCATAAATATAACAGTAAGGATAATAAAATAATTGAAGGTTTCGAGAATAGTCATAAAAAAATGGATTGCGAAAGTATGTTAGAACATTTAAAACATTGTAGAATATGTAGTGCAGAAGTAGAGGATTTATCTAAAAATATATTTATTAGAGAGTTTATTATATTTGCTGGTTGTGGTATAATAATGTTTTTATTTCTAGATTTATTAAGAAAAATAGCTCAAAAAACTAAATAGGACTACTAAACGTTTAAAAGAATATAGCGTTTAAAATATTAAATAAGAGTCTATTCAATAATTAGTAAAAATAATGAGTTTAGACTTTAAGATTCAAAAGGATAATAAAAAAACAATAGAAATAACACCAGATGATTTAGATGATATAAATTTAGATGATTTAGATGGTTTAAATATTCAAAATGAATTAGATAAATCTGAAGAGTCATTAGTATTTACTAAACAAAATGTGCGTGGTATAGATAATATGTTTGGTTCAAAAAATAATACTAAACCTTCTCCTAAAAATAATACACAAAAAGTAAATGTACATAAAGATGAAGTAAAAGTGACTGTTCCTGTTAAAAAGACTACACCTCGACCTATTATAGAGCCCGGTAGTATGGATTTAGGATTAGATATGATTACTAATCAAAAGAAGAAGAATGTGCCAAAAGAAGAAAGCGAAGTAAATGATATGAATAGTTCGGATAGTAAAAATAGTAGAAAAAGTAATAAATCATTAAGTATAGATTTTAATGATTTAGATAAGGTAAAAAATATAATGGACGAAAAAAGTGAAAATAGTCTATCTAGCAAAAGCGATGACAATTTATCTACATCTAGTGATCTATCTAAAAGAATAAAGGATAAGGTAAGACAAAAAGCACCTATGAATGATAATGAACGTCGTCAAGAACTTTTATTTATGTTTGATAAATTAGAAAAAAAAGGTGTTAAAATACCACAAAAATTTAATACTAAATCATCTGTTGATGAAATGGAAAAGACATATGAACGTCTAAAAAATGAACGTGATATTCAAAACAGTATTAGATTTCAACGTAAGATTTTAATGGGAATGGTTAGTACTATGGAATTTTTAAATCATAGTATGAATCCTTTTGATATTGATTTAGATGGTTGGTCTGAAAGTGTAATGGAAAATTACTCAGAATACGATGATATTTTTGAAGAATTATACGAAAAATATAAGAATAAGGGTCAAATTAGTCCCGAAGTTAAACTCATAATGACATTAGCCGGAAGTGCGTTCTATTTTCATCTATCAAAGATGATTATTAAACCAGCCCAACAAAAAATGCAAGAAATGTTTGGTAATATGGAAGCAGGTAATATGCCAGATATGGGTGGAATGGGCAATATGGGTGGATTTATGAGTGGGCTAATGAATAATTTTATGGGAGGTGGAGGTGGGGGCGGAAAGTCTAATGCACCTAGTAGTGGAATGAAAGGACCACAGGGTTTTGATGATATTATAAGTAAGGATTCAGGAAGTGATATTCCTAGTGTAGTATCGGTAAGCAAAAATAAGCGTAGTGGGAGATCAATGAATTTATAAATAAATTTCATTTATTAATAATTAAATATAAATATATGAAATATTTTTAGTGTTACAAATATGTTTAAAGCTTTTTGTAAGTACCGTATAGTGCCAAAGTTAGCGAAGCTTAACTTTTGGACACTATAGAACCCGAGTTAGATGCCAAAAATAAGCCACCCCAGAGGGGGCTTACTTTTGACACTCCACGGTAACTTAAAACGTTTGATTTTTATTTTTACGTTTTGATTTAGTTTTTTTAGGTTGTGCTATAATTTGTTTAGGATATAAATGTTGTGAAAACCATAAATCAAAATTATTTTGATTTAGAATATTCATAATAGGAAATAAATATGGTTTGTTATCTATATAATCTTTTAGATTATTGTACATATTTGTAACTATTGTATATTCTTCATCAATAAATTTATTTTGAAGTTCTTCTTCTGACATAGGCATATGTGAATCTAAATCAGAATCATCGTCTGCTACATATGGTTCAGTAACTATTAATTCGTTGTCTAAATATGACATTTAATTGTTATTACAAAGTTTTATTGATATACTAGAATTAAAATATATAGAATGAACGAGGTTAAACTTCTTTAAAAAACACTTTATCCTAAGATTTTGTACAGGCTTCGAAAAATTATATCACATAATTATGAATTACGGTTAAAATAAATTCTAATAAATTAATAAATGAGTAAAGAATTAAACAAAATAACAAATTATGTTCATACAAAATTAAATTCTGGTGATAATATATCTAAAAAAAGTTGGAACAAATATCTAACAGAATTAGATAAATGGATGAATGAGCCAAAACAAAACGGTGGATGAGGTCCATCCAAAAACTAACTTTAATAATTGGTATTAGTTCAATGCTATATTTAGCATATATGACGATTAATTTCAAAAGCTACTATGTAGATGTAATTAATCAGAGAATGAACTAGTATAAGATGTTATTTGTAGAAGTCTATAAAGACCTTTGTATTTTTTGTTAAGAAATATTAGATTGTAAGATAATAAAAGGATCTAAAGAAATATATAATTGGTTTATAAATAAGGATAAAATTCTATTTATAATACAATATATAAAATGAATATGTTAGAATCAGTAATAATTTACGATAAAGAACAAAATTTATATAATTTTCCCTTTAAAATACAATATAATAATCATGAAGAAATAATTGATTTTTATTTTAATAGTGGTGATTATTCTGATCAAGAAAGTATGTTACGTGATCGTATAGATTATTGTTCTAAAGAATTATTCAATCATTTTATGTCAAGATTTGAAAGATTACAAGAGATTTGTTTAGATGATTCTGTCGAAGCTAATAATGAATCGGTAAATACGATTAATAATTTGTTATCTTTTTTATTGAATTTATTTAATGTTTTTATAAAGATTCATTGTAATCCTGATGTAACTAGTAGATTATCTGAATTGTTTGAGGAATTATTAGAAATGTTTTTATTATTAGAAGACTATTATACTATAGAAAGAAAAACTGAACTATATAATTGGAAAAAAAAGTTTATTACAATAAAATCACATTAACTATAATAATTTACAATTATATGATGTAATGTTAAATAATGTTTATAAAATATTACTTAACATTTTATAAACATTATTTCTACTATTAAATAAATGAATGATCTTTATTTAGGTACAATTAGTTTATTAATATCAAATATATTGCTTAGTGCATATCCAATTCTTATAAAATTATATATTAAAGATATATCTATTTTAGTGCAATTAATAATTCGTATTATTGTATATATTTGTTTATCATTGCCTTTTTTAATTATTGGTGGAGAAGGTATTAATATTTTAACTAGTCTAATAGATCCTAAATTTTTAATTATATCTGCTGTTAATTTATTACACATATATAGTTCATATAAGGGTTTTGAATATTTAAATGCGGGTATAGCATTAACAACTTTTTATAGTTATCCTATAATACAAGTTCTATTATCTAGAATATTTTTAGGTACAGAATTAACAACTAATATTATGTATAGCTTATTTGGAAGTTTAATAGGTATTGGTATATTAAATAAAGATAACTATGGTTTAGATAAACAATTAAATACTAATGTAGGTAAAGGATTTATGTTTATTGCTATAGCAGCATTAACAGAAGCTATTATAGGTGTATTTTATAAAGGTATAAATATAAAAAATCCTTTTATGAGTTTATATACATTATATGCACCTGCATTTTTATTTTTTATGATATGGTATATATTCTTTTATAAAAAAATGGATAATATTATAGATAAAAAAGATAATTGGTGGTATTTATTAGTTAATCACGATGGATTAATAAAAAAAGTTATATTATTTAATTTATTAATAGGTGCTTTAGGTTATACATTAAGATTATTTTCATTATCAAAAATATCTATTAATTGGTTTAGTGGATTAACATTCACAAGCTCTCTTAGTGGATTTTTATTAGCATGGTTATTCTTAAATGAAAAAATACATATACATCATATAATTGGATCGATAGTTATATTCTATAATATTTATAAACTAAAACAATATACAGTATAATAAAATTGATATCGTTATATATAGTTTAAATCAAATTATAAAACCATGGATTCTTATATGGAACGTTTAGAGCGCGAAAAACAACATGAACGGAATATTTTTAATTCGGAAAATATTTTAATGTCAAAAAAAGATTTATTTTCTATTTTAGATAAATCAGGAATGGATTATTCTAAAACAGAAAATAAAATTAAAACTATGGATATTAGTGAGTTTCAAATTGCATTCAATCATAAATCATATTGTATGTATAACATTAAAATTTCGGATGAACTTAAACAAGAGGCAAAAGATTGGTCGATTCCACTTCAAAAAATAAGTAATGAACGTTATGAATTTTTAGGAGATTCGGTAATTGATTTAATCATTGCAAATTATTTATTTGACCGATATCCTAAAGAAAAAGAAGGATTTATGACAAAACTTCGAACTAAATTAGTATGTACAAAAACATTAGCAAAATTAAGTAGTTATTTAAACCTAACTAAATTTATAGTCATGTCAAAGTATGTTGAAGATATGTGTGAAGGACGCGATAATCCTAAATTGTTAGAAAATTGTTTCGAATCATTTGTTGGTGTAACATATAAATTATTCGGATTTGATTTTTGTAACGATTTTGTGCTATCTTTAATAGAAAATGTAGATCTAATTGATATTGGAGATCTAATTGAAAATGATGATAATTTTAAAGATCAATTATTACGTTATTGTCATAAGAATTTCGAAGGACGTAATCCAGTATATAAACAATTATCAATGGAAGGTCTTAGTAATCATGCTATTTTTACAATGTGTGTAATGATTCCTATAGATATAAATACATCTATTATTATGGGTAAGGCTAAAGGTGCTAATAAGAAAGATGCTGAACAAGAATCAGCAAAAATTGCGTTAAAAAAATTAATGGCCAATGATATAACCGAATATAATCTATCGTAGTTTATGTTATTTATTTAAAGAATTGTAGTATAAATAAATATAAAGAAAGATTTTTTATGATTGAAGCTACATTAATTAATAATCCAGTTACTTTGGATATAAATATAGGAGAAGAAACACCAATATTACCTAAAAAAAGAGGCAGAAAACCAAAAAATCGAGATATACCTAATGATATTAAAAATATAGAAACAACAACAGATGATAATATTGAAAAATTATTACCAGCGCCAAAAAAATCTTTCTTTTTAACTAAAATAGAAAATACTATATTACATTTTCCTATTAAAACCGAAATAGGAAAACAAATTGCAAGTAATAAATCTAATTTTTCTTTTTCTAATCAACCTATTGATATTCAAGGACCTTCGGCATATGATCCTAGTATATATGTAAATATGCATGCTGACTTTGAAAATGTTTCTCATTCATTTGCATTTGTTAATCCAGAACCAAAGAAAAATCTTACTATGAATGCTATTAATAAAAATGTTAAAATAATACCATTATTAAAATCTTTTATAGATTGTAATGGTACTAAATCATTTCCAGAGAAAACAGATATATGTTGTTTTCTATGTACTGAAGGGTTTGATAATCCACCAGTTGGACTTCCGGAAAAAAAGATCGGTGATACTTTTTTTGTAAAACATTGTTTTTGCAACTATAATTGTATGGCTAGATTTAACTTTGATATTAATGATGATAAAATGTGGGAAAGATATGCATTAATAAACCTAATGTATAAAAAACAATATAATTTAACACAAAATATTAAGGTTGAATTATCACCACCTAGAGAAGCATTAATTAAATTTGGAGGAGCTTATACAATAGACCAATTTCGAGATATGTGTCATAATAAATCTGTAAAAATTATGTCATTTCCCGTTATAAGTGTTCAAACTTATTTAGAAGAAATGAACAATCAATTACATGCAGATAATTTATCTAGTAGTGGTCCTTCACAATCAGAAGTTAAAAATTATTTAGAAAAAGTAAATGATCAATACAAATTATCTAGAAATACAAAAAATGAATCTAAAAATACTCTAGAATTTTGTATGGGATTAAAAAAGGTTTAATCATAGCCTTCGGCAACTATGTGATATTACTTGCCGAGAATTCTTCTGGGTTGTAAGTGCGAAGCACTTAATTGCTCAAACACCCTACGTGTAAGTCTCTCTTTAGCAAGCTTTCCTTAGAACAGGGTGTTTTGTGATGGAAGATTAATGACTATACCGTATAGTGCCAAAATAAGTTCTCATATAGAACTTAACTTTGGCACTCCACGGTAATATTCATTTTAACTAAATAAGTATTAAAGTTAAATAAAATTTGTTAATTACTAAAAACGTAATTAACAAATGTTAATTGAATATCCAAATCCAACTGATAATAGATTATCATATTTAATACCATATTTCAATATGTGGAAAAGTAAAAATAGTAATATAATACCATTTATACCATCAATATGTAGATTTAAACGTCAAATTATTACCAATAATTTTATAAATAATGAAATAAAAGAGTTATCTTTTGTATATTTAGATAATATCGTAAGAAAAGAGTATTTAAAACGGAAATATTATAAATTATGGTTATATAGATATATATGTAAAAAAAGTAGTATAAATTTTTGTGATTTAGAACTTAATGAAATAAATACTAGCGAAGATATCATAATGTATATTGATAACGAAGAACATCAAAAATATTTATTTACTCAAAATGATTTTAATAAATTAGTTCAAACAAATTTAGAGCATAGTTATGCATATGATTCTATCCCAGAACCATTAACTATTAAAAACCCTTATAATAATAAAGAATTTCATAAATGTGATTTAATAAATATAGATAAACAGTTAAAAAATGCACCCTTAGTATGGCATATGTTTAAAAATTGTAGATATGATATAAATAGATTAAAAGCAATACATTATCAATATTTATTAGGTGTTTGTATATCTAGTTTTATAGATGGTTTAGAGAATGAGGATATTGTTTTTTATCTAAATGATATGTTTGAATTTTTTAAAATAGATTGTTATTGTAAAAAATGTATAGATGAATTTAGAGATATTAGATCAAAACTTGTAAGAAACACACTTATTAAATGGATAGCCGCTTTAAAATTAGCAGTACCATTTATACGGGAAGACATGTATTATTTAATAAAATTATATATTTCACCTTGTATTATACACAATAAAAGAAAAATAATAACTAAAACGACTAATACTTTAAATATAAATATACAATTTACAGGTGGTCCATTAAATCCTAACCAAATATATATATTTAAGGCCGAACCCAAAATTATTAAAACTAAACGTGTTAATTCAAAAAATGTAGATATTACAGAACGACATAGAAGGAAGTTAAAGAAAAGTTCTGGTATTAAATCTATAGAATGAAAATTATTGGTATAGATATTGCCATAGAGAATTTGGCTTTTTGTATTTTAGATTATACTAATAACATTATAAGCCTTAGGTCAGAAGATTGGTTTGTATTAGATACTACACCAGAAGATTATAAACAAACATGTGAATATGAAAATAGAAAGAAGTGTAGTAAAGATGCAGGCTGGTATTATATAGATAAAGAAACATCGCTAAATAGATTTTATTGTGCTACACATAAAAAACTAGTAATCGGTGATGATGAAACTAAAACTAAAGGATGGAAAACATTAAATAAGAACTACATAAATAATAATGATGTTATTAGATGTATGTTTAAGAAATTAGATGAAAAGATAGAATTGTGGCGAAGCGCCGATTATATTATAATTGAGAAACAGCCACCTAAAAATCCTAAAATGATTTCTATTATGAATTATATTTATAGTTATTTTGTGCTTCGTTTATGGAATGATACTGATGATAAAAAACTAAAGGATATTATAATATTAGATGCAAAGAATAAGGTCACATATTGTTTAGGTGTGTTATCTAAAGAGGAACTAGAAGAGTTTAATAAAAAATATAATGTTAAAAAGAATAAATATGTATATTATAAAAAAATTAGTATTGAAAGTGTGCGAAAGGAATTAACTGTTAGTGGCGAGTCGGAACTATTAGAATACTTTAATAGTTATAAGAAGATTGATGATTTAGCCGATAGTAGAAATATGGTATTGTGGTGGATTCAAAAAGAACAAAAGGCGATTACTAAAAAGGCTTATAAAGAGGCTAAAGAATTAGATAAGGCTAATAAAGTTAAGCCAGCTAAGAAAATTAAGACTAAGACATTATAAATATGTATTAGTTTTAATAGTAAAATAAATCCATTGAATTTTTAAAATATACAATGGATTTATCTAATACAACTAGTTAATCTTGAGTTAAAGATTATTTAAATAAATTCGTAATAGGGTATTTCAATAGGTTCATCTAGAACACCATTTATAAGAAATTCCTTAATAGATGCTTTTTTAGAATTTAAAGATACGGCATCTAGTTGCATTTTGAATTTTTTCATTTCATGCATATATGAACCAAATGTTAAAGAACTTGTTATATAACCACTTAATGGATATTGAACAAATGAACACATATATAGATTAATATTTCTATTGATATCATCTGCAACACATGATGCCTTAAAGTCTCGTAATAATTGTATAAATACCGGATCGTTTTCGATTTTTAATCTACCTTTAATAAGTAAGTTAGGGCTTAAACTGTTATTTAACCATTTAAGTGTTTCTCCTAAGTCTGTAAAGTAAAATGAAGGATATTGTATATCTCTCATAATAGTGTATATTACCTCTAAACAGCCTAAACCAAATGTTTTTAATTTATCTTTCCAATAAGGATGCATTTGTAATACATAAATTCCTTCTATAGAAGCAATACAATGATATTTTAATTTATCAACACTCTGATATAATATTGAAGATAAATCTGTATTACTTGGTGGTCCAATAAATGGATTATCTTTGTATAATTCTATATGACATGCGATAGGGTGTGTATGAAAATTTACTTCATATGGAAACATTTGTGATGTAGCACATACTGTGCCTTCACATCCAATTAACATTTCATTTGCCGATACAATCCTAGTTACACCATCTTCTGCTAATTTTTCGTTTATAATTCCTGCGCATTCGGTATCTTTACTAATTACTTTTTGAAATAATAATTTCCATGCCGAAGGATGATATATTATATCGGTTTTTTTTATAGAACCAGATTCAACAGATTGAATTCTTTTGGCGATAACTAAAAGTTCTTCAACCTTTTCAGGTGTTATTTGCATAGGTGGTGTAGCAAATAATCCTTTATTGTTATATGCTTCCATTACTAAAATTCTGTTATATAAATCAGGTGTATATTGCAAACTAAGAGTTGTAACATATTTAATTTCAAAGCCACCCTTTAAATATGCTCTAACAGCATTATCATAATAAGGATTGGTGAATAATACACATAACCAAGCAATATTTAATCCAGTCGCAGTCATAGCAAATTTTACAATGGCGTTCATAGCATTATATACTCTAAATGTTTGTGATTTATCAGGAATATTAAAGTTTGATTTACAAACATTCCATATCTCTAATTTGGGTTCTGGTAGGTCTGTATTTAGTGTTAATGATAAACTAAATATTAAATTAATATTATTTGATGATTGTTCATAATGAAATACTAAGTCATATTCCATATTATCTGTTGGGGTTAAATCAGCAAAACTAGTATAACCATATGCAGTATTATAACATGTTGTTAAACTTTCATTTAGGGCAGCAATTATTGGCCCTTCAATAGCAATAATATTTTTAGAAAATGTTATTGCTTCTTCTCCAACAAGTGGAATAATAGTTGGATGATCATATTTAAATATATTTGATATACCAGCTGATTTTGAAACAGTTACTATATAATAAAATGACATTTATATTTACTTAGAAAAAAATGTTATAATTCTATTAGATACGATAGAATGGGCGTATAAGTATAAAAGTTATAATCTAATAAAATATAAAATGTCAGTAAATAATCTATTTAAAACACTTCTAGAAGATAATAAAGATTCAATTAGTAGTGATGATGAATTTCCTGAAGAAATAGGAAAATTTATTGGTGGAGCTTTTAGACATATTCTAAAAGAAGCTAGTAAAGCAAATAAAGTACAAAAAGAAAAAGAAACTTTAGAATCAGTTAAAAAACAAAATGCAGAATTAATAGTAGAAAATAAACAACTTAAACAACGTATAATAGATTTAGAAAAAGACAAATACGAAAAAATATTTCTAGATCTAGATTAATTTTCAAAATTTTATTAGATGACATACGTTAAGAAAATTGAATATTGTATTTAAATATTAATATAATAAACATGTCATTTGAACAAACCTTTAGTAAATCTAGCAAGTCCGCTATTTCGGATTTTAAGGCTACAGCACAAGTAATGATTTCGAATGGATCTAATTTTTCCATTCAATGTTTAGATATTTCAGCCTTAGCAGATGATTCAACTATTTATCCAGATAATTTAGATTTATCTATCTGGACTAAAAATTTACTTAATAATGAAACTAAAAGTAAGCCACTTCCAGCCAAAGCATTAGAAGAAATGGCCCGCAAAGGTTTAAGTCCAAAGAAGCAAATTAATGAAATTATTCTTGTTTCTATTACACCAAGTAAGACACATATTCATGTAGGTATGTGGATTCCGGAAAATATGTTAGAATCATTAGATCCAAAAGATTTTATTAGTTCTGTTCTAGAATGTTATTCTTATGCAAATATGTCAATAATTGATAACAAGGTATTTGTAGATATTGTTCATCCAGAACCATTAAAAGAACGAGATAATGTGCTTCGTTGTTTCTTCGCAGAATTAAAAAAGCGTAAGATTTATGTAGAAGAGGAAGATGACGATCAGATGAGTTTTACATTAGATGATTAACTTAGATTAAAAATAATTACATATATATAAATATAATAATACTTTGTTAGTGTATTATTATAGTTTAATCATAATTCACATTATGTTACGTTACCGTGGAGTGCCAAAGTTAAGCCCCCTTTGGGGGGCTAACTTTTGGCATCTAACACGTGTTCCATAGTGTCCAAAAGTTAGCCCCCAAAGGGGGCTTAACTTTGGCACTATACGGTAATTGCTCACTAAATACCCTAAGAGTAGGGTATTTATGCGAAGCAATGATAATTATTACCATGGAGTCTTAACTTTGGTACTATATGGTATATTATAGTAATTTTACTTAGGGATGCCATAGCAATTAGCCCCAAGACGTAATTTGTTTTCTATATTTTTACCACTTATTAATCCAGTAGATTTATTGCATTTCTTATTATTATTAGGCATATAGGCATGTCCATCACTAGCCCAACCCCAACTGCACCATTCTGCGCCATTATCATATGCATTTTTAAGTTCATCTGGATGAGCTAATCTACTAGAACGTTTGGCACATTCTTCACTAGCTTCATCTTTAGTATAGGCATTATTAAAAATATGATATACTTGTGTCTCTTGTGGATTTCCAATAAAAAAATAGTCATTCTTTCTATGAACAGGTACTATTGAAATATCTTTTGTACTAGAAGAAACTTTAGAACCATTTGATGATGGTGCTAATGATAGATCATCATAAACTTTATTACTTTGAAATAATGGTGCGGTTTTATATACGGGCTGAATTATTTTAGGTTTAAATTTAGTTTTACTGCATTTAGAAGGTGTTACAGTATCATTCGGTTTTAAGACAGTATTAGAACGTATTAGTATAAGTATTATTAAAAAAATTAATAGAAATAGTACAACAAAGTCCATTTATAATAATAAAGATTAAATTTATTTTATATATAAATTAAATTGCTTCAAATACATCCTACGGGTGGGTATTTTTGTTAAGCAAGGTTAATTATTTTTTATATATACAACTTGAAATGATTGGTGTTGTATGATGGCCTAAAACACTTCCTACATTAATAGGAACATTGCTATAACTAGATTTAATTAATCTGGTATATTGAGAATCTGTATATTTAGTATCCATTTATTTAGTAAAAGAAAATAAATCTATATTAAATTAGAATGGCTATCAGTAAAAATACGTTAATACTTTTATCTATAGTTTTAGTTTTAACTATAGTTTCTACATATTATATAAATAAAAATAAAAAAGAACATTTTGAATCACAAAATATATACTTTGGTATATTACCAAAGTACAATCATCATACGAGAAATGATAATATTATTTATTATAATGATCCAATATTTATAGAATATGGCGATAAATATGTATTATTATCTAAGGATAAAGCTTTAGGTACAAAAAATAATGCGCTAATACAGATCTCTTATTTAAAACCTATAAAATCTATAAAGAATGATGCATTAAATCCTGTATCTTATATGGATAAATTATACCTAAAATCATTTCCAGAAACACCATATAATAATAAATTTAATAAAGAATTTAAACTAGTACCATATAGTAATAATAATCCATACTTACAAATAAATGATATTGTTAGTTTTAAAAATGATAAAGAAGAATATTTATCTATAAATCCTATAACATTAGAATTTGAGTTATTAAATTCAATTAGTGTCCCAAACAATGCTTTATTTAAAATAACTAATAGTCCACAATGTTTTACAAATTATGTAAAATATGGTATAGATGTTAGAAATCAAAACATTGATACGATGCAAAGTATTGTTAAAAATATGCGAAATGTTTTTGATAAAGATATAAATTCTTTAGACAACCACGAGAACGATATTAAAATGTTAAGGAAACAAAGATTAGAACTAAAAGAAAATATTAATAAATATCAAAATAATAAAGATTATATCCAAAATGAAATGAGTATAATTAGACAAGAGTACGATTCAAATATATCGAATATTAGAGATAAATACTCTACGATAAAACTTAATACTAATAAAGATTTTGCACATAAAAAATTAGTTGATGAAAACGAAATACAAACTGCATATTTAAAAGAGATGAAACTACTTTTAGATAAAGGATGTTCTTCTTGAAAATTCTAAAGTAATATAATTATTATTTATTACGTTGTTAAAATGTTATTACCACCTTTTTACATTTCTAACGCCGATTTTTCAAATATTAAATAATTTAATTTTATCTGGGATTTAGGAAAAACTATTTTAGTTAATTTTAGTTAAATTTAGTTATATAGTATATAAAATAAAATATTTATTTAGTATATAACTAAAATGGGTAATTATAGTTGTGAAAAATGTACTAAAACTTTTTCTCAAAAATCACACTACGATAAACACTTAACTCGTAAAAACCCATGTGAAATACAAACTGATAAGATAAAGGCATTAATAGACAAGGCAGTTGAAGAAAAATTTATTGAATTAAATAAAAAATTGATTTCAAATAATGATGAAAGTAATATTACAATTAACATCATAGAACAAATGGATACTTCAAAAATGAGTAAATTAAAATTGTTGGAGAAATGTAAAGAACTTGGAATTACAAAATGTGGTTCAAAAAATAAATCACAATTAACAGAACTTATACATTCAAAACAATTAACGCCTAATATATCTAATATTTGTATTGAAAAAACGATAGAAAATAATGAAACAATTCTTCCGATTGTCACATTGCCTAACCCAGACTGTAAAATTATTAATTATATTGATTTGTGCTGTGGAATTGGAGGATTTCGAGTAGCATTAGAAAGTTTTCAAAAAAAAAACACAAACATTAAGTTTAATTGTGTATTGTCTGCAGATATCAAAGATGATGCTATAAGAACCTATAACTTAAACTTTAATGAAAATAATAAAAAAACAAATATATTAGAAATTAACGAGATAGATAGTTTTGATTTATTATGTGCTGGTTTTCCGTGTCAACCTTTTAGTTCTGCTGGAAACAAAAAAGGTTTTGATGATGATAGAGGAGGAATAATATTTAAAATTATAGATATTTGTAAAAAATATAAACCAAAGATTGTAATTCTTGAAAATGTGTCAAACTTAATTATTCTTGAAAATGGAAAACCTCTAAAAAAAATATGCGAAGAGTTTAATAATATTGATTATTTTGTGAGTTACAAAAAATTAAACGCAACCGATTTTGGCGTTCCTCAAAATAGAGAAAGAGTATTTATTGTATGTTCTTTAGAAAAGCATATTAATTTAGATAATATTGAGTATGTTAATCCAGATAATATGTTAAACAGTATCATTGATTACACCGCTAAATATTCTGATATTGAAAGTAATTTTGCGAATAAGGTAATGGAATTACATTCGCAGACCCCTTTATTTGGTTATAAAATGCAGGATAAACGTGGAGGTCAAAACAACATTCATTCTTGGGATATTGGAGTAAATGGAGTTTTAACAATACGCGAACGAGATTTAATGAAAAAAATTATGACGGAAAGGAGAAAAAAACATTGGGCTGAAAAAAAAAATATTATATGGATGGATGGTATGCCTCTTACGTTAAATGAAATATCTACATTTGTTGATGATACAAACTTAAAACAAATGTTAGATAATTTGGTGGTAAAAAAATATTTGAGATTAGAAAAACCAAAAAATCTAATTTCAGGAAAAAGAGTATATGATGAAACTGGTGAATTGGGTTATAATATTTGTAAAGGTAAGTTAAGTTTTCCAATAACAAACATATTAGATCCAAACGCAACTTCCCCAACATTAACAGCAACGGACAGTAATAAATTGGCAGTTATTATAGATAATAAATTTATCCGAAAATTAAATGATAATGAATTAAAATTATTATGTGGGTTTCCTTTATCGTATAAATTACCAGGTGATGTAGACAAATATGATTTATTTGGTAATATGGTAATTCCAAATGTAGTGGAGGGTGTCCTAAAATGTATATTTTAGTTTTAAACTTTCAAATTGTTTGCTTATATTAGTTATTTTATTCATTTTATCTTCAATGTGGGGACAACGATTTATACACTCAATAATATTATCAATAAATAATTGTGGAGTTTTTGTTGAGCAGTACCATTTTTTTACACTTTCTGGTCTAATATTATACCACATATTTTTTTTTATTTGCATTGTTATAGGAGTTTTACCTGAATAACCAACTAAATTATATACATTAAGATAATGAAACTTTATAATTTTAATTTTTTCATTAATAATTGTGTATTCAAATACTAAATATTTTGTTTTGAAAAGTTTTTTATACACACCATCATCTTCACATAACATATTTATATAACTAGTAAAGTTTCCTATATCAAATCCTGGACTTTTCATAAATACTTTTTGTTCAAACTCAAAATGTTTATTTAGTCCATAATAATCAGGCGATGCTTGTTTTGGTCCTTCTTCAAAATCATCTAGGTTATCTTTAATTATCGGATAAAATACATCTTCTAATATATCTCCTACTGCATTACAATTACAAATAATAATACTTTTTCCCATAAATGTAACCGTTAATGATATCTCTTGTTCTTCAAAAGATTTACATACACTTGTTAGTAATTCACTATTTGGATATTGTTGAATTGTTTCCAATTCTGAAAGGTTAGTATGGTTAATATCACTCATCTTTGTATAATAATGTAATACTTAAATAAATAAGTATTACATTTCAATTTTTTATTTAATCAAATTTATAGAAAAATAATTCAATAATATACCGTGGAGTGCCAAAGTTAAGTTCTATATGAGAACTTATTTTGGCATCTAACGCGAGTTCCATAGTGTCTAAAAGTTTGAAGACCCACCCCTTAAAGGGGATCTTAACTTTGGCACTATACGGTATACGCCTACACATAAGAGTAATGACTATAAATTAACAGCGGTTCAATATTATTTATATGGTTTAGGACTATATAAAAATCGACATTTGCAATGTAAAAAGGTATAAACAAAATTTTATGCGCTCGTTTATAAAAAAAATTTTCATTTTCGGAAAATAAGAAGTTAGTAAAAATGACACACTTGATCCAGTGCTTGAATATATAAAACGCGTGATAAAGGACTTAAAGCTAATCCAATTATATATTAACATAAGAAGAACAATGTCGCAAACCAACCAAAAGAAAACTGTTAAGCCTACGGCTGTTGCCACCCCCGCTCCTGTTGTAGCTGCTGCTACTCCTACTCCGGTTGTAGCTGCTGCTAAGCCTAAGGCTGTTAAGGCCACCAAGGCTGAAGCCGCTGTTGCTGCCCCTGCTCCTGTTGCTGCCACCCCTGTTAAGAAGGCGGCTAAGACTGTTGAAGTTGTTGCTGAAGCCTCGACTGTTGCCACTACGGAAGTAACTGCTACGGAAGTTGTTGCTGTTGCCTCCCACGAAGAACTTGAAACGCTTGCCAATGACATGATTAAGATGGCTAAGCGTTGTCTTGAAGTTGCCCGTCAAGCCCGCAAGGACTTCGCCAAGCAAGTCAAGAAGGCCGAACAAGGTGGCAAGAAGCGTCGTGTCAAGGCTGATGGTGAATCGTCGCATTCGAACTCGGTCTTCCTTCAACCCTCGAAGATCTCGTCTGAACTCGCTGTCTTCTGTGGTGTTGAACCAGGCACGATGCTTTCGCGCACGGACTGCACTCGCAAGATTGCCGCTTACATTAAGGAACATGATCTCCAAAACCCTGATAACCGTCGTGAAATCCTTTCGGATGCCACACTTATCAAGCTTTTTGACCTTAAGGATGAAGATAAGCTCAACTACTTCAACCTTCAACGTTACATCAAGCCCCACTTCATCAAGGAAGTTAAGGTTGTTGCGTAAAAGGTAAATATTTGGTTTTAGTTAATAATAATAATAAAAATGTGTTATAATAGAGGGTACTAGATAGAAAACAAAGCACCATGGCGCAGGGGAAGCGCGCGAGGCCCATAACCTCGAGGTCCTTGGATCGAAACCAAGTGGTGCTAATACTAAAAATACTTTAAATACTGCGTTCATAGTCTAGAGGTTATGATTGCTGCCTTCCAAGCAGTAGACCCGGGTTCGATTCCCGGTGAACGCATAAAATTATTTTTAATGTTTGAATAAAACACTAAAACTAATCAAATCTAATCACATCTAATCAAATCTAATCAAATCTATAATATGTTGTATATGTTTTTTTAATATGATTATATGAAATTATATATCCTATACCATTCTTATATTTTATAGGATCTTTAAGAACCATATGATATGAATCCTTCTTTTTATTACTAGTTAATCTAATGTACATAAATGAATATGATGGATTATTAGATTTTTTCTTAATGTATTCGTATCTATCGACAATTTCTAAATTATTTATGACATATGAGTCTATTTTACCCAATTCTGGATATTCTAAATATATCTTTTCTATATTTTCTATAGGATCTAGACCCCATATAATATCTATATCATTAGCACCCCTAACGATACTAGACAAACATATTTCCTCTATTTCTTTAGGAATACCTATTATTTTTGAAAACTCTATCCATTTATTTTCATTATCACTAGCGAAAGAACCTAAATGAATAAAACATGCGAATCTTGTATTATTCTTTTTACCTGATACTATATCCACTTTCTCAGACCTTTCGGCTAAAAAAGGATGATTATATTTTTTATGCCAATCTATTAATCTAGTTATCTTAGTTTTATAGTTTGCATTGCAAATATCATAAATATCAGATATAAACACCTCATTTTCTCTAGTAATCTTTGTATTACTAGATAATTCTAGAAATTTTACTAATACAGATAGGAATATTGCTAAGATTAATAAATAAATAATATAGATCATTACTATACTGTTTATTTTAAATACACATAATTTCTTCGTTAAATTGAATAAATTATAACGTAATAATACAATAAAATGTTTTCTACTGTCTTTTTATGTGTCAAAGAAAAGAATAAAAATAATTTTACATGCAAAGAATTTGTCGATTACCCAGAAGCCGATAAGTATTTCAATGATACTTATTTTAATACAGGCATTGGTTGTCAATCGACAATGCTACCGGTATGTAAATTTATGCCAGAAATTGTTAGACGACATGTTCTACAATATAAACTAGCCAACATATTTAACCGTGTTTCTATTGTTTAGGTAAAGGTTAAATTGAAAATTCAAAAAGTTATTAATAAATATATAAACAACAATGGTTTCCGTTAAAAATACACTTCGTGATATTGCGAACAATAATATTTACAGCTTAATATTAGAAAAACATATGTTTAGCCCGAATGATTGTGTGCGGGTATTCAAGGCTGTTTCTACTAACACTTCTATAAGGGGTTTAACTATTCGGGGTTGTAGGACAGATATAGATTCGTTATCTATAATGTTGTCTAATAATAATTCATTGACTAGTTTAACATTGTGTCACATTGGGCTAACAGATAATGATATTTATATATTAGCTAGAGAATTAGCGATTAATACTAATCTAAAAATGTTATGTATTAATGAAAAATTTAATAAGGAATCATTACAAGAATTAACAAGGACATTAAAGACAAATACTTGTATTACATATTTAGATTTATCAGGTTGTAATATCGATGATACAGACATAACCCTAATTACTGATATGCTATCAAAGAATACTAGTATTACTAGTTTGGATTTGGAATGGACTAATATAGGTGATAAAGGTATAATCGAATTAATGTCACAGCCTAATAATTTGCTTAGTTTAAATTTAAACCGTACAGCTATATCAACTAATGTATTAACAAAAACTATGATGAATAATACAAATATAATTTATATATTTTTAGATAATAGCCCAATAACATTAACTAAACTTTTAGCTAGAAATGTTATGCTTAAACAATATAAATGTCGATTTGACATTCCAGATGAACTTAATGACATTGTTAATAAATACATATCAAATTATTGTTACTATTTAGTTTAAATCCGTTTAAAAATAAATAGTATGTTCTTATATAATTATAAAATGGATCAAAAAAAGAAAATTCAGCTATACATTGGCCAAATAGAATCTATTCATGCTAAGAATCCTACACTAAAAATGCAACGTATGAATGACTTTGAAGGCTATGAAAAATTTATGGCGGAAAGTCTCCCTAGATTTAAAGAGGATTATAAAACACTATTTAAACTATCTATTCGTGAATTTGATGTTCCTGGTTTTCAAAATAAACTAGCACATTTTCTAAACATTACTCAAAGTGTAATTAATGGTAAAAGAACATTAGAAGATGCTACAACACAAGTTGCAAATGAACAATATAATGAATATGTTGCACCTATTGTTCCTGCTGCTGATGCGGCCGATAAGAAAGACTAATTAATGTTTAGATATACTTTTTTGCTAGTTCATAGCCTAGAAATACACCTCCGTGTAGAGGCATTGCTCGCATAATTGCGAGATTAAACCCTTTGTATAAGTTTTTAAAACTTTTCAAAATACTATTATTAGGATTATTAGTCCCAATAATGGTTTTAATTGTTTGTGGTAATGTGCGATTACCATTATGTTCTGATTGATAATTAGTTTTAATAAGGTCACTTGGATAAATAAAAACCCATGCACTAAATCCACTAATAGCACCAAATAGAAATGTTTTAGGGGCACTTTCATTTTCATTAAACCGTTCCTTTAGTTTGTTATAAGTATAAAAATAAATACCGAATCCGGGTGTTTCACGGAAGATGGTAGGTGTAAATCCTTTATATAGATGTCGAGGATTAAACAGTGATTTAAAATTCCTTTCATTGTTCTGATAACTAATTTTAATCCTATCGATAGGAGTTACTACAACAGTACTCATAAACCCGCCAATAAGACCACTAGTAAAATTACTAAATCCATATTGTTTAGATTTGTCATAAAAACCAAATACAATACTTTTCTCAAACATAATACCAATTAGAGGTGCTGTTAGACCAGCATATAGACGTTTCATTTTAATTGCATCGCGAATATTTGATACCGTATTAGTTTGAATACGTGTCTTTACTGTATCGAACGGATGCGATAGAATAGTGCCAGTAAATCCACCACACAATCCGTAGATAAAATCGTTACCGTTTAACATATTTATTTTATGAATCGTTTAAAATTAATATCAATTTTTATATATAACAAATAAATTTATCTATTAATGATAAGATGGAATCTAATAATAAAACTGGTATTTTAAATAATGGAATACGTTACATATATAATCATACACAAAATAGTAGTAGTGTTGGAGTATTAATAATAGTTAGATATGGATCGGGCTTTGATAAAAAGTCTGGTCTAGCTCATCTACTTGAACATATATTATTTAAAGGTACTAAAAAACGTCCGCAAACAAGAGAAATTATGGCGGAATTAAATAGTATTGGAAGTGAATATAATGCATATACTAGTAGAACATTTACAGGTTATCATTCTAAATCTGCATATATTCACTTGGAACAGAGTATAGATATTCTTAGTGATTTAGTAGCAAATACTAATTTCTATACAAAAACATTTTCAACTGAATATGAACAAGAAAAAAAGATTGTTGTTGAAGAATTAAAGGCAATTCGAGATAATAATACAAAATATGCACTAGAACTAATAGATAAAAATTTATTCAAAGGTAAGTTATCTAATAATTCCGAGGATGATATATCCACTATATCATCTATTACACTCCAAGATGTTATAGAAACTTATAATAAATATTATGTAGGTAGTAACATCATAGTATCTATTAATGGTAATTTAGGTAAGCATTTAGATAATATAGAGGATCTATTATATAAATATTTAGGTCATATTAAACGGGGAACACGTAATAATTTTATATTTAAAAATGACTATTTTAATAATACACCAATCTTAAATAATGTTATAAATATGCCAAATGCGGTTAAGGCTGTAGTTACATTAACATATCGGGATACTGGATTTGCGAGTAGAACTAAATATTATATGTTAGAACTTTTTAGACTTGTATTTTGTGATTTAACCAGTGGTAGATTATTTCAGGAAATACGAGAAAAAAGAGGACTTGTATATAGTATTAAATCAGTACATTATTCTTATGATTATTTAGGCTATTTATGTATAAGAACAAATACAGATATAAATAATATAGATATATTAGTAAGTGAATTAAAAAGACAAATAGACTTAGTTAAAAGTGATGGATTGCGAAAAGAAGAACTACAAATTGCTAAACAGAATTTTACTAGTAAGTTATTATTAGATCTAGAAGACTCTATGACATTGTCTGAATATAATGCATATGAAACTTTTTATCATAGTACAGATTTTATGTCATATAATAATATTGTAGATTTAGTCAATGATATAAAACTAGATGAAATAAATAAATTTATTAATAAATTATTATCAAATGATGGTATTTTAACAATTATTAAACCATAATCTTTCTTTATAGAAAGATTGATGTTACATAATTCACGTTATATTTAACCATTGAATCATTATAATTATATTTAATCTTTTCTAAATCCATTTTAACAACTTCTAGAGAACTATTGGGTTCTAATAGAAACTTATTATTAGTAAAATCATATAGATCACATGGTTTTAATTCATATTTTGTTATATCTACAAAAAATGTATTATCTTTATCATCATATTTATTAAATAAATCTACTACATCTAGATCATTATCTTTAATAACTTCCATATAATGACAAAAATGTCCACTTTTATTTTCTACAAGTTTTTTTAGATTACCATATTGTTGTATTAGAGTGTTTCGGTTATCAAAAACTAAAATTTTTTCTTTATCATTTATTTTTAATAATACATAATTCATTGTTTTTACATTTATATTATATTTTGTTTCGCTTAAATTCCATGGAACAATATTAGTACCCTCCAGTACAAACACTTGTATTTCTTTAGCCGTTTGTGTATATTTAAATAATTTATCCATAAATGAATATGATTTAACTAGTCCATATAGATATGCAAAAAGCATTAATAAACTATATTTTATTTCTCTATAATAATAATTATACATATTACTTAATTCAGTACACAATGTCATTTTATTTATAAATAATCTATTTAGGTTTAAATTGTATCTATTTATTAAAAACAAAAGTGCTTAAATAGATATATAGATACATTAGTTAGACACTATGCAAGATAATTTTACGCCTATACTATTTCATATTAGAGGATCTAAAGATAATGATTTAACTATATTTCCTAATTTAAGTAGTATTAATTTTTACGATAATTTTAATAATCTAAATAATATTAAATCTAAAATAGATGCTATAGGTGAAAAAGATTGGGATTACTTTAAAAAGAAGTCTAATCCCTTTGAATGTGTAACTACAAATGGTGGTTTAGCTAATTATAATCCAATTTCTAGAGCTTATTTTAAAATGTTAGAAATAGTATATTTATTTAAGGATAAATTTACTACATTTACTGAACCATTTACAACACTTCATCTTGCCGAAGGCCCTGGTGGTTTTATGGAATGTATTAATAATGTATTGTCTGATATGAATATTAAAGATTATAAAATGTATGGTATGACTTTAATGAAGGAAGAAAAATGTGTTCCATCCTGGAAAAAGACTAGTTATTTTTTAGATTATAATAAACATATTAGTGTGTTATGTGGTAAAGATGGTACAGGTGATTTATACAATTTAGAAAATATTTATGATATTATGAATCATATGCCATGTAAGGCTAGTATTATTACAGGTGATGGTGGTTTTGATTTTTCAACCGATTTTAATCAACAAGAAAATATGTCATTTCCATTGTTATATTGTCAATCGCTAGCGGCTCTCCTATGTCAAAAAAAAGGTGGTATATTTGTGTTAAAATTTTTTGATACATATCAAACTAAAACATTGCAATTACTTTATTTATTACATAAATGTTATGGTAGTATTCATTTCGTTAAACCATATACAAGCAGACCAGCAAATTCTGAAAAGTATCTAGTATGTGTAGATTTCTTAGATAATATTTCTAGAGAAGAAATTCACAAGTTACTTTTAGATATTCCTAAAATTGGTTCGGCGACTAATAATAGTTTAGAAATATCTAAGTATAATACTAATGACACTGCTTTTTATGATTCTATTAATGAAATAAATTCAACTACATTTGAAAGACAAAAGAAATTTATTTTATCTACATTAGAACTTAATAGTGATGGTATTTTAGATGAACGGAAAGAAACATTATTTAGAAATCAAATAGCAACATCTAGTGAATGGTGTAAGCGTTATAGCATTAAAATTAACTATCAATCTAAATTTCTAAATAGTTATTCTAAACTTGTTTAATTTTACAATTAATTTAAAATATATTATAATATTTTAAAATAATAAATCATACCGTAGAGTGCCAAAGTTAAGTTCTATATGAGAACTTATTTTGGCATCTAACGCGGCTTCCATAGTGTCCAAAAGTTAAGCCCCCTCTGGGGGGCTTAACTTTGGCACTATACGGTATTAACTATAATTGTAAATTATGGTTATGATCAAAGATTAATATTTACTACTAAAATTAGAGGCCTTAAACATACCAGCTTTTTCAGGTATTTTTTGTGTATTATCAATATATAAATTATTTGGTGTATTTGTATATGAGTACATTTCTGTATTTAGTGGATATGCAAAATATTGTGGTCTATCCATGTCTAGATAATAACTAGCATATTGTCGCCCCATTTGATTGTATTTATCGATATTATATCCTGTTTCTAATACATTATCTTCAAATTCTGTTCTAGTTCTAAAACCATTTATTACATGAATTTCTTTTTTGTTTAACCACTTATATTGTATAGTATATTCTCTACTAATAGTACTTTTTGTATCATATACGGTAAATGATAAACTATGATATTCTGGTTTTTTTTCTAATACAATTGGTAATTTAGTTACTAGAATAAAATGTTCTTTGCTTTTAGATTCAGCATTAAACTGGTTTATAAATTCATTTATAAGATATAGTTCTCTACGAGGTATATTAGTATCAATAGAATATATATGTCTATAAGTATTTTGACAATATTCCCAATCTTTCCATTGCTGAATATTCCACGGATCTAAATGTTTAGCATCCATTTCTCTTATATAACATTCATCTGATTTTGCAATGCGTTCCTTAGTTTGCTTAGGTGTTTCTTTTTTAAAAGCCATTACTATTTATCTATTATATTTTATTTATTATTACTCTACATAAATATCCTTTATTTTTCTTTATAAACAGCACGGTGTATTGGTAATATATCATTAAGACTTGAAACATACATTTCTTTTTTAATTACTTCATGTAAGTAAGGAACATTTTTCTTAATAGTATTTATGTTATCTATAATATCCTTTGTAAATAAATATATCCATTCGTCATTAACATCTTCTCTAGTAATCATCATCATCTTATATTTATAGCAATTTACATAATTTGGATCATATGGTAGATTATTCATTTCGATTGCTTGTTTTCGACGTTTTTTAATTTCTGGATATGCATCTAATTTCATTCTGCCTTTTGACAGATAGAAATATTTATCTAAAATAATATCTGGTTCTAATATTTTATTACTATAGTCATTATTCTTATTGCTAAATAAATCTATAATTGTAGAATTTTTATTTTTACTAATTTCTGTTAAATCTAAATTAGGATAATCGTATTGGGTAAAATATCCATTTATTTGAAGACCTAATTTATTTATACTATCATATTTATTTTTACCTCTGTCTGTAGATCTATATACTTGTGTATAATTAATTTTTGATAATAAATCTAGATCTAATCTATATATATTATTTGTTATGTTAGTAATTTCAATAACTTTTTCAGATAAATCACTTGGTTTATTTATTTGGACATTATCAACTAATAATATTCTATATACATCATAAAAAGTAAATAGTCTTCGTGTATTAAAGTTATCTAAAATTTTATCCTTATTTTTGCTAATTGTTTTTTTAGTTGATATATTAGTTTTCAATATATCTTGTAAGCTATTTGATAAATAAATACCATAATCGGCTTCTGTTGTTATTACTATATCTACTTTTTTAAGAGTTAATAAATTATGTATCGCTTCTCTATTTGATTCGAAAAAAACTATATCTATATTTGTATAGTTTAATAGTTGATTTGTTAATAATAAATTATTAATATTTAACCAGCCTCTCCATATACCAACTTTTAATCTTCTAGATAATTTACTATATATAGTAGCATCTTGCCATGCAGGATAGAATTTTTCAATATTATTTTGTCTTTTTACTATAATCCACAATAAATAAAATAAAAATACTAATATAACAATTAGATACATACTATTATCTTTTTAGAAAATACTTTGTAATATTTATATTATATCTAGTAATTTTGTATTACTAAAATAATATTTATTTTTTATTCTTTAAAACCAATCTTTTCTAAGTGTAACACTGCTTGGACCAGGTTCTTTAATAGCCGATACATCAGCATGACCTCTAAGTTCATCTTCATAATTTAAGCAAGCTGGCCAATCACCAGCCTTACATGTTTTATCAAGTCCCCAACACCATTTTGCAAATGAACCTTGATCATTTGGATATGTTCTAGAGGGCACATGATAAAATTGGCGTTGGCTGTTTTCATTATTAAAAACATCACTAACACCTTGATATAATCTAGCATTAAATTTATTTTCAACTTCTTCTTTAATAGCAGTGTCTTTAATATCATCTATATGATGATTTACATCAAATTTAACAACTTTTTTAGCCTTGTCTAGAAATGTGTTAGGATCATGTACAATTAAATTTGGATTCATAAAAGGATTATTATAGGTTGGACTTAATTTATTAATAGCAACAGAACCGTTAAAACGTTCATTAAATTTTATCTTATCGTCTGGTATTCTATTCCAAATATAATATGTTACACCTAATGCAATTATAGGTATATAAAATACAGAGGTAGAACTTTTATACATAAATAATAATATAGAAAAATAGAACGCACATCTAACACATGCATTTAATTGTTCTACCATATTCATTCCTTTACTAGGATAAAATTTGGTAATAAGTTCTGGGTCATATAAAACGGTAAAATCATTATACCAAAATGGTTCCATCTTCTATTCTATTATTAGAGTTTTATTTTATATAGTACACCCACCTAATATTGATTTTTTATATAATCACCGTATTTAGCAAGTTGATCTTCTGTACATTGATTTCTTAATAAAGCACATTCACTATTTGGATTAAATGTATAATTACCAGTTTTTCTATAAAATCTTCTAGCTCCATCATGTACATTTAGGATTGGATTATCCCCTGTTAATCTACTAGCAGACATTTCTAATTCTGTGAAATTATTAAAATATATATTATGTTTTATAGTATCAAATATATTATCTGTATATACTTTCATAAATTCATATATATAATCATTGTTTAATATATCCAAACCCATAAATAATGTTTTAATTGAAAATGCATCCATTAGCGGACTTGTATCTATTAATAATGATCCCAATCTATTAATAGAATTATATCTTTGAAATATTTTAGGATAATATGATAGATCTAGTTTTTTTTTATTTAGAAATATATATTTATCATAATAATCATTAGATGGTTTGATATCATTTAAATCCAATAAATAAATTTCTTTTTTATTTGAATATTCTAATAATAATTTATTTGGATGACTATTAACAAATGTCATAATATCTGTAGTATTACATAAATTCTCCATATCTATATTTAAATCCAACTTTCTATAAATCATATGTGTTTTATATTTATTAAATAATTCTTGTTCAAATTCACTGCCAATGTTAGATTTATCCGAAATGGCAATTACACTATTATTTATATCAGATGTTCTTATTATTTTATTATAATCAACAGCAATTAATAGATATAAATGATATGCCATAGTTATCATCTGAATTTGTGGAGTTCTTCTAAATGAATCTAATGCAGATTTTTTCTTTTTTAGTTGATTAATCCAATAAATATAATAATCGCGTTCATTTGTAAAAATTAAATCAACATTTCTTCTTTTTAATTCATAAAATGGTTGATATCTATTATTATATTTTATAATTTGGATTGGCATAAAACTACTCATTTTATATACAAATTTATACATAGTATCATAATCTTTATCATACCACACCCCTATCTTAATTTTAAAAGATTGAACTAACCTATTATCGGTAAAACCTTCATTTATTATTTTAGATTGAATTAACCTTAATATAATAAATAATGTAAATAAAATTATTATTAATATAATCATATTAGTATATTAATAATAGAAAATATAATAATTTATTGCATAGTATTTAGTAAAAACATAGTAAATATAAAAAATGGTACATAAACCGTTGTAGAATAAAATACAAATTTATTTGAATACCATTTTTGATTATTTTGTGACATATATATAAAAAATATAACCAAAAGTATTAAATAATAACGAATCATAGAAAATATATCCATTATAAAGTACTATATTAATTAGAGATAATTAATAGATTTATAGTTATTATTTTATGTTTTGCGATTAAAATGATTTTTAATGATTCCAACAATTTTACTTTTTTTATAAAGTTTTATTTGTTCTGACTCACCAGTAGAAATAGTAGATGTTGATGTATTTGAAGAATCACTAGAATATTGTTTATCAAAGTTACATCTAACGAGATAATCTCTATATAATTTTACTATATATAAATTAGCAGGAGAATATGATTTAATATTAGTTTTCCATTTAATAAAATTAATTGCATTTTCCAAATCTAGTATTTCATTTGAATTGTAGTATTTAATTAAAAAACACAATAATATTATAGATGATTTATTACATCCATCTTCACAATATAGTAATACCCCCTTTTTATTTAATAATATCTTGAATATATGTTGAACAGTAGTATCTATTTTATCAATTAATTCATTTTCCGAATATGTAGTAGTATTATTCATAAATTTGATATGATAATTACTAGTACATGTAAATAAAAAAGGTGTTGTTTTTGTAAAATTAAATAGATAATGTATATTGTTTTTTTTTATTAAGTTTTCATCAAAACTAGCAATTTGATCGGATAGATATAAATTATCCAAGATATTATAAAAATTATTAACCGCGAATGTTACTTTTTTATTACATTGTGGTTGAGGTATATATGTATTATTTATTAGTTGTGTATTCATTTAACTAAAAGCTTTAATTGATAAGCAGAAAATAATTTTAAGAATTGAAATAAATTTATAGAAATGAATCAACTAAAAATGAATACAGTATTACTAGATGATGATTTATTTTCGGGCTTTAATACAAAAATTATTACAGATAAATTTCTAGAAATGGGTGAAACAGATGATATTCAAGATATTATTAATGGATTCTTCCAAGATGAAAATGAAAATGATAAACCAATAATTCATAATGCCTATAAACAAGATGATGATCTAGATTCACAGGTATTATGTAAAAAATGTTGTAATGAATTATCTAATATCAATGGCGATGTAATTTGTAAAGAATGTGGTATTTTATATACTAACATTAAACTTATTGATGAATCTGCAGAGTGGCGCTATTATGGCGCAGATGATTCAAAAGGAAATGATCCAACCCGCTGTGGTATGCCAGTCGATCCACTATTACCCAAGTCATCTTTATCTACAGTTATTCGTGGCAAAGCTAATAGTTATATGGGTAAATTACACGCATGGAATTCTATTCCTTATAAAGAACGGTCTTTACGATTGATTTTTGTAGTTATTCAAGATATTTGTAATCGTTTAAATCTACCTAGTGCAGTTACTATGGATGCCAAATCATTATATAAAGTTCTTCATGAAAAATTTAATACTAGGGGGAAAAACAGAAGTGCCCTTGTTGGTGCATGTATTCTGTTTTCTAGTAAAAACAATGGATTTAGTATTACAACTAAATCTATTGCTGATTGTCTTAAAATGTCAGGATCTAATATAACAGAAGGTTGTAAAACATTTGTTAAAATGATGTATCATACAGATTTTCAATATAATATTGAAACCTCTAATATTGATGATTATATTATCCAATGTTGCAAACAACTAGATATGTCTAATAATATGATTACCTTTTGTAAGAAATTTGCTAGACGAGTAGAAAAAATGGAAATCCTACAGGAACATACACCGCCATCTATTGCAATTGGATGTATTTATCTAATATGTCAATCTTTAGATCTACCGATCTCTAAAAAGAAAATTCATGAATTATGCAATATTAGTGAAGTAACTATTACAAAAACATTTAAAAAAATAGAACCTTACCAAAATAAAATTCTATTTGATCTATGATTATATCATCTCTAATTCTTTCATTAAGTCTTTATTCATAATTATTTCATTTTTTTTAATATGTTTTTTACTTAATTTTTTAATACGGTCTTTAACATCCTTATAATAACTAGCTATACTTTGTAATTGGGCTAAATCATCAATATCTAAATATTCTAGTTTATATTGTTTTTTATTATTTATATTTGATAATTCTAATGTAGAACTGCTATATTCATCAATATAACCACCTTTTATACCTAGGAATGAATCATATTCATCTTTAGTTAATGATTTAATTGTTAAAATAGATGTAGGATAATATTTATATGTTTCAGATAAATATAAATGTATTTTTCTTTCTAATATATCTAATTCTTTATTTATTTCTAGAATTCTTTCTTTATTATTATTTGTTTGTGTTAATATTATTCTATATTCTTCTATAAATTGTTTTCTATTTCGTGAATCAATGGGTGATGCATAAAATTTCTTTGAATGTTCTTGACGTCTTTGATATAAATCTTTATTTAAATTAATAAGAGCATTCTTTTCGTCATATAATGATTTTATTTGGGCAGACCAATTGTTTTTTACTTTATCTTTTTTCTGATCCAAATCTGTTTTAATATCTGTGTATTTTTTAATATTAGCTCTTATATTTGCCTTAAAATCGATATCATCCATATCAAAATTAGTCTTTTGGGTAAGTACTAATTCGTATAAATATTTATATTTATAATGATTAGCCTTTTTATAATCTTCTGTAAATACTTCTAATTCTGGATTAATATGTCTAGAAACTTTATATATTTCCATAGTTTTATAATAATTTCCACTGCGTAACATAAATGTATATTTAGTTTCTGACTCCTTTTTTAAATCAACATTAAAGTTTGCAAATGGAATAAATTTTTGTAAATCATATTTAATTATTTTTGTGTTATTTGGTATAGTTTTAAGCTTATTGCTATTTAAATGTTCTAGAACATATGGTAAAGATTGTTGTTCGAGTTTATATTCTAGAAGGGGGATATCTAGAGGAGATGTTTTACTAACAGTAGAACTTGATTTGCCTATAGAACTCATTATAGTATCTAATACTATATTTGATTTTATTTTATTACTTTTTTATTTATTTATATAATTAGATTAGTAATTTTATAAATAAATAGTAAATTACTAAATTGATTTTAATACTATTAGTATTAATAATAACTAGAAAGAATGAGTATATCTATAAAGAGTCTAAATAATACTAAAAATTTTAAACTATACTGGATATTTATTTATTCGTATAAAAATGAATTAACCAAGACATCGTTACCAATTGATAAAATTCTTTTGTTTCCATTAAGTCTATACACACCTTTTAAGAATAGAGCACTTCCCACACTTATAGTTTCAGAATCACTAGATTTAGAGTCCGACAATGATTTAGAGTTTGTACTAAATAAATTCAATCTTAAAAATGTAAATTCTATATCAGAAATGGTAATAACGGAAAACACAAATATATTAGCTATTGAAGTAGATGATACAAAAAAGATTAAGGGATATGAAAAACATTTAGATATATTTTTTTATACTTGTAATGCCTCCCCAGAAAAATATATAAGTGTTGATAATGAAACTAATATAAAACATGTTCCTAAAAATAAACATCTTTTACGAAAGCTAAAAATTAACATTGGTAGTAATTTAATTGTTAATACAAATGTTACATTATATAATGTTTTTAAATTTATATTTAAAGACTATTTTAATAGTCTTTTAAGTAAAACTAAAACAATTGTTGAAATGTCTAGTTTTTTAGAACAAAGAATAAAGGATAGAAAAGCAGAAGATATAGATGCAGATGAAGATGCAGATGGTTATGATACAGATGATAGTCAATTATCATATTATTCATATAATTTAAAACACAATATTAAAGATATATAAGTTATTCACTATTAGAATCTGTAATTAAACAAACTGATTCTTTACTTTGTTTAGAATCAACTTCTCCACTTTGATATACATTACTATATAGTTCATCTAGTTGTTCATCTGTAAGACAAACCGATTTTGATTCGTCTTCTAATTGTTCAAACTGATCAAAAATAATTTTACAAGATTCTTTCTTAGTTGTTTTCTTTACAGTGGGTTTCGTAATAGTTGTTTTATCCTTTTCTTTTTTAATATATTTTTCTGGATGTTTTCTAGCATTTAAAACTTCCATCCAAAAACTACGGATCTTAGGAAATACACTATGAAACCATTCACTATCACGTTTTACATCAACACAAGAATACTTTTCAAGTTCAAAATATGTTAATTTTTGATCTCGATGTTCATCACACCATTTTTTAATATCTGAAATTTTCTTAGGCAACGGAAACAAATATGTATATTTATGTGCAGCTTCATCTAAGGAAATAACACCCTTTTCATTTTCATTTTTATCAATATGTGCAAGAAAATCATCTTCTAGTGCATATTCACTGAATTTACATTCTAGAAAATGACACAAATCTAGATTACAACATTCCATTTGAACTTGCATTTGAACCCAATAATATCGAGGAGGTATTCCAGTAATTTCTCTACTAGTAGGACACTTGATTTCTAACATAATACCATCGTCACGAATACCATCTGGACTTGCCCCTAGAAACGAAACTGGTTGTAAAAATTCTTGTTGGGGTTGAAAATTACTATAATGCGGTAATAGACCAAATTCATTGATTTTTACTCCATTACGAAGTTCATAAATCTGACATGCCATAGGTTCATATTTAACACCCCATTCGGTAGAAAAATTACCCGTAAATACATCATTTGATAAACCAGCTTTTTTAAGTAAAACCTTTTTTTCATTACCATAAGGACATTCTCCTACAACCGCCGCGATATCACTTGCGGTAATCATATTCATACGCATAGCATACCAATCCGGTGTTCTTTGTGCAGGTTGATAAACCATTTTAAGAAATTTAACCTGTAGTTTTAGTGATTTATATTTTTGATAATTATCATAAATCTCTTCAGCTTCTAGATATTCTACTTCTTCGCCACCGCGTTCTAATTCTAGTGCAGTTTTTAAATGATATAATACATCATCTGCATATAATTCATCCTGTTCAAGCTCTTCAATATGCTTGTACCATTCTATTTCGGATTCCATCTATTGTATTTATTCTATTTAATTAATGGATTCTTTAAGTCTTTCTTCAATTTCCCGAAGAGAATCTGTTAATCTTGCATCTCAAAATACCATAACGTAGGGTATTTTTGAGCAAATAACATCACATAATTGTGAATTATGGTAAATTAACTTTGGTACAATACGGTAATTTGGTATGCCTTAAATTCGGCACTCCACGGTATAACAAAGATCAACTAGTAAAATATTAAAAGATATACTTATGTTATTCAATATCTTTTTCATTGGTTTTAAATCTGTTTTCTAGTTCTTTTTCATACTCATCAATATTTCCATGATATTCAAATGGTTTTTGAACACGTTTTAGATTGTTTTTTTTTGATTCTTCCTTAAATCTATTAATTTTTTTCATCATTAATGGTGGTAATTCTTTAGCTTTAGGTTTAATGCTTATTTTATGTTCTTTTAGTGGTTGAACTATATCGTTAATAACAAGTTTTGTACTTTTATCCTCTGATAAAAGTAGTTGAAGATCTCTTTTAAAATTATTACGAATAATATCTATGCGGGATTCCATTTCTATGTTATATACTAAATAAATTGTTAAATCAATTTATTATGAATAATAAATGAGAATAATATGATTTAAAAAAAGTATATGTAATAAATAGATATGTCTAGATATACCAAATTTCCCCAAGGTTTAGAACAAAATTTACCATTACCACCATCAATTAAAAATGATATTGTATTTACCCCAAATCATGAAAACTTACATGCTAATAGTTCAAAACAACCATTTGCTCTTGTAGTTGATAGTAGAGACAGAAATATGGAATTATATCCAAATCCTAATAATTATGTAATACAAATTCCTAGATATAAAGATGTATTAAGTGTTGAAATAACTGGTGCTGATATACCACATAGTGGTTATAATATAGATAATAGTAATAATGTTATATATATTGCATTAAATCAACAAATGTTTATACAATATTATAATGGTGCTAGAGTTGCTGGAACAAGTTATATACAAGTAACAATCCCACCTGGTTATTATGAGGCTAGTGATTTAGTTAGTCAAAATCAAAAAGGTTTAGTTGATATCAATGATCCAGCCAAAGGTATATTATCATACCAAAGTTATTATAATTATGATGGATCTACAAATTATATTGGTAATACAGGTATATTAGCAACAGCATTTAAATTAGCACTAAAGAATTCACCATATGATAGTGATGATATATATTTTTATACCGTATTAGATATCAAAACATTAAAATATACTATAATATCTACACTCGAATTTGCTATTTTAAACAGAGATACTGATACAAATTTTAATAATGGACAAATTGCCAATTTTTTTATAAATCAAACATCGGCACAGGCAGGTGATAGTTATTTAGGAGCGAATAATAATAAATTTAATGTAATGCCCGGATCTTCTTATAATATATTAGGTTTTGACATTAAAAACTATTTTCCTGTTGGCAATACATATACCTATGAACCAATACCATATTCATATAATAATATAACAGGAAATGCTTTAATAGATGGTGCATTTGATAGAAATAATCCAAATTATGTACAAATATCAAAGGGTGAAAACTATTATTGGCCTCCACCTTATCCTGTGACATATAATACGCCATATAATCCTACAGATCCATGTGATGCATATCAAACAGGACTTCCGGAAACAGGTGTTTCTATTTTACAAACTGGTAATCGTGTTATCGCATATTCGTTACCTAATAGAATGAATATGACAGGTGAAAAATATATAATATTAGATATACCAGAATTAAATTATCGTGATATAACTAATGTTATAAATAATCAGTTTTATTGCAGAATATTATTAGATACACCTTTAAATGTTACACCACTATCAGTATATTATAATCAAAATAATTTTTATCCTACATCATTGGCCGTAGTTAATACAGTAAAGGCTATAAAAGGCGCTGACATAGGTAATAACAGGGGTATAAAATATTTTGCACCAAGTTTAGGTGTATTATCTAAACTTACAATACGTTGGCTTAAGTATAATGGAACACCCTATGATTTCCAAGGACAAGATCATTCTATTGGTTTTGAGATATTAACAATTAAACAAACGGGTGATTATTTTAATTAATATTATAATAAACATCTAGAACGATAATAATAATTATATGATGAATTATTCCATGGAAAATTTCTTTTGGGGATATAAGGATAACAACGTAAGTCATTACCACCCCAACGTTTAGGTGGGCTAGAATAAAATGGCAAATGGCGTTCTATTATATCATTATTTAATAGATAAATTATAAAATATATAGATATAAAAAATAAAAATAATATAAGTAATATATTCATTTATTTATACTAATATAATTAATAGAGTAAAAATATTATCTGATAATAATATAGATAAAATGAACACGCCAAAGTTAAATATTGAATATTCTTTTAGTATCCAACAATTAATCATCAAGGCCATTAAATATATTATTGAAGGTCTTGCCGTTGCTATTGCCGCCTATTACATCCCCAGAAACAAACTAAACGTTGAAGATATTGTTATTATCGGTGTAACTGCGGCTGCCATTTTTGCCATACTTGATATTTACTCGCCTTCAACTGGTGAAGCCGTTCGTTTTGGTGCTGGTTTTGGTATTGGTGCTAACCAAGTTGGCTTTAAACCATTTTAAATTATAAATAATATAATAAATATATAGAATTATTAATCTATAAATTTATTGAATCTCTAAGTGTTTTCTAAAAATATCATGTTCTTTGATATTTTTTACTGGATGATATAAATGATTTTTATTTATTTCATTTACTGTCCATATGTTTTTATATGTTATAGTTTCTGCTAGTTCTTCAATAACTAATATAGTTAAATTATTATGATCACATATTGTATTAAAAAGTGCCTCATCTAAAAATAAAGTTTTATACATTTTAGCATAATTATGAATACATTGTAATAGCTTAGGTGAAATTCTACAAGCACAAATCATACTACATGACCAAGGAAATGGTAATTTAATATCATTTTTAATATTTTTCCAATGCCAATTACTCATTTGTTTTACAGTATTAATCATGGTATTTGAACTAGTTAATAAATCACCATCTGGGTATTTTATATCAATATCTTGAATAATATTTAATGTTGGAATAAAAACGTCTTCTTCAATTAACCATAAATTTTTAAATTCTTTTTTAACCATTGCAAAATAATATAATGCCTTATCTCGAGCGCAAGCTTTATTTTTAAAGTAAAACACTGTATTTTTAAATCCATAAAATTCACACATAATATTATTTATTTGAATAATTGGTATTTTAGAATCATATTCTGGTATTTTATAATCATTTCTATCAATACATATATATACATCATAATTATCATCTTGTAATTTTGTAGCAAAATCATAAAATTCTTTTGTTGGGGTTACTGTTAAAAAACATATAATATTTTTCATTATAATATTTATATAGATAATATTAAATGTAATTAAGTATATTACAAAGTTTAAAACTTTACGGTACCGTGGAGTGCCAAAGTTAAGCCCCCTCTGGGGGGCTAACTTTTGGCATCTAACGCGTGTTCCATAGTGTCCAAAAGTTTGAAGACCCCCCTTAAGGGAAAGTCTTAACTTTGGCACTATACGGTAGCATATTATATTCACATTGCCGGATTAGATACATATGGTCCAATAGCATCTTCTAATGGCACTGGAAATATTTTATTTATTGCACTAGGGCGTCTATATTTTCTTTCTATTTCGCCATTAATTACACGTAATTGTGGTATTGATGTAGGTGGCGAGAAATCACTATAATCAGCATAATTATACCCAACTTGATTACCGGTTGTAGATGAATTAATTGGTGATACTATTTGTTCTAAATCACCTAATTTATCATACATTTCGGCAAAATATTTTTGAGATGTAAGTGGTGGTCTTAATCCACCTGTAGGTATATCACGAAGTGCTATGGGTTCTCCTCTTAAAGATTTTCGTAAATTAATAAGGTGTTCATCAGATAATAAATAATAATCTTTCTTATATAAACCTAGCCAATTTTTGTAGTCTTGTATAGTAAAATTATCATAATTACTTAGATTTTTAAATATTGTTTTTTCTTTTTTTGTCATATCTTTTGTATCTTTATAATGTGTTGGACCATATTGACATAATATACCAGATCCAACTTCGCATCTACATTGTTTATTTGATTTACATGTATTTTTACCATCTCCATAAAAAATATTACATTCGCTATCATTTTTGCATCCAACTATAGTTTCTGATGATTCCTTTTTAGACGATATAGATGTATTATCATCACTAACTGATTTTTCTTTATTTAATTCACTTGATTCTGTACATTTAGATAATTTTTCCTTTAGTTCAGTTATTTCTTTTTTAAGATTTCCTAGTTCAAGATCTATTTTTGATGCTTCTCTATATTCTGTTAAAAATTTTTGTTTTCTTTGTTTATCTATTTCACCAATTTGCTTTTTTATTCTGTCTTGTTCAGCCATATTACGTGCATAATTTTTTTCTTTAGGCGAATTATCATTTTGTTGATGAGTCGGTTTTAATATAATTGGATTATTGCTAGGTGGAGGAATATTTGGTTTGTGCATATCAACAAAATGTTCATTGTCTTTTGGTTTTATACAAAGTTTGAAAATTATAATAAATATAAAATAGGGTATGCAAATATAGAATATAATTCTATATGGACTTTTATTTATAATATCTAATAAACCCATAGATTGCTTACACTAATATAAGAAAATAAAAGTATTCTATATAAATTATTTAAAGAGTCTATGTTTAGTAATTTCTACATCGGATTGGTTTAATTTACTGTTTATATTAGTTATTTCACTAAATAATCTATTAAATGCGTATAAAAATAAACCAGTTGCGAGTGTTCCTAAATAAATCCAAAAACTCTTAATACCATTCACTGAAATATATATTAGTTCTAATAGATATAAACATGGTGGTGTTCCTGTTGCAAATCCACTGCAATAATTATAGTATATATAACTTAAAATAAGATGGGCATTATATAGCCCAATTATAGACAGTAGCGTAATTCCAAAAAATGTTAAAGATCGCCACATATTTAGTTTAATTAACGCATTTATATCAATATTCAATTTATAAAAATGCGTTAATTAAATTTAAAGATTATATACCTATTATTAATTATAGATATGCCACTCACGGAAGATTATTTAGAAACAGATCCCCCAATCCCTGGTCAGAACTACGTATGTGTTAGTTTTGTATCTCCCGAAAATGTTATTCGTAAAAAGACTATATTTGAAGCACAAAGATTTGTAAAAAGTCTTTTAGAGCGCACAAAGACTGAAGATGAAAACGAACGTCTTACACCTGAACAAGTTCTAGAAAAACTTACGATGGATGGATATCTAGATTATTCGGTAGCACATGAAGAAGAAAATAACAAATTATTTAATGATGCAAATGAGTGTGTTACGAGTATTCGTGGTGTAAAGATTCGTGGCGTTTTTGAATCTCTTAAGGAAGCTCAGCGTAAAGCTAAGGTTCTTCAAACACGTGATCCTACTTTTCATATTTATGTTGGTCAAGTAGGTTATTGGCTACCTTGGGATCCCAATCCTGATAATGTTGCTAACCAAGAATATGCTGAACAGGCGCTTAATGAACTTGTTCATAAGTATAAGGAGAATCAACAAGCAAAGGATGAAATTTGGGATAAAGATATTAAAAAGCGTATTGCAAAGACCAAAGAAGAAGGACAACTTGGTGCACTTGAAGCTGCCGCAGCTAACCCAAGTATTCAAGAAATTACTGAAAATGAAGTAAGTGTTGTTGATGGTCATGAACTAAAACCCGAACAATCTGATAATATGGTTAAAAGCATTTTTGAAGGCGAGGATGTTTTCCTTGCGCGCAAAAATGCCGCCTAAATATATAAACCATAAAGAATTCATTTATTTATTTAATAAATACATGAATTATAGTTAATCTTGCTTACCATATAGTGCCAAAGTTAGAGAAGCTAAACTTTTGGACACTCTACAGTACAGTATTTTTTGTTAAGCTGGTTACTGTGGAGTGCCATAGTGTTCAAAGTTTGAAGACCACCCCCTTAAGGGGGGTCTTAACTTTGGCACTATACGGTATAGTTAAACTTAATTACATAAAATCATCATCTGCATCAGCATATACACCACGCTTATTTTGAAAGGGTTGAATTGGTGCGTCTTCTTCACTTTCCTCTTCTTCATCTGAAGATTTAGATTTGGATTTAGATTTAGAAGTTAATTCTTGATTTATATATTTTTTATTGTTTCCATATTCGTCATTATCGTTATCGTCATCTTCATCTTCATCTTCATCTTCATCTTCAATATTAGATGATTCAGATACTTCATTTTTTAATTCTTCGAATGTTTTTTCTTCTTCTTCATCTTCAGAAATTTCTGGTAAATCTTTAAGTGTAACTTGTGCTATTACATTAGTATTAAAACTAATTTGTTCAGTATCATTCTCTTTAGATTTTTTACTAGTCCCTTTATCGAGTGTAAGATTAAAAGGATTATTAGTATTCAAATAGTAAATTTTCTTACGTTTTAATTGATCTATTTCATTTGCCATATATTTAATAACAATATCGCATCGTTCTTTAGAACCTGTTTTACTTTTTTCAAAATCACGAAGTGTTACTAATACCACATCACCCGGTGTAATAAATGTATTTTTATATAAACTACCGCGAATTACACCAATTCGCTCATTATTATCATTACAATGAACTAAAAATTTACAATCGCCTAATGGCGATATAACTAATCCATATAAAGAGTTAATCTCGTCGGCATATTCAATAATACGTTTTTTATCTCCAGTTGAACGTTTTCCTTTTTTGTGGCCCTTGCCACCAGTCATATTGCGCACCATGATTGGTTTTGTTGTGTTATATATACTACAATTTCAATTTTCTTTAAGTTGATTATATATATTATAATTGTTACCGTATAGTGCCAAAGTTAGCGAAGCTTAACTTTTGGACACTATGGAACACGCGTTAGATGCCAAAATAAGTTCTCATAGAGAACTTAACTTTGGCACTCCACGGTATAATATAAATATTTAGTTTGATATTGGTGTCAGTATTTATTTAGCGGCAACCTTTTGAACGAAGTTCTTGAACATCATTAGGGCAACAAAACCACCGGCGAGTTGCGAAACAACATAGAAGAGAAAGTCTTCAAGTGGAAGAACGTTATTCATGTGCATCATAAAAGATACGGCAGGGTTGAAGTGACCACCCGAAATAGAACCACCGAAGAAGATAACCGAAGCTAAGGCAATAGCAATAGGGAGGGCTTGGCCTTGGCTAAGAATTACGCTAAGGAAAATAAATGTTCCTAAGAATTCAACAATATATTTAATCATTTGTTTATATCTTAAAATTAGATTTTTTTTATAACTAAATATATTTAAATGTTAAATACTATATTTGTATTATCATATGAATGAATTAACTAAAGAAGAAAAAGAATTTATTAAATTATATAAAAATTATAGTAAATTTATTAAAGATCCAGAATTTAAACTATTTGATTCTAAATGGATGCAAGATGGCACTAAAGAAAAAATGTGGATTAACATTTATAATAAATTACAAATAGAAAATCATATAGAATCATTAGTATTTAAACCAGTCTTTAATGAAGAATCCGTTATTACAGAAATGGATAACTTTATTGCACTTACTTAGATTATCTACAGATATTGGTTCTAAAGAATCTACTCCATCTTTCCTTTGTAACAAGATCATCTGGCATTTCTTTATTTATAATTTTTTCAAATGAATTATTGAGTCTGTCCGCAATAAACTTAATACAATAAACCCCGCATTCTGAATTTTTAAATTGGTGTCTAATTGTATTTTTTTTAACCTTTAGTTCTATTCCTAAATCCTTAGCCTGATCAACTAATTTACTAAAAAAATCATTTATTTCTTTAGGATATGTACCACCACTACCGTATGAATCAAAGAAATTGAGTTCATTGCTTTCTAAATCTATAAAACCACAAATCCAATGTTGTCCTCCTTTATAACTAGGATCCGTATTAAATATAACACCAATTTTAGTTTTCTTTTTATCTAGTGAATCTTTAATAGTAAAACTATTAATCTTTTTATCACTTAAATTAGCAAAATCAATAGGTACTGCGCCTAAATAATCAAAATGTTCGATATTATTCATAAACTGTATCATTACTTCATCTATTTCTAAATTACTTAGCCAGGTATTCATACAATTATTATTTGGCGCATAATCAGAATTACACTTTAACCATTCTTCTGGTAATTTTGGTTTAAACGCAACCTTTTCTATTTGTCCTAGTTTTAATGTTTCAACCCAACATATTTCATCTAGACAATTATATTTAGATTTCATATATGAACTAATATCTTTCCAAAGTTCTACTTTATCTTTGTGTCTAATGAAATTTAAATTACGCCCCTCTTTTTTTTCTATTTCTTCTGCAATAATTAATAACTCAAACTTATTATAGCATGTAATTTTATTATCTCTACCATGCGCACAATAATTGCGTTCTTTACTACAATACATTGATACTAATATATTATTATATTAAAAATATTTAAAAACAAAATTGATGTTTTTAAATATTTTATAAACATTACAATTATGACTTCCTCTATTATTCTTGATGAATTTTGTGCCCAAAATATTATATTTGGGTCATCTAAACTTACACCTAATGGCGGAAAGAGTATTCCACTTACATATAAACAAAATGATGAAATTATTAATTTAGTTTTTCAAACCCCACGTATGCTTAGTTTCGGAATTAACAAATGGCAAGATCCTAAGAATTCTTCTGCCGATCCAGTATATACAATTACAATGTCATTTGTAGGCATGGATCAAAATCAAAAACTACAAGATTTCTATAAAGCTATTGCTTCTATTGATGTATGGGCACTAGAAGCTGTTAGTAAAAATTCTTGGGACTGGCTTAGTCGTAAAAATCTACCACAAGAAACAATTAAATCTATTTATAATCCGTGTATTAAAGTACCAGTAGATGGAAATAATGGTAAGCCACATAACATGAAGATTAAAATTAAGGCTAAAGATTCTGGATTTCAAACCGTCTTTTTTGATAAGGACAAAAATATTATTCTTGGGGAAAATATTCAAACGGTGTTTAATATGGGATCACATGTACGTGCTATGATCCAATGTACAGGTTTTTGGACTATTGCCGGTAAGTTTGGCCTTAGTTGGAAAATTTTGCAAATGATTGTAGAACCACGCATCATTAAAACATTTACAGAATATGCATTCGAAGATGATGAATAAATAAACCTATAATATACTATATTTTATTTTAACTATACCATGGACTGCTAAAGTTAAGACACCTGTCTCATGGCTTTCATACTGTCGATATTTATGGTAATGTTATTATAATTAACTTTGTTACTATAAAATTACTTTTATTGGTATAATATTTTTAATTTCCACACTAAACTAGTGCGGAACTAACATATAACGGGGAAAATTGAAACCGCTTAAAGATAATACTATACACTATTAAAAGCCCCCTACAAAGCAAACAAAGCAAAACCAAACATGTCGTCTATCCTTAAGATCAACCATTTTGAACAAAACAACCTTTCTACTACCACGCCTAAGCCCCTTGGTAACATGGGCGCTAAGGTAGTTAGTCTTAACTATAAGTTTCCCGAAGGCCAAGCACCTATTACACTCCAAACGCCTTGGATGCGTAGCTATGGTATTAACAAGTGGGTTGATCCTGCTAATGAATCAGCGCCCCCTAAGCTCTCGGTAACCCTTTCCTTCCTAGGTCACGAGACGGATGAAAAGATTACGGAGTTTAAAGGCTTTCTAGAAGCCCTAGACGAATGGGCTATTGACCTTGCTCACAAGAACTCTTGGGAGTGGCTAAAGTCCAAGAGTGTGCCTCGTGATACGGTAGCCTTTAACTACACTCGTAGTCTTAAGATCCCTGTTGATAAGGAAACTGGCGAGCCTAATGGTAAGCCAGCTAACATGAAGCTCAAGCTTAGCCAAACAGATGCGACAGGCTATAGTGCATCCTTCTTTACTAAGGAGAAGTCGGCTCTCTCCACGGAAGAAGTAGAAACCTATTTTACTATGGGTTCTAAGGTCCGTGGTCTTATCCAATGTACTGGGTTCTGGATTGCGGCTGGTAAGTTTGGCCTTAGCTGGAAGCTTAAGCAAATGGTAATTGAACCTTCGAGTAAGATTGGTAAGGAATATGCCTTCGATGATGAAGAGGCGGTCGAAGATGATGAAGCATCTAAGAAGGCTATTACTGCCCCTCCAGTTCCTAAGCAACCAGTGCTTCAAGTTACGGACAGTGATCATGAAGAGGATGTTGCTGAAGAACCTGCTGTTGAAGCTGAACCGGCTCAAGTTAAGAAGGTTGTTCGTAAGGTTATCGCTAAGAAATAAAATAATATATAGAAATAAAATAATATATAGAAATAAATTAATAAACTACTTTGTAACCTAAAATATGCTTTGTAATATATAGTTATATATAATAACTATAAACTACAATTATACTAAACAATAACGGGGAAAATTGATTCCGCTTATAAAAAATCTATACACATCCCTACAAAGCAAACTAAGCAAAACCAAACATGTCGTCCATCCTTAAGATCAACCATTTTGAACAAAACAACCTTTCTACTACCACGCCTAAGCCCCTTGGTAACATGGGCGCTAAGGTTGTTAGTCTTAACTATAAGTTCCCCGAAGGCCAAGCACCTATTACACTCCAAACGCCTTGGATGCGTAGCTATGGTATTAACAAGTGGGTTGATCCTGCTAATGAATCAGCGCCCCCTAAGCTCTCGGTAACCCTTTCATTCCTAGGCCACGAGACGGATGAAAAGATTACGGAGTTTAAAGGCTTTCTAGAAGCCCTAGACGAATGGGCTATTGACCTTGCTCA